TTTCTTTCAAGAGCCGTGCGGCACAAAGTCGAAGAAGGGCGAATTTAACCTACACCCGGGTATCCTACCGAAAGCCGTGGCATTCTTCCAGGCAACGTAGTTAAAGCTAAGCTGGTCTCTCAAACTGTGGTGATCCAGCATGTACCACCACAGACGATCAAATCTGACTGAACTCGGTGTGTGTCGGCGAACAACACAAGCGGTCTCCACGAGCCCGTTGGACGCCGGGTAGCCTTCCGTGTGATAAAACTCAATCTGTTTTCGCATCAAAACCGGGTTGTCTTTTCGGTAGTCAATGCAAGCTTGCAACTCCTGGTAGATGCAGTTCCGCTGCGGGTGCTTGAAAGAAAAGATGTCAACCTGCGGCGTTTTTTGCACTGTGGCTGCCAGCAGTCGTTCAACAAACCTCTCGACCTTTATTCGCTGCGATGCATCAATCCAGATCGAAATGTCGCCCTGCTCCGTGAAGGTCTCCGGGTTAAGCTTGTGCCATCGAGCCGTCCGCCTGCCGCAGAAGCGATGTTGCCAGATAAGCGGTCTGACTTCCCATTCGACGCCTTTTGCAGTCGTCAGCTTTCCCGCTGAACCACGTTGCTTATCCGAAAACAGAACGTATTTTACGCCGTTTTCAGGAACATTACTTGAAGCCAAAAACGTGTTTTCAAGTTTGTCGTAACCACCGGTCACGCAACTGTAAACAACTACGTTAGTCATTTTGTCTGAACCACTGACCTTTCTTGTACTTGTCGCCGCGAGTCACGGCCCTGTAGTGGAAGATAAAACTGCTCAAACTGATGGCCGATTTCATCCCCAGTTTCGCCCATCGGGCTTGCAGCTCGTCTTCGTTGAGCGTTGTAAACGGAGTTGGATTTTTCTTACCCGCCGCGTTGAAGAAATTAGCTGGACGGTAAAAATGATTTGCGTCGTACTTACCTGCATTCCAGGCAGCCATTGAAGCAAACTGAAAAAAACCGTTGATTTTACTTACCACAAAGTTACCCGTGTAGCGCTCCAGCAATCTTTTCGCGTATCCGTCTAAGGTTTCTTGGTCGTCCGTCAACTTGTAGGGTTTAATGTACCTAGAAATCTCTTGCTGGCCTTTTGCCGTTATCCCGGGAGCGTTTGAAAGCGGTCCCACCAGTGAAAAGGAGATGGCGGCTAACTGCACCATGCCTTCGTACCACTTAGGTGTAAAAACAACATCATTGTTTCCAGCAATTGCATAGTCTGCCCTCTGCTCCATGCAAATTGAAAGCCCTTTATTCCAACTGCGAGTCAGGCCCAACTGCGAATCAAAGCGTTCGATGACTATTTGGTTTTCCGTCGGTGCCAACGCCTTTAAACGACGAGCGTAAGCATTGTCGAAGCCGATTGACCCATCGTCGACGACAACCGCTAGCCCGCCCGGAGTTGTACGAAAAAACGAGACTAGCGACTTTTCCGTGTAACGGTGCAGCTCTTTTGCCTTGTATGTTGGGCAGACAAAGCCTATCCGCATCACATTTGCCCCTGTGCCATTTGTTGCTGCAACATAGCCCCGCCCTGGTTCCTAATTTGTTGCCGATGCTCGTCCATCTTAGCCCGTACCCGGCTGTGCAATATCGGGTTGAACTGTTTCAGCTTTCTAAGCTCCGAGTCCTTGACACCCTCTGGCAGTCCTAGAAGCTCTTGTGCCAGCTGCGATGCTGCCGCCTCCAGGTCGTTAGGCGTAATCGCCGCATTCGGACTCATGCTTTGCACGTAAGCCGTGACCGGAGTCTGTCCCGCACCCATAGCCGACTGTGCGTCAGGACCAGCAGGGTTTGCACCCTGTTGCCCACCGCCGGCTGCTCCGCCCGGAGCCGCTGCACCTGGCTGCCCGCCTTGTGTTGCCGGGTTTATGCCCTTGGAGATCTCTGCGGCAAATCCAGCCTGCTCCATCTCTTCTTGCATGCGAGCCTGCATCTCTTGCTGCCGCCTTGCCTCGTCCGCCAAACGTCGTTGTTCTGTTTCCCAGTCGAAACCAACTGCGGCTAGGCCAGACTGGCCCGACAACTGTTGTGCCATCATCAGCTGCAACGCAGCCATTTGCTTCTGCATGTCGTCCGAAATAGTAACCGGTTTAAGCTTGCATTCGGCCTTCTGCCAACTCATTATGCGTGCGACCGTATTCATGATCCACTGAACAAGGTTGTTGGCGTCGGTCACCAATGCACGGTGCTGGCTCTCGAACAAACGCAAACCAACAGGTGCAGCTTGCACACTCAGCGTACCTTGGTAGAAGTCAACCGGAACGCCGGACTCGTTGAGAAGCGAGTCGTACGCTTGCGTAATCATTTCCGTAGGAGCCAGCTGGCTTGCTTCGCCGCCGAGTATCTGATACTTAACGGGAAAAGGCAGCATGTTCCACCCTGACGGGTCTCGTCGACGTCGATTGATCATGTTGCGAATCTGCGACCGGAAGTCGCCCATGTTATAAGACGACATCGGGTCGTTCATTGCAAAACCACCGGCACCGCCGCCTCCAGAACGAACCTCGGGCGTTATCAATCGGAAGGGTATGATGTAATCCAGTGCAATTGCTTCGTTGTACCGTCGAAGAACCTGCAGATTCCATATTTGTCTGTAATTTATGAGGCTGCGAGGTAAACCCCATCCCATCGCTCGAATACCGGCCAAAGTAGGCTCTTTCATGTGGTAAATGGCGTCAGGGTGAAAGCGGAAAAGCTTGTCCGTGCGGATAGCTTCAAGTACGGCCTTGGGCGAGCGTTCCAGGTGATAAAGATTACCTTCCTTGACCATACGCTTGTAGTATTCCGGAATTCGCCACAGGTACGCTGTCTCGTTGGTATACGGGTCGTGCAGAATCTCGATTTCGTGCGGGTTCCACGTCTTGAGGATGAGGTGCTCCGACTCTTCCTTGGGCTTGTCCACCACCACCCAGGGCCCACGCCAACCCGTTTTAGGGCAAGTCGCCACGAAGTTAAAAGACGCATCAAACTGAAAATCAAAGTTTTCGTAAACGACTCGCAGCGGATACATGTTACCCGCCTTACAACTGCTACAAGGACATTTCAAGTGCCTGCGAAAAGGAACGATAACACTACCGAAAAAATTACCGTAGCAAAGCCTGTCTCGCATGGCCGTCGACAAGAACTGCATCAAATTCAGTTGCTGTCCCAAGTAGTCCTTGTATTTTCTTTTTTCGTCGTCGCCAATATCCTCGCCACCAATCTCGATGTCGCTCAAGAAATACGATACGAGTCGCTCCATAGCGGTGCGGTACGTACCCATTATCTGCCAAACATACTCGGACCACCACAGAGCCGACTTGATCGTGGTCGGCATCTGCGTAGTTGCAATGTCATTAAACGGATCTGCAAAACCGTGTTCACCTTGCGATGCACCAGCCCCGCGACTGAAGAACGGAATGCTTGCGCCTTGGTATGTCATTGCAGATCTCGCTAAAAACTAACTACTTCAATGTTGCCTGTTTAACCGCGTCAGCGGCATCTTTCATAAGGCAACTCTCTTGCTCGTCCGCGGCTTGCTTGTCCGTTGGAAACTGAAAAGTCTGCTGTGCCAGCTTTTCAGTTTGCCTCCGACAACACCCTGGTTTTTCGCACGGCGTGTTTTCGCCGATAGCACCGTTTTTTTCCATCTTGTTTACGCCTTAATCAAAAGTACGAAGTCCAAACAACCAAGCGTCCAACTGAGTCCCAGCGATGCCACGTTATAGGATGAGCCGGTTTCAGCCACTCCGACGCTGATCGTCTGCTCCGGTCCTAAGTTTGGCGGCAAGTACTGCTGACCATACTCGAAACGGGAATCATAAACCAGAACCAGGCACTCCTTCGCGTCAACCACTTGATGATACCTTGCGGACATCGTTCCCAGTTGTGCAAACTCAAAATATACCGTAAACGCGGGCTTGGCCGGAACAGCAGACGCCAAAAACGGGATGCCTAGCGTACTAAAAGCCGCTTTTATAGCTGACGCGTCAATCCCAGGCTGAGGGTGGCTTGGCCGGAAAGCTGCCGCCTCTTCCGCACTGGAAGCCGAAACTGCCACGGCGGGTAAAGGTATGACCGCAGCTTCTGCAGGGAAATCCGACCTGTGCGTCGCATTTGCGACCTCGTTTCGCTTCGTGTCCTCGGCCAGTCGTTGAAAGTAATCCGAACCGCCCAAAGAACTGCTAGATGCCTTTTCAAGTGCCTCCCTGGAAACCTGTCGCATATCAAGCACAATGGAGTTGGCGTCGTCCGGATCTATCACGACGATACCTGGTTTGTTGTGGTCAAAGCCTGACGACCTTCCGTCCATCAGGTCGCCAATACTCGAAGGTATCTCCGTCGCTCCCGGTAACACGCTGCTAGGCTTGTAACTGTTCATTGTCGTTCCTTTACGCTGTCAAATTGTCTTCGTCGTCGCCTTCAAACTTCTTTTGCTCGACTTCCTGGAACGGATCCGTTGTGCCGTCCCGGAAGTACTGCGACTGCATGTAGGCATCCGAACCCATCCAACCGTGCTCCAAGATCTCCATCTTAGTGCCTTCATCTAAATCCGCCACAGCTGACACGTCCAATTCACCGGCTTTAGTCAATTTCACGGCTGTCTGGTTTGGAAGCCGTAAATAGTAATCCGCTGATCCGTCTGCCTTCGGCAACTTAGTCAACACAAGCGGTAACCCGTAGAAAACAGAGACAGCGGTCTCTTTACCTATTCGTGAATGAATCGCCTTAACAAGGTCCGGTAGGTTGTTGTAAGCATAGACCGCCGGGTAATCACCTTCGGGACTTTCGCAAAGACAGTATTTAAGCGAGGGCAATCCGACTTCCTCGGCCTCCTTTGACCCCATCGCAGAAAAAGACTCCGCGACATCCGAAGGCAAAGTCTTTAAAAGCTCTGAATACTCCAAGTCGTATTCGTCGCATACTGCTTTTTTAGCCGCAATGGCCTGCATCATAGCGTCGATTGCAACCAAAATCGGCTTCTTGTCGTTAGGCATGTGATACACCCTCGCTCGCCGGGACATACGACAATCCGACCCGTAACAAACCCCCGGAAATTGTTATGGCGCCGGGTACCGCCACAATCGCATGCGTGCTACGAACCCAGTCGTTTATCTGCTCTTCCAGGTCTTCTATCGAGTCGGCAGCGAACAGCTTCAATTGCAGCACCTGATTAGGAAGCAAGAAAGCCTGTAGGCTGTCTACCGGAAAGGTCTTGTCCGCCTGGTTGCCTGTTGTCATTTACTTGCCTTTAATTCTTAAGTTCGTTTTCTTGTTCTTGACATCCAAAAAATAAGCCTCGTCCTGTATCTCGGACATGACTCGCTTGTACGCCGAAAACGCGGCGTCCGCATCTTTGTGCGACAGCCGGAACAACCTTTGCGCAGCTTTAATGTGCAGATTGTCCGGGGGATACGATACCATGCCGGGCAAAGCTTTCAACGGTTTTTTGCTGTCGAAAGCACACTGCATTTTGTTGGACAAAACTGCGAAAGCACTTATCTCCAAAACGGGAGTTTTCGGTGTGACAACGCGATCCAGGTCAACCGCTAAAGGATCGTAGATTTGCAAACGCTGCAGTGCGTACTGGTACAAAATCGAGTTGTCCAAGTCAAACTGAACTGTCTCAAGTATGCCGTCGACAAGCTTCGAGTACTCATCCACGCGTACTGCCCACAGCAAGTGATTCCAAGACTTGTCTTCCGCTAAAGAGAAACCGGAAAAGATAGGCTTGTCGAATTGGTACCAGAAAACAGACAGGTTGTACTTGTCGACCAGATCGGACAAATTTTTTTCCGTGAATCGACCCCACAAATACAAAGCTGCGGGCGTGTACCACACGTAACCCGGTATGTTCACCAAGCTCCTTGCGTTCTGGAACTGAACGCGATACTTGGGAACCCGAAAGGGCTTGAAAACATAATGCTTATCTTCGTGCAGTTGTATGTCGCTCACGACTAACTTGAAGACTCCGTTTCCGTGATACCTTGAATGTTCGCCGCCGTGAGTAGCAATAGGCTTGAACTGTCCACGCTGACGCCAGGCTGATAGTTCTTAAGCAGCTCTTCGTGTGTAGCGAGTGTGCCTGCCTGCTGCAGCTTAACCTTATTCAAACGCACGTAGGTTTGCACTAGTCGCAAAGCCTCGCTCTCGTCGACACGTATGTGGTTGCAACGCGAGAAAGCCGCGATACCCTGCGGTATGGGACTGTCTAACACAGCGCACGCGTTCACGAGTAGTTGAAAAAAGTCTGTCTCACTTGTAAAACTGACGAATGTGAAGTTGTTTTCAGCTTTCGGCTTCAAGTACTGAAAGAAAAAGTCCTTGAACGTGGCCGACAGAAAAGATTTGCAGGCCAGGCTTACAGGAGGCTTAGCGTCCGGAACGCCGGGCAGTCGGTTGGAAAGGCTGTACTTTGCCGACTTCTGCAAGCTCGGAACGGTGAAACGCACTGCCATGAGCGAGTAATTAAAAGGATCCGCGCTTTGCATTTGATCAAGCACTTTAAAAGGCTCTTCGCATTGCTTGAGCAACACTTGAAACTCCGGACTTGCAGCCACAGCGTCTGCCGTGTACGCAGCCCTGTCTTCCTTAGGCAACTCGGACACACGAGTGAGTTGCTGCTCCCACCACTTGATAACTTGACTCGTCTCGCTCCAATTCACGAAAATTAGCATCAGCTTACGCCCCTTCCGGCAACTACCGATTTACGCCACAAAGCCTGTCTTTTAGCCGCGCTCTTGCAAGCCTCAATTTGGCTTGTGGCGACCCCCATCGAAAGAAGGGTATCAATTTGGTCTTTCTTGGGCAAACGCCCGAAACGCTTGGCGACCTGCCTAATGCCGACAGGGTGGTACGGGCCCTGCGACGATTCCAAGTAATCCGCAATAAGCCGTAAAGCGTCTGGCAACGAAACCGAAGTGTTCACGCATCGGCTTCGATAGAAGTTCTCCGCCTTGCCTATCAAAGCGTTAACCTCCAGCGAAATCACGCCACGTATTCTGCCGGACTTGTGATCGTGGTCGACCACTGGATGGAATTTTTCACCGGTCATGCCGAGAATAGGACAAGCTGCCGGGGCGTGTTTAACCCTGTAGTCCGCAAGCTTGTCCTGTGGCACATAAAACTGATACTCTTCAGACATCAAACTGGCCTTTGCTTTCTTCGCTGGGAAGGCGATACGGCGGGTGTGTTTCTAGCAGGTCTGCTTATTGTCGGCAGCGGTGATAAACTTTCAACCTTTTTAGCTTGCAAGTCAACCTCAATTTCGGCTATTTCCCTTTCGACAAGCTCCCCCAACCCTTTCGCCGAAAAGGGATCCACAGGCGTATCGCTTTTAGACGTATCGACGCTTACCGTCTCGTTGGCAGTTTCTTCCACCACCAATGACCGGTAGTGCTGCATGATGTGGTGCACGCACATCGCGTCAAATGCCGCACCGTGGAGCTGCCCGACGTCAATAGCGTGTTTTTCCGTGAGTCCGTAGAAAGCAAGTATAGCGGACATGTTCCACTTCAAACCCGAAATCTTGACGCCAGCTATGCGTATAAAGTAATCTCGGAGCGACTCACCTGCGACCGGGAAAACGATGTTCTTGTACGCCTTAAAGGGACTGTCCGGCTCAAAGACACGATTTGCCTTGAATAGCACGCCCGTGTCAAAGTAACCGGAAGAAGGCAGCTCAAAATTCCTGTTTAGGAAACGATTAAAATTACTGCGGATCATTTTCTCGTCCGCCCAAACTCCATTTTGAGCGACGAACGGCAAATCTCTTTTCTTCCAAGCGTCAAACAATTCATGATAGAAACGAAGTACGTTAAGCGGATCGTGCCCTTTTGATTTGACGAAAGCCGGATTTAATCGCCAACTTTCGCCGATAACACTTCGTAGACTGCCAAGCTTATAATCCAACCATCCCGCGTCTATCTTGGCTGCGTACCAGTTAAGCACAAAGCTTCCGTGGTCCACGACCACGTTATCTTCGACTATAACGTGGCCGATCTCCATTACGAGGTCACTCTGCTGGCTGTTACCAGTAAACTCGGTGTCGAAACAAAGGTAGGATCGCGGGAAACGACCTCCGTATTGTTTCTTAAACCTTGGACTCCATTCGTTTACTATCATGAGCCAGCGTTCACCTAAGAGGAAGAAGCGGCTAAAGCCGTTTTTAGCTTAACGCAAAACCGGTACGCTTTTCGAAACCAACGAGGATAACGCATGTAACGCGTTAGCGACTCCGCCTCGCGAACCAAAGACTTCGCGTCTTGCAAAGGCCCAACGCCTCCAAGCGTTGCTTCCCGAATTCCGACGTGCTGAATGCCCGCGTACACGGTACCGATCATCGCCATGACTGCAACCTGTGCCGCCGGCTTTGTTTTGAAAAAGCCAGCAAGTTCGATCGCCTCCGCCATGGGAACCTTTGGTGAGTTGGCGGACGTTACCAAGTAACGACAGTAAGCCGCACATGCCTCACCCAAGTCATTGTCCGTTACCTTCTCGCGAGCCAAGACCTCCCGGAGCTCCTTCCAACATGCAGAGTCTTCGAGCCTGGCCGCAACCGACTCCATAACCTCTTTAAAATTGTGGGCAACGTCTCTTCCTGGGTTGTAAAGGCGGTCGTCGCCCTTGGACATTCTAGCTTGCATTGTTATTGTCTTCTCCTGTAAGACGCACAGTTTACACAAACGTCAGGGTGAAGTCTATCTCCGGAATCGTGATAACTACGCACTGTGCACTGTTTGCAAACCGATACGGTATACGTTCTAGGGTGCGTTGCCATTTCACATCTGTCCGAACCGTACGGACAGTTGTGGCATTCTATATCGTCCGATAGGCGATAAAAGCAAGGGGTGATACTCCTGTCTCGCTTTTTTATAAGCCCTTTGTTGTAGGACATTGTCGCCGAATTGTGCCCGATTTCCGTGGCAACAGGTTCATTCCTGGCCTTAGACTTAACCGGGTCCAGTAGTAAAAAGCACCTCAAACCTACACACTGCCTGTAGTCCCAGAAAAGACGCTTGGCAGTGTTCTCTCCTCGCTTGTTGATCTTAGACCGGTTAAAGCCAAAACCTAGACCTCGACTGTCCTTGAAAACAGCCAAGTAGGTTGTTTTTTCGAACGACCAATTTTGAACCAGCTTGTACGGAACAATGGAACCCGCTAGCGACTGGAACACAAGGCGGTGCTTTAAATTGCCATCTTGCTTTACAACGTGGATTTCTTCGATGCAAGCCGGGATCCATTCGAATTTCGACTGGAATGTCCAGTCGATAACCGGTTTACCGACCCACAACGTGTCAACGTTAGCAGCTATTCGCCAGCACAGTTCCAGCAGCAAGCTGTCCGTTAGGACTTTTCCCGTGAGGCTTTTTATGCTGTTACGCACTGAACTTGAAGGCATACCCTCGGGCAAAGCTTCCAACAGCTTATCCGAAAAGGCGTCATACGTACCCTGCGTCAGTTCATTCCCCAAGAAGGAGGTCAGGGCCGCTGTCAGTTTGTCCCGCTTCGCAAGAATTGTCGGGATGGACATCGAAGGTACCGGGGGCAAGTCGGACATGGTTCTCTCCGTCCTCGAAAATTTGAGCGTCCAGGTCAATAAAATAAAACCGTTCCCAAGCCACTTCGCGGTTCGTTTCCACGTTTAAAAATGTGTGCATCACGTGATCGCTCTTCAGCGTATCGACGTTAACATACTTCCCGTAGTTCAAAACGGGAGACTCCGGGTTATCGCATATTTGCCTCGCAATTACAGCCTGCGCTGTCGCACGACTGAAGTCTTTAAGCTCGGATAGCGATCCTCCAGCGTTGAAAAAATCCGCGAACGACTGCAACAATAACCGCACTCGATCGAGCCGCGATGCCGCGAAGTCCCCAGCGTCTTTGAAACAGTCTTCGTCGGAAAAAACCTCGCTAAAAACTTTTTCGCCTTTGTACGTTAAATCAAAAATAAGCTCACCGTCAACAACCTGCGAATGAAAGCCGTCTTCCGGTCTCATTTGTTCAATATCAAACTCCATAATTCAGCACTTCCACGTCAAAAGAATGATGCAATAAAGACGGAAACGGGTTGCCGTCCGAGAAAACGTAGTTCTCCTCGGAAACGCCTATACCGCGTCTACCTGCTCGACCGCCCACGTTGATGTTAACGCCACCAATAGGCCGCGATCGGATCGCCTGTGAGACTTTGGCACAAGCCTCGCAGTAGCAAACTGCAACTGAAGTGCTGGCGTGCCCTAGCTTGGCACCCTGTTGCCGCACCAACTCGCCCAGAACGGAATCACCTCCGTTGTGTTGCAGCTGCGGAAAAGGGTAGCCCCACTTACGCAGAAAACCAACATTACCCACCCACCATCCCCCCGTGGCAAAGTCGTATACGTGACGAGGAGAAACGGGCTTACCGCCAAACCAAGATTGTTGCGGAATAGCCAAGTACTGGTTACCTCGCTGCTTTATTCGATGCAGACTTCCGTAAACATCGAATAAAGCAGCGTGGCTAAGTACGGTTTGCCACCACTCCGGGACGGCGTTAACTAAAAAGCTGTCGTCGTCGAACCACATAACATGAGAAGTACGCAAGCCAACAAACATGCGACTCATCAACGGATACTTGCCAACGTTTTTGTTGCCGCTCGGGCGATATGTTTTCACCGGAACCGAAGCGGACTTTTCAGCTGCCCACTCTTGCGCAAAAGAAAATGTCGCCTCGGACACTGCGTTAAGCCCAAGACGAACTTCTCCGACTAAATGCGTGCTAGAGATAGACCCTAGCACGCGCTTAGCCAGTTCAGGGTAGTCGCCATAAAGCAACACACACACCGTAAACATTACGTTACGAAGACTTCTTAGCGGCTGTCGCTACCGGTTTTGATGCCGCCTCCGACTTTGATCGAGCCGTCTTAAGCTTCTCTCTCGCCGAGCCCAAAGCCTTCTCGGTCTCCTCAAGCTTAAGAATGGCAACGTCAAGATTTTGCACGAAAGCCGGGTCAAACGCGTCCGACTCAATCTCCGCAACAGCCGTCGAAAACGGATCAAGCATCTCGTGCAGATAGTTTCCTGTTTGTTGCGTGCTGTTGATGAGCTTCTGCAACATGGCGTTTGGAGATTTCGGAATCCCCGGCTTCCTTCCTCCGTTCCGCTTGACGTCCGCCTCTTTCTTGCTGGAAATTTCAACGGAAAGTTCTTTTGCCGATAACGAGTTCTTCCGTATCTTGACCAGCAATGACTCTCGCCGACTTTCACTCGAAAGCTTTTGAAGCTCGCGAAAATGCGCGAAAGTCAAGTATTTTCCGTCGGCCAATGGTTCAGCGACTTGTTGCAACAAATACTCACGCGGAAACGTTACCGCTACGTTACGGTAGTCCGTAAGCTGCGTCAGGCTAAACCCGTCCTTACCCAGGAAAGCTGCCAACTTTTGCATCTCGCTGCGTTTTTCTGCGTCAGCCAAGTCTTCCGACTTGTAAAGAAGGTCAATGGCCTGCCCTATGTCATAATAAAGCAAGACACCAACCTTTCCCGCTGCCAGCACTTTTTCGCCGATCTTCTTCGCAATGTCCTGCGTGGTTGCAGACATTGAGTTGAAAACAGCCTGCCTTTTCTTCGACAGATTCAAAGTCATAACCTACTCCTAAAACGTTTTCAAATGGTTCAAAAAGCCAGTGAAGGGCTGAACTATCATAGTAGTCCCGCCGTCGCCCCTGTAAAGGTGACAGCTTGAGCCCGGAGGCACGAATCTCTCGGGATCGCCGTCGTGAATGATCATACCCTGTTGGAAACCTTTCCGAGGAAAGAGCATACCAACGGGCCGACCTGCCGGAAACGTCTTGCTTCTTTCAATGTAAGCCTTAACAAAAGGAACAGACGTAAAAGACTTAAACCACATCGGATGCACCGAGCGGTTATCCCGGTGAATAGGCGGGCTACCTTTCAACGTCTCCGCGAAAAGATATACCGGAAAATCATCGCACACCTGGTGGAAGTCACCCAAGGTAAACGAGCTTCCTTGCGAGACACGCTTCAAGTCCGCAATCAAAGTCTTGTAACCCATGACCTGCACAATGTGCATTATTCTACTGTGCTCCCAAGCTGCTTTCGTAACATCGCCAGCGTCCATGGCCTGGAATTTCGACAGCAAAGGATTATTCGGATGCTGGGGCCTGTCGGTCATTATTCAGCCGCCTTTCTGTATTTTGCCTGAATGTCCTGCAACGATATTCCGTCCACAAGCTTTGGCCGTATTTTAATGCCCAAAGCTTCACGTATTCGCTGCGAAACTTCTGCATTCTCGTGGATCATTCGCCCCACCTCCTGCCAAGACAAATACTCGTCCTTACCCATGCCTAACGCTCGCATGTTAGCCAAGCACTCAATATCCGCCGCCGCAGATTTGACCTTCAACTCCAGGTCAGCTTTCTTCAGCCGGTTTTTATTGATGCCTTCCGCTGATTGCAGAAGATCGCATATAGCCCAATCCCAGTCCCAGGTCACACGCTGAACAAGTTCGCCAGTAACCTCGTCCTCATCGTACCACCACAAGAAACGAGTCTTGATGGCGCGATGCGTTGGCCCGAAGGAATTTTTTGCACAGGCTATACGCACGCCTATGCCCTCAAACTGAGCGTTTTTGAACTTACTTCGCCACACGGACATGTGGAGCTCGATGGATTCTCGGAAGTTCACGTTCCCGCCACCTAACGTGTACGCGTGCTCGATACCGCGATCGTCCTTGCGTGTCTTCAAATGGTTTACAATGAAAACCATGAAAGGATGATTGGCAAGCTTCGGTATGATCGCATTCAGGTAGTTTTTATTTTTCAACGCGTCAACCGGGTGTGCCCGATTCGCATAACCTTCTTCCATCACCTTGTCTTGAATTTCCTCCGACAAGCTTGCCGCAAGCGAATCCAAACCAATAGCAACAGGAATGGTTGCACCAGGACCAGGCTCTTCTTTAGTCCCTCGAAGCAATCGTTTAACCTCGGAAACATAGTGCGTGAACATGGACTGCCACTCCTCCGTGGAATTGCATCGGTTGGAATTGAAAGGCAACGGACCTTCCGTTTGCCGCATAATGCGGCATGCAAAATCGCCGTCGAACTTGGCCTCCGTGTCAAGGTGAAACGGAAGACCATTCAACTCGTGGACCCAACGAAAGAACTCAAAAAGCAGTGAGCTTTTGCACGAACCCCAGCTTCCAGCGAGCATCATCAAGGCAAACGGCAATACGTCGTTTGCAATAACGTACTCGATTGGCAACGACGGAGTCGGAATACCCACGCAAAGCTGCTCCAGCTCTTGCTTGCTACCGAAAACCTTCGTCGCACCAAATTTCTCTTTCGCCGCAGCCGTGAAAGCGGCCATCATGCCGTTTCGAGATTTTCCACGGTTTTCTTCCGACCATTTATCGGCCAAAACCGCTTTTCCAGCTTTGGTCAAATTTCGATCGTCGTGAAAAACCGCAAGCTTACCTGTTGACTGTGGCTTCGCTTCCGCGACCTTGCGGTTAATTGCGTTTTTAACATCCTTCTTTTTTTCGTTTTTAGCTTTATCCGGCTTTTTTGAAGCCTGCGACTTGGAGGTACTCGTCACCTTTTCGGGCTTATCAATTACCTCGGGTTCCGCCGCAATCTCTCCCTCCGGTTCGCTTGTCGCAGGTTTCGGCTCGTCCGGCGGCACAGCCAAAGGGTCGTCAATGAACTCATCGTAATCGGACATAACAGCTCCAAAGAAGCGTAGCCGGCTTAACCGGCTACGCGAGGCAAAAAACTAAACTGATAAACTAGGCCTTCGGCTTTGAACCTCGCGACGAAGAACGCGAAATTGCCTTGGCTGCCGCCATGCTCTTGTTAACACTGGCCTGGAAAGGATCGACCTCGCTGGCACCGGCTTCATCTTCGGTGTCACCCGTTTGAACGTCGAAGTCCGCAGAAACCTCGTCTTCAAACGCTTCCACGTGCTGAAACTGTTCGATGATCTCTCCGCCCTCGTCGACTTCAAGATCATCGGTTTCGGCTTCGATTTCACCTTCGTTTTCAAAAGAATCCATCAGGTCCTCCGCGTCCAATCCGGCTGGATCCTCCACCGAAACCTGCGAGACATCCTCCTCTGCCACCGCGTCAAAGTCCTCGAAAGGAACGTCTGCAACTGGTTGCGGTTTAGGCTGCCTTGTGCTGCGACTAGCCGGTGGAGCAACAGGCGTAGTCTGCACGTCTTCTTCCGCTAGCTCGGGATCGTACTCCGGAATAGCGACCTGCGTACGATTGTTCAAAACAGCTTTGACCGCGTCAAAGGCCAGGTACTCGGGATTGCTCATCCAACAAAGCTTTACCAAGTTCGGAACAAATTTGAACGCATTAGCAATCCAGATGCAACGCTCTTCGATCGATGGCTCGAACAAGAAAAATGAATCCGCCGGATCCTGATCCGAGTCCTTCCAAAAGAAAAGATGTTTTGACGTGATGTTGTTGACCTGTTCCGTGCTTAGACCAGGTCGCAGCACCAAGCCGTTTGGCCCCACGATGCCGTTGGTTACAGCGGCCTCGTAAAGCGTTACCTGCTCGCCGCCCTTCTGCAGCTTCGAACTTTTGGCGTCTGGCTGTTTGGCCGCAAAAACATAAGTCGTGTTGCCTGCCAGTTGCTTGTGCACAGGATCCGTCTTGTCCGGTACAAACGTATCCGGATTGAAAAGATGGAAGAAAACACCTCCTTTGACAGTGCGTGTGTCCGCATCAAATTTACCGCAGGGGTCGCCGTACTTGTACATCACCGCAGGATCAACGTCTGGATCGCCTTGGAACTTCTCTTTCGTTCGAACCATCAACTCCAGAAGCTTACGCCCAGCGCTTGCCGACACCGTTATCAGTGGCACCGGGTCTTCCGCAGCGTCGCCCAAGGGAACACCGTCACGCGGGACCTCTTTCTCGAAAGGCTTACCGTTCTTCTCGTAACTGGAATACTCGCGTATTAAATCCAAATTCGGGCCGTTGTTGTAGACCGATCCGACGATGAAGTACTGCTGCTTCCAAGGAGAAATAGCCTTGTTCATTGTGGCCGGCAAAAGACAGTTCCAATCCGGGTCCCACTTGCGGTTTTGCGAAAATCGTCCACTTTGGTGCGCGTCTTTGGCGACCTTGCAAAACTTGACGTACGGCTCCTCCCAAAAATCGACGCCTTCGACAACGTGCTGCTTGCTTCTCGCAATGATGTAGCTGACCGGGTTGCAATCCTTGTCGTCGTGACCGATGATGCGGTCAGTTTTACGATTCACGCCTGCGTAGCTGCATACAAACACCGGTTCAGAAATCGAAACACCTTCCAGCCCCGCCGTATCGTACTGCGAAGTTCGTCCGTTCATCAAATCGACCGGATTCTCTGGATTTAACATGTTCCAGATACGAATTGAGAGCAGACCTCCTTTCTTGTAGCACTCAGGCTGGATAAGCCGGATGTTCTTGGCGTTTTTGTTGATGAAGTGATTGTTCCGCGGCGAATTGGCTCCGTTGTCAGCGGAAGGCAAAAGATTTCGCGTTGTGGCGGCCTTGGAACGCGGTCGTAGTCGGTTTTGTCCTTGCATTGTTACTCCAAAAAACTCTGAATAAATGAAACAACTTCTGAAACTAACTCTGGAAAATACCTCAAATCGTCCTGTTTTTCGCCGGTTGTGCAATCGACCCGCAAAAACTTGGCATCGGGGTGCCACTGCTGCATTTGCGCGTAAAAGCCAGCGACATTATGCAACAGCTCTCGCTGCCTTTCAAGCAGATCCAGAACGTTTTTTGTGTAGCGTCTTTCCTGCTTTTTAGCGACGTTGCTGATAGCCAAATCCAACGGCATGTCCATGAAGACAATTCCGTCGGGGCGAGGTAAACCCATTTTTTCGTACTCTAAATCCAAAATCAATTTAATGATCTGCTGCTCTCTCTCCCTTTCTACGCCAGCAGCAGCGTAAGCCAAGTTGCTCGGAACATACCTGTCGCAAAAGACAATGTCATTACAAGCCAATGCCGCCTTCAGCTCCTCCTTGGAGTGAAGTCGCTCTAACGCAAACAAAGAGGCTTGCACCTCTATCGGAAAACGTCCAAATTGGCCGTCTAAATACTTTCCGATGAGCTCGCTCCAAGCGTTTTTTCCGTAAGCTGGAAAAGAAAACAACTGTGTTTTCTTGCCGGCCCGGTCAAAGTGCTCCTTTAACAACTTGGTGATGGTTCCTTTGCCCGAACCATCAATGCCTTCGATACAAAGCAACATTCTATTTATCGCCTACGTTTTGATGACTTGAACTTACCAGGTACATACGGATCCGGAGGTGTTATGTCTCGCTTGACGCGAGGTTTCGAGACGTCCACAACGGATCTCTCTTCGCCTGCTTTTGGCGTCTGACTATAGTGCACGACGCATCCGTCTACAACGCCACGACCTACGGGCAGACCAAGCCTTTTGGCGTCCGCGTCAAATATACGCTCGCCCCAGTTTGTAGTCACCTCCCCCTCAATACCAAGGTAGAAGGGACCCGCACCTGTGGGCTCACCCTCGAGCATACCGCTAATGTGCGTCGGGAAAATAGGGACGGCTTTTCGCATGTACGTAGGAATGACATACTCGCACACGTGTTTAACGTAGCGGTACGGAACCTCCAAGATCAATGCGTCATGGATCTGCAGAAGCAAATTGAACATGTGGTGCCCGAGGCTGATCTGCTTGTTCCTGTAGTCAATCAGGTAACCAACAGCCCTGCTTGCCACCGAAGCAATCATGCTTTGAATCGGGAAATTCATAGCTTGCCGTTCAAACTCGGATTCCAAATCGCTAGCGCCAAAGCTGTCCGGAAAACGCCTAAATCGCCCAAAGCAGTTGCACAGGTATCGCGGTACGGACACAGGTTGATGATTACTATCCAAGTAGTAACCGCGTGCACGCTCCTTGCAACCCTCGAAGAACGGTACGAGCTTCGGGTACGTTGCGAAAATGGTCTTGATAACCGCTCTTGCTTCGTCCACCGAAATATCGATACCTTCCTCCTTCGCACCCACTGAAATAGCCTTGGCACCTCGCCCGTAAGCAATCCCGAAAATAACGGACTTCGCCACGTTGCGGAGGTGATCCTTTTTGATCTGCTCCAGACCTTTTTTGGTTGGAGGGCATTTCAGCTTGAAGGCGTTAACTGCCACATTCGAGTGAATGTCATAGTAATTGGGGTGCGTGTCCTCCAACTGGTTACGCCTTGCGTGCTCGATCATGGCTGTGTCTCCCGACATAACAGCCATACCGAAAAGCTCTGCTCCGACGTAGTCAGCTTCAACGAAAACGTGTCCCGGAGAGGCCTTTAAAATACTTCGCAGTTTATACTTGTACCTGCTACCTAGAATGCGTTTGAAATCCTTGTCACGCTTCTTCGATATGTTCGTCAGGTTGGGTCTAGCGCTCGACCACCTACCAGTCTCCTTCGTCTGGTATATGTGCGTCCTGATTTTACCGTCTGAGCAACAAACGGAAGCTAGGCCCTTGTCGTACTCCATGTTTCCGTCAGCGTCATAACAAGTTTCCTGTGTACAAGGATCGGTATTTGGTGGCCTTAAAACCGTTTTCAACGCTTGGTCAAGAAAGCGGTGATCCCGAAGCATCCCAAGTATTTCTCTTGTTTTTGCGTCTGGCACCGTCTGCACCAGAATTGACAAAACCTGCTTGCTGGTACAAGGGCTGTGCTGGCTTTCAACATTTTTTTGTCGAAGCTCTTCCCACTGTTTCGGCGGTTTGCTGGTATCGTACAGCGGCATAAGGTTCAACGAGATCGCGTCGGCTGGCCGCACACGAACGGGACCGCCTGTCTCAGGGTCTCGCTTGCCGTTGAGCAAATGCCCGAAAAGGACCTCTCGCACCTGCGTTAAAGACCGAATGTTGAAGTCCGGCCAATTCAAACTTTCGCGTATTTTACTCTCCAGTGCGGTTCGACCGTCAAGGAACTGCACCGTCAGAAAATCAACACGTGATCTGTCGAGCGTCATGCCGCTGCGGTGAATGTCCAACACAGCCGGCGTGGCGATTTGTGCTTCCCAAAAAGCTTCTCTGCAGCAGTTACCGTCGTAGTCGCTATCGAGCAAAGGATTGAACTTATAGTAAAGTCGAAGCGTGACATCCGCATCCCACATGCCGTAAGGCAGCAAGACGTTGTCTGGGCATTCGCCATATCCTTCGAGCGACTCCGACGACAGACCCTTTTGTTTGCAGTAGCTGGTCTTCCACTCTTGCAAATCCACGTCATATCTGTGCGCGTTAAGATACCTGGCCGCAAGCAGCTCAAGCTTGTAGTTGGCCGTCTCTTCTATCGCGTGGCACATAAGGCCCGTGTCAGCCCCGCCCTCGTACTTTGTCCGGTACCAAGCCGGAACGGTTTCTCCGGGCTTAAACCCGTCTTCAAGGTAAAAGCTCAAAAGCCTCTTTGCGCCCTTCGGTACGGAATCTGCCGGAGGTATTTCCAAGTCATAGAGCTTGCACGAGAAGCACTCTTGAATGTCTATACCATAGGCAACAAGCCACTCCAAATCCGCGTTGAAGAAGTGCCCGATTACACGCTTGCGTTTGAACCGAAGAACTGCTTCTGACCCGTCCTCTCGCGTGACGGTGACGTTTCCTCCCTTGAAAAAAGCGTTGAACAACGATTTAACTTCGGGATTGTTTTTGACGTCAATGTCCGAATTAACGGCACCCCCTGCAAGATGCAGAATGATACCGATTACCTTTCCCGGTTTCCAAGCAAGCTGAATTGTCCGCATGTACGAACCATTGTTGACCGGATGCTGTCCGTTCCACTCCGCGTCGACCGCAATCACCTCCTCAATAGGGTCGTAGTCTTTGTCGATTTCTGAAAAATAGTAAATCAATTCATCAAACGAAGAAACCACATTGTGGTCCACTTCCGTGTCAAAGCTAACGTTCTTGCCCTGCGTCAAGTTTACAAAGGCGGCTAAGCCCGTTTCCAACGCGCGGATAGCCGACTGGTCTCTTGCCGTTTGACGCGGATGCACGACAGTCATCACGCTCGCCTCACGCCAACTCGAGTCCAAGTCTTTCTCGTTCGAGGCAACGTTGTAACGGTGCTTGACGACTTTACCCAGCATGTCGTTAACACCGTGCCCGTCGCCCAGCAAAGCCTTACTGGCGTCAGTGCCTAGACACAAGATATAATCCGGTTGCACGATTTTGATCTCGTGTGCCAGAAGATAAGCACCGTCCTTCACCCACTGAGCCCTGAAAGTCGTTTTACCGTTGGGCGGCATAAACTTTACAAGGTGCGTAACGTAAATGTTTCCGACACCTGTCATCTTGCAGCCTGCAAAAATGTCCATGAGGATTTTTCCATCCTCGTCGCCAAAACAACGACCGTTTTTCATCGCTGAAACCCAAGGGTTTTTGTTGACGATCATAATCTTGGCCCGCCTAGGCCCGTCCACAGTTGAACCCCACACATGCCCTGGCAAAAACTGAGCGTCTTTCGTTTGATGCGCTGCCGTTTCAACTGGCAAAACGAACGCTTTGTCCCGAAGAGCTGCCCTTATCAGGTCATACATGAAGGAATCACTGCTGTCGCCCTTCGCCTGAGCATACTGAATAAAAGCACTTCCGCCGTAGAGCGTAGGCAGACCTGGTGCGTCCAAGTTGTAAATCTCAGACCCTGTAAGTATTTTATCCAGCTGCGACAGCTTAAGTCTTTGTTCGGCAACAGTTGCTTTACCAGAAGCGCTGATGGCACCGCCGAGCTTCTCTATCTTTCTAGCCATTTCGCTTCCTCCAAGAGACCGTCACACCCTTCTCTGCCGCCGCATTGACGATGTAATTACGCAAGAAATTCCCCTCGAATTCCGCCGGATCAGTGCCCTCCGGCAACCAAACCAAGCAGCAACCACCTTTCAAATCCGCGTTCAAGCGTTTTTCGATTGCCACCAAGCTGTCCAAAACTTTCCGCTTCTCGCTTTCTAGCAACAGATCCGGGTCGAAAAGCAAAACAACGGCATGGTCTTTGAAGTGCTTCACGAGTAAATCGTATTGAGCCGGCGTCACAGCAGCACCGAGTACAGCACCGAACGGATCACCGCCCCGCCAAACGCTCGTAACACCCTCTACAACAATTCCGGTTTCACACTTTATCATGTTCCCAAGATTGTAGATGACCTGCCGCTTAGGTGTGCCCTTGGCGGTGTAGTACTTGGGAACACTCGCAAGCTTCCAGTTTGTGTCGTAAGGCGGTCTGGTTTGGAAACCGACCATCTTCTTGTTCATGTAAATCGGTATGACAATTCTGTCGCGACATAAAGCATGTCTGCTTTTAACGCACCAGTGAACATTGTAATACGTGCCGAGTTTCTTCACGTTGAAACCGCGGTTTCCGGAAAGCCACAAAACAGCCGGATGGTCTTCTGGAAGTTTATCTATGCGAACAACTTCACCTGGCCAGTTCATTCTGAAGTCGTCAATGTCTACCTCGCTACCGACTGCGATTTCCGCTTTAGCTAGGTCAAAAAGTTTTCTTCCGGTCAGCATCTGCTCAAGTCGGTCGTAGCAGTCTTGGGTTTTCAAGGCCAGCGGACAACCGGCGTTAAAGCAAACCACAAGCCTAGATTGAATCCGGTTGTGTTCGTCCAGCGTACCATACCGGTGGTTTATCACACACCGAAAGCGAGTATCGTTGCAAAACGGGCAGCAGACAGAGTAAGACTCACCCCAGTTTTTTATGTCGATCGTTTCACGATTGGTAACAAAATCAATTCGACGGTTCCTTTCTTGCTTCTCGTTTTGATGACTTATCCTGACATTCTTAAAGGTCGCTTTAATACGATTGTAAAGCAACATATTTAAGGGTTTTTTGTCTGCCACTGCACTTACCCTTTTCTGCGTTTATTCTTCGCTTAAATTCGAAACCTGCTCCGAAGCGTAATCCATGCTGCTGTCTTCTGTGTAATCGGCAAAAGGATCTTCTACTGTTTCCGACAGGCCCGGAACCGAACTAAACATATCCGGAGACAAAACAGTCGAAGAACCTAGGCTGTCTTTCCTGACGATCTTACCAAGCCTGTCCACGGTATAACCTTCTGGTGCCGTGACGGTGTTAAACAAGCCGTCAACCTTTAACAGCACAGGATTGTGCTGACCGGCTCGCCGATGCTTGGAGCAACAAAGTTGACCCATGTAATCGTCATTCAAACGACCACCCACAAAACAGAAAGCCAGATTTTCGGCAAAACTTCTAGAGCCTTTAGCTTGCGTGTGATCCATTCTTTTCGCAGGATTCAATATCGCATTTGCCTCGCCGGAAAGCTGGTGAAAAGCCCAAACAGGTGTGTTAAAAGGCATAGCAACGCGATTGACAAGCTGTAATCCTGCGAGCTGGTAAAGCCTGTCTTCGCGTTGTTTTTCCTTCGGGTCCACCGTTGCATCTCTTTGCACCATAAGCCCAACATAGTCGACTATGACGGTCGCGATGTAGTAGTCCGGTCCGCAACGCTTTAATTCCGCTTTTATCGCGGAAACGATTTCCGATACGCCACGATTACCAGCCGTCTTAAACTTCTCGTGCCTGCCCGTGAAATCAAGACAAACTGTGTGCTCGTTCACGACCGGCAAAACTCGCTCATACCGTTGCATCTCCGGTTCAAAAACACCGTTTGCTATCTGCTCCTTGAACAAAATCTTTTCGTAGTCTTGCGGAGTCTCCGGGTCGACTCCAAATATAGAAACGCCGTTCGTGCCCATGGCTTGAAGCCGCGTTCGAGATATCTGTGCTGAATACATCAGCAGTCGGTCCCGCAACTCGTCCTGCAACGGCGCTTCATAAGACACGAGAACTGCCAAGCCCTTTTTACCGTTCGACTCCCCGCTCAAGTACTTACTACACGCTTGCTTAGCGGCAGCGTACCAAAGCATTACAGCCAAGGTAGTTTTGTAGGATCCGAACGGTGCCAGCACGCCGTAGGCCTCGCCCGGGGCAGTTCCACCCTCAAGAAAGGTATCCAGAAAACTGACACCGCAAGACTCCAGGTAAACACCAGCCCGTTTATCCCAGCCAACCGGAAGCGTCAGGTTTCTGCCCCCGGAAACCGACAAACCCATCAACGACTCAGTTTGTGCTGTAGCCTGTTGAAAGATGGCCGGCAACTGGCCTACATCGCTGAGGTCACTCAGCTGAGAAATAGCGGCTCGTTTCTGCTGCTCCAGCAAAAACTTAGTCGCGAAGTTAAAAGCGAAATTTTCTGCCTTGATGCTTTTCGGACCGTCCGGCTCCTTAAACAGGCCAGGGTCAAAAGCGTAGTACAGAAAATCGTCTAACGCGTCGTACTCGTCATCGTCGAGAGAAAAGTATTCTTTTTCGACGTAACTGGCAATGTCCGCGTTGATCTGCGACAAATCCGGAAGACATTGATTTTCGTTGAAGTAATCCCAAACAACTTTGTAGAGCAGTTGATACCCTGCAAAGTCAAAATGACTCGCTGTCAGGCTTGCTTTGAAACTCTCGAACACTTGCTCATTGCGAAACAAGACAGCCAAAAAGAGTTTCAAATGAGCTTCTGACAGCACTTTTTGCTGCCCACTCATGACGATTTCCTTTACGCGTCCCTGGCGGAATCCACCAAAGACAAAGCCAATTTTTTAAAACCAGACGGCAAACTACTTCCGTAAACCGAACTGTAAATTTCCGGAAAAACGGTGTAGTCGAAAGCTGCCAAGAATTCCAAGTCTTTCACGTAAGTTTGCATACGCGAAATTCCAAAATCCATGTTCACACCAGCTTCACGCTCGTTCTGTGCTTTTTGAAGTGCATCCGTCGCTAAACAATAACGGTAAAGCGGAGATAAACCCAAACGTGCATCCAGCAGGGTGCAATATATCGCCGTAAACGTAGCCTGCCTAGTCCCGGCCTTCCCTCCGAGCCGCAAAAGTATTTCCGTTTTAGCTCTAGCCGAATCCGTTATAAAACTCGACTGAAGTCGCTTAAACGCGTCTTTTGCATAGTCTCGCACAATTTGCGCGTTAGCCGCCGAAGCCAGCTGCAACACGTTGGGAGTCGGCAACGAGCTGTACCGTAGCGAGTTGAACAGTATGCGAACGTACTCGATCGGCGTGTCAGGTTTGCAGATGGAGGCAACTGCGCGATAAGCTGCTTCCCAGCTGTTCTGCTTCGACTTCTCTTCCGGCGTGTTGTATCGTTTACCGCCGTCAAGACTGGCCGCAGGCTTGTATACCGGGGAATCTCCCTCTGATCGACACATGTCCAAAACTCGACGCTCTAAGACATACGTCCGCTTGAACAGCGAAACATGACCTGAAAGACTGTCGGTCGAAAGACCTTCATTGCGAACAGGCTTGGAGCTACTTGAAGGTTTTGGTGGTTTCGAAAACATTAAGAATAAAGCCTTTCAAGGTGCGAGTCAGGGAATTTCTGCGCCCAACCGTGCTGGCGATAAACCTTGAGACGGCCTTTAGTTTGACGATCAAAGCCTTTGTCCCAACCGTCGAGGTAGTCGTGGATAATACCGAAAGTTTTACCGTCCGCAATACGACTTACGCGACCAGGAATCTGCGTGCTGTCGATCGCACTGCTACCGCCATTACCTCGGATAAGCACAGTCAAATTGTTGAACGAAACACCGACATTCCACACCGTTGTCGCGATCACTTTCTTGAGCTCTCCCTTTTCAAACTTTTGCGTCAGCATCTTCTTTCTTGTGAAGTCCATCAGCGGCTCCGTTGCAGAGCAAAACTTCTGCCGCTTGTAATTCTGCAACTCCTCGGGCGTCAGTCCCTCGTCCGCGTACACCAGCGTAAATTCCGGCAGCAGCTTCTTGAGATGAAAAGCGTGAGTAATTGTGTCGACCGTGATTAGAACCTGCGTGTCCTTGTCGTAAGCTTTCGCGTCGTTTGCAATAGCCAAGTTACGCAATTCGTTGGTCCATATTCCGATGCGTTTACGCCTTACAGAATCGTCCGTGTCCACCCCTGCACACGGATTGTAGTCCAGTCTAACGTTTGTCCATCTTATCTCGATCGGAACAACCAGGCCGGAGCCTTGGGCTGTCTGGTACGGAACACGGTAGATGATCGGCCCGAATATGCCCTCCAAACGCATGTCCTTGTTGTCGTAACGAACGTCGTGGCTGGCCGACAGCCCGTAATTTCGACTGTCCTGATAGCGAACGAGCTCCTCTGACGCCTTATCCGCCGCGAGTTCGTGACACTCGTCCCCGATCAGTATGTCTGCGTCCGCCTTGCTGTGCTTCAACGAGTTAGCCGTGTAGCACATAACTCGGCGATCCTTGATGCTCTTTCCTCCGCCAACGATACCCACGTCACCCACCATCGAAGTGAGCTCCGGGTAAATTCTGTCCCGCAGAACCGCTACACGCTTGGAAACAACGTCGATCCTCGCACGAGGGAATACAGAGGCCACAATTCCAATCATGAAAGATTTACCGAAACCCGGTGCGCAGTCTATTCGTCCACAGCTGTTTCTGATGATGGCATCCAGGAACTCCGGTTGATGATCTCGCAACTGATAGCTTGCAATGTTATCCATGAACATCTCAAAACGTAAAGCTCGGTTTTTCGCGGCTTTATGTTGTTGATTCACGACAGTCGGCGTGTTGTCCTTGTAGCTTACAGAATAGCCAGCGGCCCTCAGCGTTTCAGATATGGTTTTCCAAAACCCAAACGGCGTGGCAACCCGGCCCTTGAAGTCCAGCTCGAAAAGGATATGCCGATCAATAGCGAAGGTCTTTAAACCGTTTCTTTTTGCGTCGTACAGTTCACGCCCGACCAGTTTGCGGAACGATTCGAAACTAAGCTTGGGCCCCAGAATATCCACTATTTTCTGGTCTGCAACGCCCGGATCAACAAGCAAAATGTTCCCGTTTTTTATCAAAACAACTTCTTTACCCATACTGCGTCCCATTGTAAGTAAAAGGGTTTCAGCTAAAATGGCATCAGCTGCAACGACGACAGCTAAGCCAATTACCACCCGAGGGTCACAACTCGGGTGGTTTTTTTATTCACTATCCGTAAACAGAGTCGGTTTCGCAAACACGTCAACAACCCTGTAGTGCCCATACGTGCCGGGTTGCCATGGCGATAAGCCTTTGTGCTTACCTGCAATCCCCAGCAAACGCGAAAAAGCATCGACCGGCAAGTTCTCAGGAAGCGAAAGGCTTATTTCTGCCAACTGTCCCGCAGCGATTGACTCGTGAACAGAGTAACGCTCCCTGCCTGCAGCACTCATATAGTAAACTCGATGCCATCGTTTGTCACGCAGCTCTACATCGACCACCGTGCTCCACAGAATACGTTGCACTTCTTCGCGATAGCCTGATATCAAATTGGCTGCCATCACCATGTTCGATTTGTGCCAAGCAGGCAAGAAAACTATCTTGCCTTCGCGGTTTCGACTAAACAAAAACCTTCCCGACCCGGGTTCTTTGGCGTTACCCAGGCAAGGCGAGACAAACTGTAAGCGTGCGATAAACTCTGTCACTGCGGATCGAAAATATCTATGTACATTTGCTTTGCTTTCTGGCTTTTGAAGAACAAAGACGGATCAAAAAACGAAAGCCGCGTTTGAAACGAAAGCCAATGTCGTACAAAAAAATGCAAAAACAATCTAGGCATCGCGAAAAGCTTGTCTCTCGGATTCCTGACTTCGGCCTCCGCGTGCAAAAAACTATTGCTCGGTATCGCTTTCACGGCGTCCGACAGCATGAAAAATTTCGCGTCCGCTAGTCTGTGCGACCTCTTTTGAAGTCCAAAGTACCGCTCCAAAGCCTTGAAACTTCCGTTTGCTGACATGAACCAACGGGGATCCAAGATGTCAGCAACCAGAAACATCGCAGGATCTAAGTCCGCATCGCAGCCGAGTCGCGAAAAAACAGGGGCCAGACAATGGTTTTGCCAGGCCACCTCCGCCATGTCGTAAGATGCGTCGTATAAACTTTTAGCAAGTAAGTACGTGCTGATGGACGCATCGTCCAGCAGGTGCCAATGCGAAGCTTGCCGCTTGGCAGGCGGAACTGCAACAACATCGTACAGGAAATCCTTAGACTTGCAGTCAAAATGACGCCAAGGAAAAACCGAGCCGACATATATGCTGGACAAATTCTTTTCGTTTGCGCTGTAACGTCTTACGGTGTCAAAGTACAACTCCGTCAGAATGGCATAATTGGAAGGGAAACCAACAACCCAGAAGTCCGACGCAGGTAAAACGTCAAACTTAGGCCTAACTATGCCTTTTCCAGCCTGCAGACTCCAAACGTCGCCGTTGGAGTCTGCGTGCAAACAAACGGTTTGTCTATCTGTCATTTATCGATCGTTACAATTTGGTCGAAGGCACTTGTCATGTCTTGGACGTGCGTGATGACAATAATCTGCTTCTGCGCCCCAACGTTTGCAGACCAGCTCTGCATCGCGTCATGGAAGTAAGCGACGTTGTCTGCGTCCAATCCCGCCGTAGGTTCGTCCAGGAACAACATCCCAATATTATGCCCGAAAAGCCTATCCAAAGCCGCCCGAAAAGCAATGGCCAGGATAACTTTCTGACCACCACTGAGCTGCCTTGCCGACACGCTGGGCTTGCCAGGGAAAGTCGCCTTGAAAGACAGGTCGTCAGTTGTTTCAACCAAAAAAGGAGAACTGAAGAGCTCGAGCTGCGTATTGATGTCCGCTTCCAACTGCATCAAATTGTTCTGCGCTACCCGCTTAGGTAGTCCAGACCAATGAAAAGCGTTAGCGACCCTGTCCACTACTTCGGCCAACGACCTGGTCTTGGCTTCTCGGGCAAGCGAGGTTTTCAGCTTGTTCAACGTCGCCTGCAAAGTACTCAACTGCGTTGCGTTAGTCTTGTACTCGGCGGAAACCGCAGCCTTTTGGCGTAAAGCCTCGTCGTGCCGTTCGAGCTTCTCCTGTATCGATGCGTCAGCCGACCCGAGATCCGTTGTCAAAGTTGCAAGCTGAGCCTCGTACTCTTGCAGCTGGCTTTCAGCGTTCGATATGCGGCCTCTCAGCACGTCCAATTCTGCTTTCAACCTGTCTCGCTTCGGTTTGCTCTCCGCAAACGATGCTTCCGCCTTTTTACGCTGCTCGAGGGCTGCCGTTGCCCTGTCTGCCGCGTCTTGCGTTACAATCGACTGCGAAGCCTGCGACAGTCCCTGCAGCTCCGATTGGTATTTCACCAAAAGACCTTGCTGCTCTCTTCGTAACTCAAGCAGATATTCCGACCGATCGCAATAGTTCTGCGAGGCCATGACCTGTCTTGCTTTCTCCACCGCCAGCCTTTCGACAGCGTCCGCTTCAGCTTTTAATTTCACCGAATGCGACGCAGGAATGTTCTGCATGCACGAAGAACACACAGCCCGACTGCCTTGCTCCAAGTTACTAACGGCGGTTTTTAACTCCTTCGCTTTTGTTCTTAAACTTTGAAGTTCCGCTTTTAAGCCCGCAAGTTCCTCTTTCGAAAAACTCGGAGACTTTGCAGCGTGCAAAGCTATTTCTGCGTCGGTCGCTTCAACCTTAGCCTCCCAGTCTCTAATAAGTGAACGGCATCTTACCTGCTTGGATTGAAGAGAGCTTTGTGCCTGCCAGTCGCGTAAAGTCCCTACCGCAGCTTCAAGCAAAGTCTTGTGCTTTTTCAGCCAATCGGCAGCTCTGTTAAACTTTGTTTCCACGTCCTGGAAAACTTTTTCTTTGTCGCCTAGAACATTTTTCAATGCTTCGAGGTCAATAAGACCCTGCGACTTAAGCGACTCGAGCTGCGAAACCTTCAGATAAAGATCCCGCTTCTGTCGCAATTCAGCTGCCTCGTCGTCGGGCAGCAAGCCTTCGAACTTCGTACGCTTAAGTCGCAGCATTTCCCTCTGAATTTGATCAATGTTGCTTTCTAGGTCCAGGCTGTTGTCAATTGACTGCTTCGCCGTGAGCCTGTCCCGGAATTGCACGCAAGCCTTGTGCAGCGAAGTGGCCGACTCGACTCCACACAAGTGCTGAAACGCTTTAGCCCGCACGCTTTCCGTGTCATCAAGAAAGCTGAACATTTCCCACTGCTCGACAAACACATAACGATCAAAAACGCTTGGCGTCAGGCCCAGCAGCTTGAAAACTGCGCCATTGACCTGCGAAGCCGTCTCGATCTCACTGTCGCCGTATGTGAAGGTCACCTCGTTCGGACGCAGGCTTCGAACCAGCTCAAACGGCTTACAACCATGGTTTCCAACAATCTTAATCCAAGACTTTTCGTGCTTAGCTGCCTGATTGTTAATGGCCTCGGCCTTTGTTGCCACGTTGAAGCGTGTGAAATCACCCGTAAAGGCGGCGTAGATAGCGTTCACGAACGAACTCTTACCCGCCCCGTTGGCGCCGACTATGCCGACGATACCAGAGGACAACTCCGCGGTTAACTCCCTGTGGGGACCGATGTTCTTTAGCTCAACTGTCTCAATTTGCATTCAAATTCTCCTCTAACCAACGTTCAAGTACAGTGTTCGGATCCGCACCCGATAAAAGCTCGGACGCCAAACCGTAGGCCGCAGGCGATCCCTGCGGGTTGATCTCAAACGGCAAACAAGCTTGAAGCGTCAAATGGCTCTCATCCGTCGTGGTGTCCACACTTAAAACGTCAACAGAAACCGTCTTCAGCTTGAAAAACAAGTGAGCAAGGCCGTCAAAACTCTCTTTGATGTGCCGCACAAAATCAAAATCATCCTTGCCGTGGACGATTCGAACAATCGGTTTCCGCAGCTCCTCCGGGAGATCTCCGAAATCTTGTCCGACAAACGTTTTAACCCGCTCAGAAATCTGTAAGTACGGCAAAGTACCTGTTTTGACTTCCAGGTATCTCCGAGTCGGTATGTCGCGGACTTCAATCGACAAGCCCTTCTGGTCAGCACTTATCTCGAAGAAATGCTTTTCCGCCGGCTCCGCCAAGCTGCGCAAATGCGTGCTTCCGGGGCTTAAAACCGTCAAATCTTTGCTAACCTCGCGAACAATCGTTTGGTGGAAATCACCAGTTAACATAAATCTGACGTTTTTGGGTAGATCATCAAAGCAACCTTGTGTCTTTCCAACGTCACCCATGAAATCTTTCCAGACCTGGTGACAGACAAGAAAATACTCTTGTCCAGAATCCTTTTCGATTTCACCCAGCCTTTCCGCAAGAGTTTTCTCGTTGCAGTAGTCGAATCCAGCTATCCGAAGACCGTTCGAAAAGCAAAAGTCCGACTTGCCTTTTAAATGTTTCGCACCCAAGTTGGCCACGTCCATCCACGGTAAGTCGCGTTGAAACTCGTGTTGACCCTGATTGTAAAGCACGGTCACTCCGGCGTCTCGCAGCTTTAGAAGCCCCGCATTCAGCTTTGCAACAGGATTTGCAACATTTAGTTGCTTGTCCAAGATGTCGCCCGCTAGAATTACAGCGTCAACGCCTGCCAGCACAGCGTACTGCACAATGTAGCTCCAGCTGTGGTAGCTGTCTCCATGGATAGGCCGGTGTTTCCAAATGGTGTCCGACAAATGCAAATCGCTAACAGCTAAAATTTTTCTAAACATGATCAAACCTATCCCAATGCCAATAAACGAACTCTGCGACAGACTAACGATCGCAGAACTGAAGATGGAACGCCTGTCCGAAACCGAAGTAGACAAAGAGCTCCTTTCGAAACAAATTAACTACTTGCGAGAAGGCGTCGACAAAGACAATGCGCAGCTTCTGGATCTTGTTTCCCGCCTGAAGGAAATCAACGGGAAAATGTGGGATCTCGAGTACGACTTGCGAAAAGGGCTAGACCTGGAGCTAGGCCTAGCCGAAATCGGCAAACGCGCTGTCGCTATTCGGAACCACAACCGAAACCGGGTCGCCGTTAAAAACGAAATTACAAACCTGGTCCAACAGCCGGAGTTTGTCGATTGCAAAATGAACCACGCCAGCAGCCAACGCTAGTTAAGTCAACTCGGTCACGACTTATTCGCCTTTTTCGGACAGCAAGCCGCTTGTAGGCTTTTGAATTTTTTGTCAGTGCCGGCAATAAGACGGTTGATCGCCAAAGCCCGTAAATAAACATCCGGTGTGTTCTCGTACAGCCAATTAATACCTGCCTCGTAGAGACCTTGCGACTCAAACCAGGCGACAACGGGCGTCACGTCTTCCCAAGCAGAACTGATAAGAGTCATATACTGCGTGTGGTGATCTGCGGCAAGACGAAAAAGTTCCGTCGAATTTGAACATTCGAGCTTAGCTGCCAAATCGGGCGGCATCCCAGAAACGCAATCAAGACTTTTCTTTTTATAAGCATGCATTTTATGACTTTCGTGGCTTCAAAATTGAGGCGTTTTATGCGGTTTACAGTGTTGCAGGTTTTTGAATTTCATAGGTGTCGTAAGCTTCAAACGATTCCAGGGCCCCTTGCGGGTCCTCTTCCGAAAGGTTAGCTAACCTTCGCAAAGCTCCGGCGACCAACAGAGGAAGCGGAACATCCGCTGTGTCTTCAAAATCGTGCTCAACACTGAAGCACACGGTAAACGCGGTGTTGTATTTCTTAACCATTGTCGCCTTCCAGAAGGTCATTACTGTTGAAAAGATTGTCAAATTCGGCATCGGATATGCCTTCTTGCCTCGCTGGAAAAATCTTTTCCAACAAACCCGGCGGCAGCGATTCAACCGGTACGACTCGCACTTCCCCACCTGCGCTGTCGCGAATCTCTTTGCATCTCGCTTCTCTTTTTTCTTTGTCCAGAAAAGCAGCCGTCAAAAAGAGAGAAGCCTTCCTGAGCAACGTAAGTCGCAGAAAAACGCAATTGGGGCTTTCCCATTGTTCTACTTCTTCGTTGTTTCGAACAATGTGGTCGTACGCAGTACGAATTTCCTGCATCGCGTTACAATTTGAAGCCAAACAAGCGATTGCAAGCGTCTTGAAGTGCTCCAGCTTTTGCTGCTTCAAAAAAGAAAGATCCGGCAGAAACGGCTTAAACGGCGCGTTCGCCTCCTCAGCTTTAGCTTCAGCCCACTCCCGGTGCTCCTCCACCCAGTCGCCCAGCGACAGAAGTAAGGAATAAAGGCTGTCGGTGTTACAGCTAACTCGCGGGTACGGCGGTGATGTTATGTCCATGTTTTCCTCTGTGTTAAAGTAAAAGCGTAACCTGTTAATACGGTAACGCGAAATTTCCAGTGCGACCAGCAGCACGTTTGTGTCACTGGTCGCGTCAAATCAACAAACCGGCAGAAACAACTCGCCTAGCTCACTTTGATGCGAGCATAGTTCCATCTGTGAATACTCCCGGTTTCGCGTGGCCAATTGCAGACAAAACGGATTCTTACGTGCGCAGGCAGCACTGCATACAGCATTCTCTTGACCCAGGCACATTCGTCTCTTTCGTCATCGTTCACCTCGACCTCGATCGGACCGTTAGCTAGGTCAGCGTAGGTCGGCTCGCGGTACTCTGGTTCCTTCGCGGTTTCGATTTTGCGAAGGTGAAAAATTTGATGCGATTCGTATTCGTGATTGCTGACAGAAGTTCTTTCTTTCCAAGCACCGCCCCATTCTTGCAAGTCGCCCGGCATTGGTATCTCATGCGGTTCCAGCTCCCTCCACCCGTCAGGAATCGCAAGCGGACAACAGGTCACACCAATCGGTTTGGCTGGGTCGCAGACTTCGCCGACGCAATTCAACGGATCAGGGATCGAGCTATTCGGAGTTTCCGAAGGGTTAACCATTTTGTTGGCGTCGGCAATATGGTCGGCGGGAGCTTGTGCAGCCTCGATGAGTTCGAGGTGTCTGGCTTTAAGGTTAGACGAAATGAGGTTGTCTAGATCAAGCCGAACCGCGTATTCCCCGGCATCGCCATTAACGATAACGCCGACCTCATTGTCTCCATCCCTTCCAGGCCAGTTCACCCGCACTTTATCCCCGACCTTGGGGATCCACTCGGTAGGCTTTGCTTCGATCTTGCGACCGTCGAACGGATTCGGCTCATCAACCCACACTTCATCAATATCGTCGAAGTATCCCGGCTTAACGGTCGAACTCTTCGGAGTTTCCGAAGGGTTGGCGGCCTCGATGAGTTCGAGATCGTCGGCCTTTAGGTTACACAAAGTGAAACCTTCGCTCTCCATCCGCACCGCATACTCATAGCCCGGCAGGTCGACAATAATGCCAAACTTACCGTTCACACCCACCCTGCCCGTCCTAACTACCCGCACCTTATCGCCAATCTTGGGAATCCACTCGGTTGGCTGTTGCGGTTCGACCCAAACACCCTGTATTTCATTTGGAAAGACTTCGTTGGGGCCGGGTTTCTGTTTTTCCGAAACCCAAGGGCTGCTGGATTCTGGAACCGAACTATTCGGAGTTTCCGAAGTGTCGATGCCTTGCGACTGTTCTTCCTTGATTCTCGCGAATCTCCAAAGATGGCAAATGTGCTTTGCGTCTTTTCCTTCGGTAGAGCAAACAAACTCCCCCATGTCATTTCGGTCGTAGCAGTCAACAGGGAGAGCTACAACCGCCACCAAAGTCCGCTCAACCCACCTGGCATCACAATGTCGGATGTCTTCGGAATCTCGCACCTCGACTTGCTTTCCTGCGTCTCCTGGATGCGGCGTGCGGTAGCCTTCGCCCGGATCCGGTATCGAACCATTCGGAGTTTCCGAGGGGTTCGCTGGTTCGATTTTGCGAATGTGGCGAGCTGCGGAGTACAAGTACATGCTCGACGAACCATCCCCCCTGGCCAGCCAGGCACCTGTGCTGTCATTCATGTCGCTTGCTTTCGGAACCTCATGGGCCAACAACTCTCGCCATCCTTCGGGTATTGGAATCGCCTGACGGTTCTCAGCCCATTTATTCGGAGTTTCCGTGTGCCCCTTTGGCGGTTGAGCTGATTCCAGCACAACTTTCTTTGCTTCAGAATACTTCCGCGCAAATTCCGACACGAACTCATCGCTCAAAAGCAGTTCGCGAACGTTACTGACAGTAGCTAGACGCACGTCCTTGGAAAAGTCACGCACCGAGCTCAGCTCATAATCTTTGTAGCAAAGCAGCTCTCCGTTCTCGAATCGTACGTTGTACATGCGATCAGCTGTTCTTTGGTTTTCAACCTTGCCAACCCTGCTGTTGCTCACGACAACGACCTCATCACCAACCTTAAAACCGCTCATTTTTCACCCCGCTATTAACAAGTAGACAACAACCGAAACCAAAACGAAACCGAAAAACAATCCGCAAGAAATAAAACCGTTTGCGAACGCTTGAAACCTGGAAGAAAAAAGCAGAGACTTTATATACTCGCATTCTTCTCGAAGCTTCTCGTTTTCTTCTCGTAGACTTTTAAGTTCGTTTGAGTCCTCCTGAATCACCCTCGCCGCAATCGGCCCGAGCATTCTCAGGTCTTGCATTCTGTAGTCGTGGTGCTTATCCCAACTCATGCTTCACCCCCTTGATACATAATCTCCAATCCGATCCAAACTGCGACGGCGTGCTCCGCCCTCGCTCCCTTCGACTGCTCCCATCCGCGAAGCATGTAGATTGCGTCGCATCCAACGAGATTACTAACAAGCACCGAAGCAATTTCGTTGAGTGGCGTTGATTCGTCCCAGCATTCATCGTTTGCAATAAAATGCGGAACAGTGACAAAGACGCTCCACTCCTTCTCAGAACGCAACAATCTAAGCCTTGCCGATTCAAACGCTTCGCGGTTCAAACCCTCTATCCCCTTCATCGGCCCAGAAATGTAAATTCGTTTCACTATCTCCCCCAGTTCATTTCGTAAAGTTCTTCACGTTTCTCTTGCGTAAATTCTAGCAACGCATCTGCTATCTCCTCGCAAATTTTGATTATCGCGTTGCCGTTCATTCCTTGCACAACCGTCTCGTGCTCTCGCATTGACCGCATGCAAAAATAGATGCTTTCGTCGTCGATGTTGCCATCGTCCAAAACGATATGCAACGGCCCGCCAACTCCGCATTCCGGCACCGCGTAAAGTTCGCGGATCAACTCGGTTAATTGTTGCTCAACCATCATTTTGCGGCCTCGACGAGTTCAAGGTCTTCAAATCGAAACCAGTCAGCATAGCCACCATCCTTAGAAACAGAATGAAAATACGCCCAGCGAGTGTTTGGATTCAATGAACGCACAATCCCGACTGCGGGAGTAACATCAGCTACGCCAACCACCCGCACCTTATCGCCCACCCTGGGAATCCATTGGGCAGGCTCGATCTTGCGACGGTAGTAGCACTTATCCTGCTCCGCAATGTCGTCGTTAGCTCTCACTGACGGCTGCCATTCTCCTTTGCTGTGGAAATCGTCGCCCGGCTGTAAATCCTCCGGTGGCTCTTTGCTTAGCAACCGATAGCCTTCGCCAGGATCGGGCTTCGAACTATCCGGAGTTTCCGGAAGGTTAGATGGTTCGATGAGCTGGAGGTCTTTTGCCTCAAGTTCATACGACGTAAGCTTTGCGTTTAAAACACGCACTGCGTACTCTCCTTTCGTATCTTCAACGATGACTCCAGCTAAGCCGGTAACACGCCTGTCCGGTTTTATCACCCGCACCTTATCGCCCACCCTGGGAATCCACTCGGTAGGCGCCGAACTGTTCGGGATTTCCGAAGGATTGACCATTTTGTTGACGTCGGCAATATGGTCGGCAGGGGCTTCTGCAGGTTCAAGCCAATCGAAATCAAACTGCCAATGGTAGTAGCCTTCTCGCGTGAAACCTGCAATGGTCGCGAATCCGCGATCCACGTTGACTGCGGAAACACAACCAATCTTGTGATTGTAAAGGTCCATCTGCTCGTTCCAATACTTCCTTCGACCGGGATTGCCTACATGCTTGTTGACCTTCACCCAGTCACCGGTCTTCGGAACCCACTCGGCAGGCACGGCAGGCTCAAGCTTTCTCCGGTAATATCGTCCGGCAGACTGCGGACCGCCAACAGTTTTCCAGCCATCGGATTCGATCCATTTCTGGGAAAGCGTTACCCAAATGTCATCACCCTTAATCGTTTGCTCCGAAGGATCTTTGCTTAGCAACCGATAGCCTTCGCCCGGATCTGGCGCCCAACTGTTCGGAGTTTCCGAAGGGTTCGCGGCCTCGATCAGTTGGAGATCTTTTGCTTCAATTCCTGTCGACCTAAAGAAACCGCAAATGCTACTGACGACATACCCCTCGCTGTATTTGCCTTCCACAAGGCACTCAAGCCCGCTCACAGCCCGCCCCGGTATGGAAACCCACACCTTGTCGCCGATCTTTGGAATCCAAGTCGAGCTGTTCGGAGTTTCCGAAGGGTTGGCGGTTTCGGCGGTTTCGATCTTGCGACGATAGTAGTATGACGGAGCTTGCTGACGGGTTTCGTGCACGAATTCTGCAATCTCAACCCACTCCCCCTTTAATTTCTGCCAGAATTCATCGCCCTCCCGCACAGGTTCCGGTGGCTCTTTGCTCAGCAACCGATAGCCCGGCCCTGGATCGGGAATCAAACTATTCGGAGTTTCCGAAGGGTTGGCGGTTTCGATTTTGCGAATATGGCGAACTTCGTACAATTCGTAGGCCTTACTGCCAACAGATTTCCGCGCACGCCAAGCACCCAGCTGTTCCGCCATATCCCCCAATCTTGGCACCTCATCCGGCGACAACTCCCGCCACCCCTCAGGTATTACGAGCGGTTGCTCGCAGGTCTGCGACACGGAATCGCTTTCGATGAGCAGAGCAATAGCTTTTAAATACTCAGCAATTTTACGGTTTCTTTCTGACATCAGTCTTTCCTCTTTTGAAAACGAATTAAATTCTGATCCCGAAAACAATCGTGAACCGTCCGAAAAACAAGCTTCGCGTCCGGAGTGAAAAACGGTTCCCAGCGGAACGCAAAAAGCTGTTGCATAACGGAGCGCAAACGGGCCTCACGCTCTTCCGGACTCAAACCAACCAACGAAGCGTAAGGCACCGACGTTAGTTTTAACGCCTCACGCTTTTTACGGAAGACATCCAGCCCGTTGCCATCCGCCGGAACCACGTGCAGTCCAACGTGGAAAATCACCGGAAGGTACTCGAACCTTTTAATCCGACCGCGAATCTCCTCGGGTTCCGCCAGCAGTTTGCGTTCGTAAAAAGGCACTGCAACTTGCACACTAAAAGCGGCTTTCGTCCACCCGTGCGGACCCGTTCTACGGGAAAAGAACGGTAGACCATCTTCGAAGGAACACTTACGAGACCAGCCGATCAGCATCGAATTAGCTAAAACAGATTCGCCGAGCGACATAACACCCTCATAAACAGGGATTAATCGCAGTCGAACAAAACAAAACGGGCAAGTTTTAGGGTTTCCACAGTGAAACAGCGGCGAAGGCGTGTAGCTGCAACCAGGAGCAGGGCAATTGCACTGCCGCACCAGTTTAAGAAACTCACCTTTGAAATCCGTGGAGTCAATCGAAGACGGCTCAACACCCAGTTCATCGGCTTCTCGTTGCGCACGCTTACGGCGAACGTTTAACGCAGCAACGTAAGACTTAAGCTGCAAGCGATAACGGTACTGAAACATTAGAACACGGTGAAAAGCTTTTCGCTTTCGATTCAAGTGCAGCACACAAGAAGAAAGCAGCTTGTAAGGTAAACAAAACCTAGACGGTTGGTATTTGATTGTTTTGCAATAACCGGGCAACTTTCCAGTAGCTTTAATGCTGACCTCCTCCCAGAATTAGCAGGACGAATCCTGCCATGTGCTTTTATCCATATTTCCATTATCCTAACGGATAATAGAAACCCAAAAACCGAGTAGTTCCGATTATTATTATTATTTATATCCTTTCTTGTGGCGTAAGAAACACGTCTTTGGGTAGCTGCCTTTAGCCCAAAATAAGCTTTACAGGCGGTAGTGTTCTTTATTGACCATGGCAGAAGCTGCGGCTGCTGCTTAGACGACAGAACGACACAGCAGAACGCCTATACGAGTACAATCGCGTTTTCATTTATCCGTTAGGATAATGAAAATATGGATAAGCGCACATTGCAGAAAAAGCTGCGTTAATTCTGCTCTAGCTTTTGAAGATTTACTAATCGACTGGCGAACACGCAGATCTGCGGCCAGTCCTCGTTGCTGACGTTTCCTACGTATTGATTTACCAACTGCGGCGATAGCGAAGGCACTTTTACGGTTCTTCCGAGCATGTGCTCGTCACCAGGGCGGAACCCTTGGCTGTATAGCCACCGCTCAAACTTGAACTCTAAATCGTTGACGTAGTAGTCCGGTCTGAACATCGACGGCTGGCGTCCCTTTTTACGGGATTGAATCACCATCCGCTTTACCTCGTCGTTGACCTTCATAACATCCCTTTCTAGGCCCCTGGGAGCCCGCTGGAAGTGTTTTTCACTGCTTGGGCTGCACAGGGGCGGTTTTCCGCTTCTGTGCGTCTAATCGCTTCTTGGCGGTCTGTATTTGAACCTCGTCGCTTTCGTTCAACCTGTGCGCAACGCAGAGGCTGTCTAAAAACGCTCGCAAGGTCTGAATCGTGATTTGCCCCAGGTTGGGAATGCTCATCAGGTCCGCGACCGTTTTTGCGGTCAGATCTCGGATAGTACATATCCCGTGCTTCTCCAGTGTGTTCTGCGTTCGCAGCGTCAGCTGGGTGTTGGCCAGAGATTCGTCGAGCACATCCGGGATTTGAACTTGCTGGTATTGCTTTTTACGGGAAGCAGGCCCGCCTTTTACTTTCATGTGTGTCCCTTGTTGTCCTTTTGAAACTCAATCACTGCTCTACCGCGGTAAATGATCCGTGGAAAACGATACGCTTCCCGTCCGGTGTAGCGTATTCGACGTAATTGCCGGTTAGCGTGACTTGCTTGAGCGATTCGAAGCTTTGGCCGTCAGCGTGGACTGTCCACTTTTTGTTGGAACTTGTAAAAGAACTCCAAGCCGCTAGGCTAAACCCTGTTATCATGAGCCCAACGCCTATGATGAAAAACAACGCCGTGGAAGCTTCAACAGACATTTCTTTGGAAGACCTACGCATTTTTGCTCCTAACTTACTACTGGTTTGATTTTGGCTAAAAGCTCGAGCATCACAGCTTCAACTTCTTCTTCGGTTGCCAGCTGTAATTTCAAGTGACGTTCGCGAGCCTTTTTGTCCCTATCCGCGAGACCGCGTAGCTCGTACGCAAACGGATCAATGGCAGTTTGCCACGTTCTCTTGCCCTTTTCGCACTTGTAAGTTGCAAAACGCCATTCCACTGCGTCGGAATAAACACCTAAACTTAAGAGCACTTCTATCTTGACGCGACTTCCGTCGTCGCGTCGTATAATTTTTTCGTGTTTCATCTTTGTTCCTAAAGCAAAATTACATGAATGCAGCGTAAGAGACGTCTTGCGTTTTGTCCTTGAACTTTTCACCGGCAGGTGTCAGCTGCAGTGTGCCGTGGACTTCGAAAATGCAGTCGTCGTGCGCGCGGGTTTCATCGTAACTCCCGCCGTTATCTTTGTTGTAGTAGGTAAAAGACAGTGTAAGGCCTTTACCGTCGACCTCGGTAGCTTTGTTAAAAGCTGCGAGCAGGTTTCCGACAAGCACGTTTGTTTGCTCTTCGGTAGTTTCGGCTAGCAAGCTTTCAGCGAGATTGCCCCAGCTTTCAAACTCGGCGTGGTTTTCAATCGCAGCTATTTCTTGCGGGCAAAGCGCTTTCACGGTTTCGTATTCAAAAGCTTTTGCGCTGCAAGCGGCGTATCCCATTCCCATGTTTTGTTACTCCAGTTAAGTTCAAAGAAATTGCGGTTGCCACGTGGATTTACGACTCAAGCTCCGTTATTTCGACACCAAACGGGATTCCTGTGTCGCTCATAATCAATCTCCTGAATAAAAAAAACCACTAAAACAGCTTGACGCCGAAGGGGTCGCCGTGCTCGGACTGGAAAAGATTGAATGCCTCTTCGTAGCTGTAGACTTGAGGCCCGATACCTACTTGTTTTGACATTAAAAAAACAACTCGAAACTTCGAATCCTCTTCTCCAATAGCCGGAGTCTTGAATCTTAGAAGCACATTCCGCATGGGGTCCGCTTCCGCCGCATTCGCAAAGTGCCGGTACTGCTTTGGCTTCTCGATCTTTCGGACGATGACAGTGCCGTCAAGGTAAGTGCCAGGGCCAGCCGGCACCACCTTGCCGGCTCCGTTGATAAAAAATTCGCCGGCGACAGGTCTTCCAACCCTCACCGGATCCCAACCGTCTGGGATTCCTTCCAGACTGAAAGCTTGTGTTTTGCCGACAATACGCTCGGCTCGCATGTCTTTACCTTTGAGGGCGTTGTTGATGTGACCTATCAAATCATCTGCATATCCCTCATCGTGCGTGATCTCAATCAACGATTTCTTAAATCTCATAATCATCTCCCAGTAAAATAAATTTCGAACACCGTAATTACCATCTGCTTAACCGTTGGGTTTAACTCTTCATCGCCGAGTTACGTAAGGTTCTCTCCCCTCACGCAATCGATAGGCACACGAGCGATGGCGATGCACGCTTCCTGCATGTTCTCCAGTGCCTGTTCTTTCGTTGAGTACACCCCGCCAGCGAAAACGACAGCATGCGATTCCTCGTAGATCGTCGCCCAGGCCTCCATCTTGATTCGCGGCTTTGTGTCGATTAGGTCGTTTTTGTGATGGTAATCGCCATCGATGAAATATCGCCCGTTGTTCGCGTTCCATGTAGTAAGACTGTTGATACCTTCTTTGACGCTGTACCCAATCGCAATCCTATCCTCGACTGCAACGATCTTGACGTCGCGTCCGTCCCGTGTTTTGTACATGCCTACTGTGAGCATTGCTTCATTTCCTTTCGACTTTGAAGTTTTAATCGTGAATGTAAAAGCTAGGCGTCACTGGCTTCCATCGCCTTGACGTGTTCAAACAGAATAACCACGCATTGAGCAGCGAATACTGCATTTTCGCCGCGAAGTTCGGGTTTTGCTTGTCCGCTCGCAACCAAACGGAAGTATTGCTCAAACGCATCGCTTTGAGCGACATGGGCAAGATGATTTAACTTTCGGAACTTCTCAAAAAGCTCCTCTAATGTTGGTGCGCTCACGTGTCACCGCCTTTCGCTGCTTGTGTAGAATCAGTCAAATTGCTCATGCTTCATCGTTTCCAACTGTCAAGAATTTTTGCAACGCTTTCCCCGTCTGTTCGTTCGATCAAAACAAAAAAATCGTTGTCATCGTAGCTACCATCGCTATCTCTGTAGCGATGGACGCTGTAACCCATTTTCCGCAATTCCTTCATTGCCTTTCGTAGTTGCTCACGATTTACATTAAAACTAGGTACTGATAAACCTAATTGTGGTGTATACGCTTGGGCGTCCGTATCCCATGTCCCAACGGAATACAGTTGTTCGCTCACGCGTCACCGCCTTTCGCTTTTGCCATCACGCACTTAATGACCGCTTTAACCGCTTCGCCGTGCGTAGCCCACCAAGAAGACGCATCGCCGTGCATCTTCTTGATCTCTTCGCTTTCAGGCGTCCACGCTAACCAGTCCTCGTTAATGCGCTGCTGGCAGCCGATAGCTGTTCGGTCTGCGTAAACGCAAATCGACCATCCGCCAAAATCCATACGGCAAATCGAAGCGTCGATTTCGGCCTCAATAAGATTAGCCTCGTCAAGGTCAGCGCCGCCAAGGTTGGCCCCGCTAAGGTTGGCCTCTTCAAGGTTGGCCCCGCAAAGGTTGGCCCCGCTAAGGTTGGCCCCTTCAAGGTTGGCCCCGCAAAGGTTGGCCCCGCTAAGGTTGGCCCCTTCAAGGTTGGCCCGGCTAAGGTTGGCCCCGCGAAGGTCGGCCCCGCTAAGGTTGGCCCATTCAAGGTTGGCCCTGCGAAGGTCGGCCCCGACAAGGTTGGCCCGGCTTAGGTTGGCCCCGGCAAGGCAGGCCCTTTTGCCGCCCTCGTTACGCAACCACTTATCGTGATCGTCCAGGATTGCTTTTAGTTCTTCAGGTTTCATGCGTTATTGCCTTTCGTTGGAAGTTATTTTTTGTTTTTCAAAGTCTGCCTCTGAAAGCTTGCTTACTCTTCGGCAACTAAGCCTCTTTGTTTAAACCATTCCTGCTCCGTGCCAAAAGTGTACGGTTTAAAGTTTGGACCCATGTTATGACTTAAATGCGTAACACGTATTCGCTCGCACTGAAACACGGGTTCCGGTTCGTCTTTTTCGCGTCGAAACTCGAGCACAGAGCCGTCTGACCGTTTTAGCGTAAATTCGTCTCCTTGTTTTATTTTTTTCAATCGGCACCTTCTCTGTCGTCATACAGGTCTACGCCAATTATCTCTCCGCCTTCGCCGTCCAGAACGATTGCAGCATAGCCGCTGTCCGGATAGTCCTCGCGAAGCCGACGCTGGCAAAAACTTTCAAAAGCAAGCCAAATCAATTCGGCCTGCGACTCGGTCGCCGAAAGCTGCTGCACTAGCAGCAGCTTTAACATTTCTTCAGGTTTCGGTTTCGTCACTGTGCGGTTAAGCCTTCTTTAATTGCTGTTTAAGTTCGAAAGCAATGATTAAACTGTCTTCGGTTCTGCATCACTTCCGCCGCAAAAAAAGTTAAACGCGAAGCAAAGTCTTCATCGTGAAAACGAAGACCGTATTGTCCGTGCACAAATTCGTGCGCGGCCACGAGGATCAGTAAATCCTTGTCTTTTGCCGAAAACCGTTTCTTGAAATTCGGCAACACCGGGTTGATGTAATAGATGCTCTCGTTTTCGTGAAGCTCGTGCTGTGCCAAGGTCGCGTCTTCAGTAGCATCGTCGAAAACAAAACCGATCGAGAAGCTTGCCGATACTTTTGCGATACGGTGCAGTTCAATCATGATTTTACGCCAAGTGTCTGCAAGCTTCCTGGCGTGCGGCTGCATGCTTTCACCTGGAAGAAATCGCTTCGGGATTCGTCGGCTCATCTTGTTGTAAACAACAAACCGCATTTCTCCGACGCCTCGCCTTGCGTTGGAACAAGTCGGCGAGGCGGCCAAGTTCGCAGAGCTACCGAACAGGACATGTCGTAAGGGTGCTGAAGACTCTTGCAGCGTCTCAGCGCTATCGCTTGCTTCGGTAACACTTTCCTCTTTTGCAGGCTGCGTTTCAAACAGACAAGCAACTCGAGTGTCCCCGAAAAACTCACGCGTTTGCCTGGTCGGCGACAAAGCACTTCGCCGGTCTACGGCGAGCTCCGTCAGAAAGGAATCAAGCTCCGCTGAGAACTTACCGAGTAAACCGTCGCGATTGCTTGTCAGGCGATCTACGCTTGATCCGCTGAGCTCGAGAACGACGCAACGGTCCAGCTGCGTACTTCGAGTAAACATTGGAATGCCGTTTATGCGAACCACCAGCAGTTGCTTCTCGTGGTTGTTCGTATAGACCTCGCCGAAAGTTAAGCTTCTGCGGTGTTTCCCCTTGCGTAAATCTGGAGACCTTAAATCGCCTTCAAGTCGGATGTTGCCGGACCACTGTGCGAGGCTTACAAAGCGTTCCGCATGTGCCCTCAAGGAATCCGCAAAAAGGCCTTTAATCTTGACCTTTGACATGGTGTTCGCGACATCAGAAGTTGTCGTTACGGTGTAGTCACCGCCCCTGCCTTTAACGTGCAAGTTACCGGTGATAATTTCGTAGCTTTCTTGGGCGAAGTACAGCAGCGTTTTGGCCTTACCAAAACCGCCAACTGTTCCCTCGAAGCCTTTTCCGGTGCCACCTAAAGCAAAAAGCTTGTTTTCAATTGTTTCCAAATCCATGTGCTTACCGTCGTTACCCCAGGTAACGATCGTGTAACCGTCTTCTTCGGTGACATTGAACCAGCTGTTTTTGCATCTCGGTGCGTCGATGCAGTTTTGCAATGCCTCACGAACAAAAGCCCATCGCCAATTTGCGTATTCTCGAAGTTCTTTTGCAAAGAACTCCGGTCCAATTTTTACGGATTTTGCTTCAGCCATTGTTTTATCCTTCTAAATTGTTGCTTGTTTCGGTCGTTTCAGCTGTCGAGCGATTGGCCTTATCAGCTTCGACAAGTTGCCTTGCGGCCTCTTTTAGAATGCAAATGTGGCCGTTGAGGGTCAAATAATCGCCGCACTCCTCCATTTTTGACGTTGTCTCGGCTAAACCGCCGTGGGAAGTTATTCCTTCCCACTTGGCCAAGGGGATATCGTTGAAGCTCGGATCTCGTGACGCCACCAGCTGACTAAGTCCGATGCGACCCAAAACACGCGTCTTGTATGTATTGTTTACGAACTGCCCGTAATAGGCTTGGTGGGTTGCCTTACCTGCGATATAGTCTTTTCTGGATATCATTCGTAAGTGTTCGTCCTTTCAAAGTTAGGTTTTGTGTTCTCGCGAAGCCACTTGGCCTGCGATGTCATGTTGTCGCTGCCGTTTTCAGCGGCATACGCAGCCGCGGTCGAGGCGTGTTTTGCTGCGGCACGAGCCTCCATCGCACACGAAGCCCAGGCAGCGTCAAAAAGTGCCGGGCGACGTGTCTCAGAGTGCACAAGCCGAGCTCCCTCCCTGGCTTCGGTTAACTCGTTCTCCGTGGCGCTATCGTTGGCAAACAGCTCGGCAACGTCGATAGCTTTTGTTGTTCTTTCGTCCTTTAAAAGATGCTCAGCCGATCTTGCGCAGTGAACCGCGAAAAGACGTAGTTCCTTGTCGCTTAAAACACCTGGCTGAAGGGCAACCCGGATTAGCCACGAGGGTTTCAGTTTGTCCCAAGCATCTTGCATCTCCGTACAATTTTCTTCCGCCCACCGGTATACGTCACCAAGGCTAGCGTGCCGCTCGAAAAACGTTCTGACAGTCACCGGCCACGCATGATGGCTTGGCCAGTCCGACAAGAGACTTCCGTATTCTGAATCGTCTTGGGTAAAAGAAATCGTACACGTTTCACCGTTCAATAGATCGGCAATATCTTGCGGGTCCCACTCTAAAGCTACGTCCTCGATTAGCCCGTCGATGTACACGCCGACCCATCCTGCAGCGTCTTCAACAAAAACAACATTTCGCACCATTGAATCACCCTATCTTGATTTTTGCTGTTGTATGACACGTTCAATTCTTCGGTTTTTGTCGCTACAAGCTTCGACTTGCATTAACACGAAAGCGAAAATGAACAAAAAAACAATGACTCCCGATTCTTTATGCACGAGACAATGTCCCCCATTGAGTACAGGTTTTACCCGCAGCCAATAGCTCTTCGCGGATTTCAAGATACTTCCTGTCACATCCAGCACACGTGTACGTAGACCAGATGTCCCAAACCGCAGCGTCAAGATTGGCGTTCTTCCAGTCGAAGTCGTACGCGTTTTCGTGCACGAGGGTTATCGGCTTGTCGGACACGGCTTTCAGCTTTTCGCCGAAGTAGTTCAAGACGTCTTGGTTCCGGTCAATAATAACTACTTCGGTTACTTTAGAACGCCGTAAAACCTGGTACGCAAACCAGCCTAGACCCATTCCGGCGATCACCGTCTTGCCTTTTGTTTTTGCAATTTGCGATCGCTGGGTGCGTATTTCCATGGGAGTAAAACTCATCCAGGGCATGCCTTGCGGACTCTGTAAAAGCGGTATTAAGACGTTCGCGGAAAACCCGATTCTTTTTCTGCTTTTTGGCTCGACTTCAAGCCAGTTTCTACGCATCGTCGGTCGCTCTCTCAGGATTCCGCTGATAGCCGATTCAAACGGATAAACAGCATTGAAAAAGCGAAAACCGCCGAGATTGATGGCGTTTTCAGGTGGCCGGTGCGGCGAGCCCTCAGGCAGACCTTTTGTCCACGGCAAATGTTCTTCGCATAAAGCCTTAAAGCTTTCTGCGTTGAACACGGTGTAATCCTGGCTCAGCTTGAAATCGAGCGTTATATCGACTGTTTCTTTCGTTAACATGTCTATTCCTCAAAGTTCGGTTTTGTGTTTTCGCGAAGCCATTTGACCTTTTCTTGTAAATTGGCTTGCATGGCTCTTTCTCGGGCCCGCAAAGGGTTTCCTCCTTTTAGCAAATCTTGGCTTTCGGCTTCGCTGTTCTCGGCGTCGCGTGCAACAGCCCAAGCTGATGCCCAGGCAATCTCGTCAGCGTCCGCAGCCTTGTAACAATTCTTCGGAAGCATGATCCGCATAACCCCCCACGCGGCTCTATTCGCGTGTAACTCAGGCGAATCAATTGCCAAAGAGGTGTTCAATAAGAAATTCTCGTCGCTAAACAAATCATCCACCGCAGCCTTGCCGTTCAGGATTCTTTCAGCAGTTTTAACGCCCTTCTTAAGTCGCGAATCGGTTAAGAATCGCTCAACGGAGCGAGCGCAGTAAACCGCAAACAGCTGCAGCTCTTTGTCTGTTAGAACCCCGGGCTGACAAGCAACCCAAAGGAACCACTCGGCGTCGTCCAACTTGTTCCAAACATCCTGCATGTCTGTGCAATTCGCTAAGGCCCATTCGCGGCCTTCCGGGCATGCACAATTGCGGGCACAAAACTTTGCAATCGAAATCATAAGAACTCCATAAAAAAACCCGCCTCGCGGCGGGTTCGGTGTAGCTAAGGTTTATTCGGCCTGTAAGCCGTGGTCTAGAAACCACTTCTCACGCGTTGTTCCGTCAAAAACAACCACTACCTCGTCGTCTCGGTGCGTCGCGCGTCTTACCACTTTGCCGTGGTATTTCGGGCTGAACGGTAAACACTTGTCGCCTTCACGACTAAAAGTCCCGTCATCCATGTAAACGTTTCGCGTTATCCTGTCGCCGGGTTGCCATTTGTGTGCCACTTTAACCTCCAGTATTCGCGGATCCGCCGGTGTGCCACTCGTCTTGTTCAAGGTATACATCGCTTGTGCGGGGTAGGCCTTGCGCAAAGTATTTTCCATTGTAAAGGCTTGGCGCTGTACCGTGAAAACGCGGTTCAAAAAAGTAAATTTGACATATTCGCATTCCGGAGTAAATTCGGACAGGGATCACGCAAGAGACCTCCAACGTCCACGTGCCATGAAAGCCAATGTCGCCGAAACCCGCGGTGGCGTGCACATTAATTCCGAGACGACCTATCGAAGAGCGACCTTCGATACATGGAACGTACTTGGAAGTTTGTGTTACTTCCTGCGTAGCCATGAGGTAAAGCTGGCCCGGTAGAAGCAGGTAACCCTCTACCGGGATTATTTCGGTTTCGAAAACAGGTTTCTTCTTCGCGTCAAGCGAGGGGCTAATGCTTGTAGCAATGAATTTGCTCAACCGAAGATCGTACGAGTTCGGTCCAAGCTGCTCCTTGCGGTACGGTGTTATATCGATATCGCCGTTTTCAATCGCGTTTTGAATCGCACTTCCGGTTAAAATCATGATCACGCCTCAAAGTTAGGTTTTGTGTTTTCGCGGAGCCACTTAGCCTGGGCCAGCTGCATTGCGGCTGGCTTCTCCGGATCGAGATACCAAGTGCGTGCGATAGCCAAAGACGCATATGCCGCGTGAGACGCAAGGCTAAACGGCATTAAAAGTTTTCCAGTCAAAAGGTAGGCCAATTTGTTCGCCGCCCTTCCCCAGTTGGCGGTAAAAGTCGAGTAAACGTCAAACGTTTTAAACATTGTCGCGGCTGCCTCCCTGACTAGCTCTAGGTCAGTTACCGAAGCTTCGCCGTTGGCGAATTTTTCAGCAACGTTGACGCACTCGTTGATCCGAGGATCGGTTAAGAACTGTTCAAGTGATCTTACGCAATGGACTGCAAAAAGCCGCAGCTCCTTTTCGCTTAAAACACCGTGTCGCAAAGCAACCCAAATTAACCATTCGGGCTGTAGCTTGTTCCAAACATCCTGCATGTCTGTGCAATTCGCTAAGGCCCATTCGCGGCCTGCGTGGCAAGCATGTCTCGCAGTGCAAAATTCTTTGATCGTCAGCATTAGTCTGCCTTTCTTTCCGCTGCGGCCAGTGCCTGAGCCGATATTGCGGCAACGAAAAAAGCGAAAGCTATTAACGCGTGCGGACTATTTCTTAGGTTTTCGATCGCTTCGTTCATCTTTTGCCTCCTCCCAATCAATGGCCATTATGCCTTCGCGAACCGCGTCCGCCAAGGCACCAATTTCAGGATAGTGTATCGGCTTTCCGCCAGTGCGAAGGATAAAGCCGTTTTGAATTTTTGTTATGCGTACGGAGGTAGTTACGTCATTACCTTCGGACGTGACGCCGAATTTGGGTAGCATGTTGCTCCTATCTAAGATTTAACGCAAGAACAGCACCACCAGTAGTTGGTTGTTTCAGTTGTTTGGCACCAGTTTTTATCTCCGGGTGTCAGCTTTCTGCGACATATACCGCAGACTGTGTCTTTGGATCGCAACGGTAGCGTCTTTAAAACTGGGCCGAATGCCTCAGGTACTGCTTCTTGCTTGGTGACGGCTTGAACTGCTTTTTTGCTCCCGGGGTTTGTCAACTCCGCGAGAAGATCTTCAATGTTCATGAAGGCTCGATTTCATAAATGTCTTTCTTGCCCATTATCGAAAGGGCGTTTTCAACGTACTGGGCATCTTTAGCGTCGGCGCGAGCGTACTTACTGATCTTGTCGACCAGCCTGTTTCCTTGCAGCGTTTCGCGTGGCAACCAATGCGTTTTAACAATAAGACCGAACGCCAGGAAGTCGGCCAAGAACTTGCCGCAAATAAAGCTGGGACTGGCGGTTGTAACCACCTGGCTATCGGTGAAGATGTGAACGTGCTTGCAGCTGGCAGTTTTTGTTTGCTGTCGCGAGAAGTGAATGAGCGGTTGAAGGTAAGCCATGTACTCGGCAACATTTACGGTGCCCTCGCTCAAGCTTCCGCTCCATGCCGTACGTTTCAGGCCTTCTTTCTCGATCGAAAGACACCCCCAACCGCAAGGTCCGGTCGCCGATCCCGAACCGTCTCCAATGAGCAAAATGTCCCACTTTTCGATTTGAAAATGAGCCAGGAGCTCTGATAAGTCTTTGAACTTTGACATCGTGTAATTCTTTTTCCCGTTAGCTAGCCTTCTTGGAATCTTCGATCGCCCACGTTGTAAGCTGATCGAAAACCTGCTCAATACAGCTGACCGCGTTAAAAGCGTCATACGAGTCGGTGGGCGAGTCGCCGTGCGACGGGGCACCTGTGATACCCAAAAGGTAATTCACGGGGTCTATGCGAAGCCAACCCACGTCTTTCGCCGGCTGTTCGTAGTTTCCGCAGACCTCAACAACGTACTCAAAAAGTTGTTCGCGTTTTTCGTCGACGTTAGCGTCGTAAAGAAAAGCGGCGCAATCTTCGAAGTCTTCAGCGACAAGCGTCTTAATGATCGCTTTCACGGCGTTTTTTCTTTCGTCCGTCATCTCGCACATCGGTGCGATTGCGAACATCATGCTCAAACCCATAGTTTTACCTTTCAATAATTACAAACAGATGCGGGGTCAGCCGGGAGTCTTCGGACAGAAAAACCTTGCCGGGCAATCAGCGTGAAAGTGTAAGCTCCGCAGTCGAACTCAAATCCTTTCACTTCTTTAGTACTTCCGCCTTCGAGTGTCACGGTTATTTGCTTCGGCGTAATCTTCCTCACCCTTATCCACTGGAAAGCAGGGTGTGTAGCGTGTTTATTGTAGACCTCGTCGCCAACACGTATGTCTTTCGCTGCAATGTGAAGCAACATTTAACTTCTTTCTTTTAATCTTCATCCCACCAAAACCGGATACTGCGGGATCGTCGGTCGACTCTTACAAATCGGTGCCGAACGATGTGCCGCCAAACAGACAGAAGCGACAAGCCTTTGGTGTTCCGAGGGCAGTCCCGATGTCGCCAACGCTCTACCAGCTCACGGTTTGTGTCGGCACTGCTTTTCTCTCGCTTGTAGCCTAGTCGCTGCAAAATGTTTCGTTTCGTTTCATCAGGTATTCGCATGTTTCAACTCGTGTTACTGTTCGAGAAATTAATACGCTAGACTTTGCGTTTTTTAGTAGCGATCCCCTGCTGAAATACTAATCGGAGGCTCTTTCTCTTTTCTCAAAGCATCCTTTTCAAGCCTTCTAAACTTGCGTTTGGCTTGCTTGGTTTTTGCCTTGACGCTCGGTAAATGCTGAATGCACTTGCTCCAGCGTTCTTTGCACAGTTTGTACGGGCTAGGCATTGTTTTTTTCTTTCTTTCTAATCCGCCAACCCCACGTGCGGACAACGACTATCTCGTAATCCTCGTGAATCGCTGGAAAAGGTATTTCCTTGCCCACATACCATTCCCCGTCTATGACGCAACCGCCGTTGTAACGTGTGCGTCCAAATTGCGAGCAAACGGAAGCAGAGGAACCCAAATAACCTGGAAACGGGTATTTAGTCCCGAGACCATCGCGGGCGTAGTGTTTAGCCCGTTTTTCGCACTCTGCTTTGCCCCATGTTTCTTGCGGATGAACGTAGTAGTTGTTTTCAGCAGCCATTTCGCCACGCTACTTTCTCGGGCTATCGTACAGGTCGGTTCGGTCCGCGTCGGCAACGTAAAAGTCGGTTTTACCGCCGCCGTAAGCCAACGCAAACCTGAGATTCTTCTTGGCCTTGTGCTCGCGACAGCAATCACTGCTGCAGTATGCGTTGTTGTGCCGCTTTTCTTTGCCGCAGTTTACGCACGGACGAGCAGGCGTTTCCGGTTCGCTAGGCGATCCAACGCTGTGCATAAGTCCGCCGCCGTAACCAAGCATCGCCGCGGCAGCCATTGCCGATTGCATTTGAAAATTTCTTGTTAGCGTGGCCTTATGATGTGACTGCGCTTCCGTTTCTTTGTTTTCACTCATCCTTTTCACTTTCTTCTTCGAGGTTCAAGTCGTCGAGACTAAATTTGGGAGTACGACAGACGGTGTAGAAATAATCGTTGCCCAGGTTGGCCAGTCTGGCTGCAGCTAAAGCCATAATTACGGCTTTAGCGAACCAAACGACCAACCCGGTGCCTTGACTTTGCAAGATAAGGACGCACAAAAGTGCGACCCAGGGAGATAAGCAAAAACAACAAACTAGGAGTTCCCCCAGTTTGCCTGTCCAAGTCTCCACGACGGCCCGCCTTCCGGCGAACAGCAAGGAGTGATGCCATATCTCTATTATTTGCCACGTAGCCAAGGCTGCAACAATCAATTCCATGGGTTTACCCGTTTACTATTTTTAACGAACCGAAAAGCATCAAAAAGGCCATGATGCCTAGACCGATGTCACCCGTAGCACACAGGTAGCAACCGGTGCACAGTAAACCGAGAAACCAAACCGCTATCGTTTTATCCATTACCATCTTCCTCCGAAGGGATCGGAGGAGACCAACTGTTTAGGCTAACTCGATCAGAGGGGGGCGCCCCTTCGCCTGCTATCAATTCCTCCAAGGGTTTACCGCTCGGGACCTCGGTTTGATTGATCAGCAACTGTTTTGGAGCCAATCTAGACGACGGCCAATTTAGCGGTCGCAATTGTTTTCTCCGGCTGTAGGCGAAAGAACTTCTGGTAGGCATGTGGCCTCCCCCGCTGCTAGTTACTCTTTGTCCGTCGAACTGAAAACCATATCATTGATTCCCATCACGACAGCTAATAAGCCGCCGCCAATGAGAATCACCAACTTGGCGGTTAGGGCCGCTACTCCGATTATACTCTTGGCTGTGAGAGACAGTAAGTCAAACACAGTATCGCTTAACTTCAAGATGACATCCTCCTACGATCAAATCAAAAACGCCAGAAAAACTTCCAGCCAGGTTTTGGCGGAAGAACAGGCACACGACCCGTACATAATCAGCGAAAACAGGCTGACCGCTGTCGCCCAGGAAATGGGCTACAAATCGCCAGCGTTAAAAAACCAGCTGGATCGTAGACTTCACTTGGCAGCTTTTATGCTCAGGTCGTCAGGTTATCCGACGCTTCAGCCGTTGCTGCCGCTGCTGCTTTCCATCCGTGGCAAGCCTTATCATTTACACGATCACTTTCCTTTCGCTCCTTTCTTTAGGACTAGAATGGCAAGGACAACGCTGCTGAAGACCGGGCGACAAGTGTCTAAAAGCACGTCGCTGGCAGCACAAGGCGTCCTCTTCTCAAACTGTATTCCGTATTTTAGCACGCTTTTCCTTACGCCGTTGTTCGAAATGATTCGGCGTTTTTCGCAGAACTACGTCGCCCCTTTCATTGAAACCAGCCCCGTCGGCAAGTTGTTCACCGATGAGAAAACGGTGAACAACGTGCTGCAACGATCGTTTAAAAACCGGTCGCAAATGCTTTTCTCTTTCGCGTACCTCGACGCGGAAAGAACACGTGGTATCTCCGCCGACAAGAATTGTATCGATGAAATCCAGGACATGGATATTTCGTTTTTACCGATCATCCACGAAACCATTTCGGCTTCGCGTAGCTGGGGTATCAAGCAGTACGCGGGAACTCCAAAGACGCTTGACAACACGATCGAAAGACTTTGGATCGATAGCTCCATGGCCGAGTGGATTATAAAGTGTCCGCACGGAGGTTGCGGCCACTGGAACATACCTTCGCTCGAGTATGACTTACTCAAAATGATAGGGCCCGTCCGGGATGATATCAGCGAAACGGCTCCGGGAGTCAGCTGTGCTAAGTGCACAAAACCTATAAATCCTAGGCCTGCCTATCAAGGTGGAACGGGTCGATGGTTGCATCGCTACGGTGACAAACGCTGGAGTTTTGCAGGCTACCACGTGCCGCAGATCATCATGCCTATGCACTACGCGAACCGCGAAAAGTGGCAAACGCTGGTCGACAAGCGGGACGGTAAAGGAAACACGCCGATTCACGTTTTTTACAACGAGGTGTGCGGCGAGTCGTGGGACAGTGGCAGTAAACTTGTCACCATCACAGACCTCAAGCGTGCCGCCTGCTTACCTTGGAGAAACTCACTTGAAACGGCGAAGACGAACATCGACAGCTACCTGTATCGTTTTGTTTCGGTCGACTGGGGCGGAGGCGGCGTAAGCAACGGTAAGAGCGACCTTGCTCTGCAGTCTTACACCTCGATAGCCGTGTGCGGACTTTGCCCGGACGGGCGGGTTGACATTATCTACGGTTACCGCAGCTTGCATCCGCACGAACACGAGAGGGAGGCTCGCTTGATCCTGAACATCATGTCGGCCTTCCGCTGCTCGCACGTCGTGCACGATTACACTGGGGCAGGTACCGTCCGCGAGACACTGCTTGTCCAAGAAGGGTTACCCCGTGATCGTATTTTGCCCGTGGCATACACTGGCCCGGCTAAGGGTGGTTTGATCATTTTCAAGCCTGCAACCGGAAAGCATCCGCGTGCGCATTATGCGATGGACCGTAACAGAGCGTTAAACTACTGCTGCCAGTTCGTGAAAAGCGGGGTGTTGCGGTTCTTTGAATACGATTACCGTGGTTCGGACGACGTCGGATTGCTTCACGACTTTTTGAACCTCATAGAAGACAAAAGCGAGTCGGCTTCCGGTCGTGACACTTATAAGATTCTGCGAGACCCTGCCGGTCCCGACGATTTCGCGCAAGCCGTCACGATGGGTTCCATGATGCTGTTCCAAATGGCCGGAAGATTTCCGGACCTTTCTGCCTACAAGGACATAACACTAAGCGAGGACGTGGTAGCTTCGACACAGGGTGTTCGCGACATGGACTGGTACTAGCGATATCCTCGCTTGCGGCTTATCGAATTTTCACGCGACTAGGAGTTCACTTTTAGCCTACGATAGGCTCTGTCTAGCATCTCAGCAGGTACAAAGTCAAACAATTCGCCGAAAAGCTTGCGAGTAAGTTCCAACCACCCTTTGTACAGTCGAACCCCCTTAGGCGGTTCTTGCCGGGTAAAGTGCTTCAAGTAATTCATCGCTATCTTGTCCGCACTGTGCGACAACAGGCGAGCCTCAAGGTTCTCGTCTTCTGCAGCCACCTCGACAACTTCCGACGCCCCGGGCTTGTCGTTAAAAGCCACAAAATAGTTGTCGGCACACTTTTTAACAGCTACGCTCAACTTCTCCACTTTACGCGGCCAATGGTGTTTCCACAGACCCGCGGGCCCTTCTCGCAGGTCAAAGCGGACGAATAGCTGGTGCAGAAACGAGTCGTATTCCGTTCGCGTAATTGCTACGCCGTGCGGAGTTTTCTTGCCAACGCTGGCCGTTATCTGTGCACAAACAGCCATGGCTGTCGCCCAGACTATTTCCATCTCAGGGCCCGACTTCTGCAGTGATTCCTGCACGTCCTCTGTCAGCTTGCAGTAACTCTGTCGCGGACCGGGTACTGCATCGGAGAAGGTGTAAGGTGCCGTTGTCTTGAAGACGCCCTTAACGACCTTTGTTCCGTACAACTGAAAGCCCTCCGGATCCCACCCGATGCGTTCCAGTCCTTTCACGATTTGCGGTTCTTCGATGCGGCAAGCCACCGCCAACGGTTCGAAGCTTTCGCAAGCTTTAGTTGTCCATAACGGGGCTTCGTGCGGTAAAAAAACGGGTATCTCGTTGGAAAGCGCCAGCTCAACAAAATAGCGAAGCGAGCCCTTCCTTTCCTCGACGCGAAAAGGTATTTCACTCCCGTTTATTCTAAAAACGCCAACGTGTTCTTTTTCGCCGTCAGGTCGCACCACCACGTGACTTACGCGAAGCGTCCCTGGAAACTTGACGACATTCTGCAGGTTGAACCACTTACCGTCTCGCTCGATGACGACAGTGTGTCCGTGCGTAAACCGGTTACCGGCACCGTGTCGCGTTGGAACATTCACACGACGAGAGAAAGAGGATTTGAAGTTTGGATCCAGGTGCGACCGGACTAACTTCGAAACGCTTTCGCCGTAGTTGTCACAGTCGGCCATCAGCTGGGCTTTTTTGTCGTGCGATGCGGTTTTCAGCCAATCCGACAAGGCTTTTTCATAGGGCTTGGCGTTGCTGGCGATTCGTCGAACTATCTCCGCTGGCGGGTCGTGCCGAAGCCAACTGTTCCAATTCTCGCGTGACGCTTGCCCGTTCTGCCTCCGAAGCTGTTCCGGTCCCACAAAAGACAATTTGGCGCCGAGCATCATCGCCTGGTGCAGAATTATGGGAGTAGGGTACTTTTCCCAAAAGATAGGTAACTTACCTTCAGCGATGCACCATTGTGACTTACAAAAAGACCTTGCCGGTTTTGTCCAGCCAAAAAGCGGTAAAGGCACGTCGCTTGTCGTAAAATTCATGTTTTGCAGCTGCAAATAATTCGTCATCATCGACGTGACGATTACGAAAGGAGCCTGGAAACGGTGCAGAAGCTGAAGCCCCGAGAAGGCAATGTCGCTGATGCACAGTTTGACGCCCGGTGCGATCTCGCCGTCTTGCGTGGTGAGCGTCACGTAGCCGATGTCTTTCGGGTTCCTGTAGCAAGGGACGACAAGTATTGCGCGTTTGTGTGTTCTAAATTGCGGCTCGAGGAAAAGTTTCCGGATCTCGCTACCGGTTATCGTTCCGAAAAGCGAACCGGGACCGGCTAAAAAGCGTTCACGGCTCATGCGATCTGGTCGCAAACCGTAATAATGCAGGAGCTCCATCCCTGGTGCAGTCGGCTTCATCATCTCGTTTTGCGCGGTGTGCCAGATGTGGTTAACGCGTTCTTGCCGGTTCTGCACCCGATCAAAATCCACTACAAACTTTTCGGGTACCCGGTACTCAAGCTTGGTGTACAAATACTTGATCGTCTCAACTTGAGACATTTTAAGCCGAGAAGCCGCAAGACTCAGCACGGTCCCGGCTTTTTTGCAGTCAGAACAGTAGTGCGATTCTTCCAGATATCTGCTATCTTGGTATATGTTCCAAGCGTTTTCACCGCAATACGGGCACTTTCCCGCAGCCGTGTATATGTCAAAAGGCTCTAGCCCTATGTAGGGGGCTATCACGGAATACGTTAAACTGGAGTGAATGTCGAGGAGACTAGACACGATGACTTACCCTGTACTTGACCCGACCAACGATAAAAACAAATCTGGCTTGATCAAGGTCGCAGAGACTTTCGAACTTCCGGACTTCGTCAAGGCAGCAGAAATGGACACGGTGGCGAACACTGCATACATAGCGAAAACTGCGTATGCGGATTACCCACATAGTTTAAGGTACCCTTGTCATACGGCGGCTGCAACTTGGCTTTCCTCGGCTTATTTTCAGTTTAAGCGTGCTTCGTTCAGTTCCAAGGAGCAGAAAAGGATCGAAGAAAACCTGAAAAAGGCGGCTGCTTACCACGGAGTTAAAGCCGATTGCGACAAAGTTCTCAGCAAAGAAGTTGCGTTGCCGTCGCTGGACGACAGCGACTACGCATACGTTTACAAAACAAAGCAGGGGAAGGACTTCATTGTTGAAAGACATTACCCGCTGACCGATGCGGACGAGATCAAAGCCGCAGCAGCCTGGCTCGATGAAAATAAGGACAATTTTATTTTTGAAGATCGTTGCATCGTGGCGGGAAAGATTCTGACTAAAGCTGCGGCTTGCGGAGTCGCTCTTGGGAATGCCATAGCGGACCGACTTGAAAAGCAAGCCGGTTACGGTCTTCCGGATCTGCCGAAAGTGCAGAGCGCCTTGTACGCACGCGCGATGCTCGCCAAGAACGGAACGCACCGTGACCGCATTGAGAAGTTAGCCGAGGTAATCAACGAGCGGCCCGAGTTGTTTCTCGACCGAGACACAGCGTTAAAGCTCGCGGCAACTATCGACGAGATGGATTACGCCATCGGGTTAAAAGGAAAGTACACGGAATCAATACCTCGGCCAGAGGATATCGTTTTCGCGGTTTCATTCTCCAAAGCGGCTGCAGCTTGCGACGAAATGTGCGAACTGCAGACAGGAAACGTTTACGGGAAGGATCAACTTGCAAAACTGGCAAGGCAAGACCTCGTGGAATTCATGGGCGATGAATTCGCAAAAGAGTCATGTGTCGGCTTGGAAGTTGATCCAGAAAAACTGGCGGCTATCGCTCACACGTTACCCAAACCAGACGCAGAACTGCTTGAAAAGCTTTTGAAATCCGCCGGGCAGTTTCCCGCCCGGTCGAAAGTCGCAAGCAGCCCTTTGGCGGATGTGGATTTAGAGAAAGCAGCCGCCGCTTACTAGCGTCGAATGAGCGACTTGGGTCGAGCACGGACACCTGCGGGCTTGAAGCCGTGCTCGATCGCTACCGCCCGTAGAAGTTTACGGTCTTCGCAGTTGCTACCCGTGTCGCCGAATTTTCGGCAATCTTCGCACTGTCCGCAACGATGACTCGAGAGGGCTACTTTCAAATCGTCGGAGTTGCGGATGCCCCAGAGTAGTCGAATAGCGTAGGGTATTTGCGAATCTTGCGGCTCGGCCTCGTTTAAAGGCGTACGACGAGGTAGGTCAACAAGTTCTGCCATGTACTTCCAGCGTGCGAGCTCAGCCTCGGCCATTGTGCCGAGTCTACCGTTCTCGTCGTAGTACTTTGCGCGAACCTCTTCCGCCCACCAGTGGTTAGCCTGGCCGTAAACGGCAATCAGCTTACCGTCCAGCGAATAGACGCGGACGCCTGGATTTCGCGGACTTTGGTTTTCCGTATTTCCGACGGCTTTTCGGCTTGGGCGATTTGCGCGATAGTTGTTTGTCAGATATGCAGTTTTCATTCTCAGTTTCTTCCTGTTTAAATTTCTGTTTATATTTGCGGTCGCTTGAAAAGACGGAATCGGTTAAACCGCTTGAACCGATATCCGAGTTACTTTTGACAACTTTTGCGTTTATCCGGTGTAACAAGACCGGAGTGTAACACAACTTACAAGCACTACATGTTGTCGACGTAGCACCGTTTTCCACGGGGCAGACTATCTTACCCTTAACCCGTTTGACGATACTCTTTCGCGAATTTCGGAAAAAGAGATCGACATCGTAGTTCGGTATGTCTTCGTCGTTGCCCTGCAGGTAGCATCGCATAACATGCGAAGTCAATGGCGGTTCTCCGGTGTTCTTGTCGCAAGAGTACCACAGGCGTACGTTTGGTAACGCAGCCAAAGTGGTGAACGCTTGCAACATCGGCTCGTTTAAACTGCCGTCCCGGTTTCGCCAGCTGCGAGTGTAGGCGTAAAATGTAACGTCAGGCCTACGCTGCGCAATTTCCGTCCACTTTCCAACATACTCCGGACTATAGAAATCTCCGGAGGCGTGTATGCGGGCGATCCGAATTTTGAAGAGAAACAAACAACCTAGTATGAAACCGACAAAAAAGTCGGTTAGCGACAGCTCATAATTTTTGTAGAGGCTGTCTTGAACCGTTTTGTACCTGTAGTGGCTTCGCATAGCGTAGCAAACTTCCAGGCAGGCGGACGTAGCACCAATACAGATAGCCGCCAGGCCGGCGATTAAGCTCCATTGCCAAATCAATTTACCAAGTTTCGTGTTTCCCTGTTTCACTCGTCATCTTCCTCGTCTTCCAAAAGGTCGTTCTTTTCAGCCAGCCAACCTGGAATGACGAAGTAACCCTCGTCCCCTTCCGCCAGACAGTCCGTGTCTTTCAACTGACTCGACGGTATCCAGATCTCTTTGACCTTTGGCGACGTCAAGGCCACAAGTATGGCTTTGTGCGTCATTCGCTTTACCGTGCCTTCCAGTCGCACAGGTTCTTTACCTTGCATTGAATTCTCCTAAGGATAAATTGGCCACGACGGAATACGTGCAGGCGGATCCAGCGTGCGGTCGAACTAACCTACTCGCGGGTATCTCCTTGAAAGTGTTGGCCGGGCCGTACGGAAGGATTACCTGGTTTCCAAGCTTAGACGAGCACATGTCTTCGCATTGACTCAAAAACCACCCTGCCGGCTGAAACTTATTGACCTGGGATTCGAGAACTGTTGCCAGGCTTTCCGGAGTCGATTGCTGTGTCTCGCAGTACCGAGTGGCAAACGCCTCAAAACTAAGATTTTCCATTTTTCTTTTCACAAAAGAGCTGCTCACCAGCACCAGGTGAGCAGCTACCGTAACTTGTCCTTGGTACAAAGTTCGAACAAGACGCAGGCAGCGACCCCGGCGGTTTTAATCCTTTTTGGCCTTTTGCTTTCGGCTGGTACCGTTTGCAATGTTCTCTAAAACCACAATTAATACCGGAACACAATTCGCTACCTTCCATCTTTACTTACCTCTTTTTGGTGCCAGCGTTAGCTGGATCTGTCATTTCCAAATACCGCTAAGGAGCTCTACGGTTCCGCTCACCGTGGTGTTACCTTCTTTCGGTTGCTTGCCGCTTTTCGACTGGAAGCTTACCTTGCACTTCTCGACCTCCGCCTTGAAGTGCGCTTCGATCAGCGGGTTGACGGGTACTGGCCGGCTTGCCTTTATCAGTGTACCCATGACACCGCTGTCACCGAATAGATTACTTAGCCACGCGAGACTCTCGCGAGGCGCACTACCGCTGTCCAGCGACTGCGCGTAAAGCAAAATTGTCGGGGCGAGGTGTTGGTCAAGTTTGAATGGCGGGCACGCGGAACTGGGCTCGGCCTTGACGAGATGATAGTCGACACCGAGGACGATCTTGCCGCTTACGGCTTGCGGAGGCAACTTCAATTTCTTCTTCTTTTCAAAATCCTCCTTCAGCTTTTCCAGCAGTTTGATTGTGGCAACCAGATCCTCTAGCGTTATGGTTGCATTCGACGGCGTTAAACTCATGTGTTTCTCCAAGTAGTCGTTCTTCAATGAATTCGATTTCAGCGGCAATTGCATCCTGCCGCCGAGCGTACGGCCCTAGCGTGGGGCCGTCAAAAATGTTGGCTTGCCAGCGGCATCGCCAAGTTCTGGTCCAACAAGCTATTTTCGAATCGTCGCGGACGCGGTTTCGTATCGTTCGGAAGACAAAGCGTAGAAACCGGTTTGCAGGTTCGACGTGGCTGACTCGCTTTCGATCCGTCAAACCGAGAGCCCGCGTTACTTCGTTCTCCAGGCTCTCGATTTTTCCGTCAGGATGGATGATTATGCGCATGCCCGGTCAATCTTTCGTCCGACCCTTTGCACTTTCCTTATCTCGATTTCCTTTTCGGAAATTCGATTAAGAAGCGAGGTGAAGGTTTGTTTCGCCGTAGCTCGAGCATAGCCGTTGTCCCGAATGTTTCGGGTGACGCTGTCTGCGGAGCTACCCATACCGGACAGTGTGTCTTGGATCTCTTTGGCGAGATCGATAACGGGTTTGCCTTCCTCGCCCAGCATGTTCTGGACGGAAGAGATTTTATCCGCAAGCCATTGCAAGTTGCTGAAACCGCTTTGCGTCAGGGTCCGGTGCTCGTCGGTCTCGTAAGGCCTTAACGCCAAGTATTCTTGCTCGGTAAGCAAAACACTTTGTTCTTTGCCCGTCTGCTTGAAACCGCCTTTGCCGTTCTGCACGCATTGTTGCACAACAACTTGCACGTAGCCTGTCGGTATCTCTGGGTTATCGCTGTTCCGCAGGATCTCGCGAACCTCGGCGTCACGCAGACTAGCGTACTGACCGTCGATAGGGGGCGACAGTCGAATGCGTTTCCCGCAGTTGCGAGCAACGGTTGCAACCATTTCTTTGAGCTCAAAGACGAGCTCTCCGACCGCACCGTTGACCGACGCTTGCAATCTTTGCTCGGCCTGTACGCGAAGCTTTTCGCTTGTTGCAGGAGCCAGACTGTCCACGGTGATTGTCGCATTGTACTGCTCAATTCGCGGCACGTCGCAAGTGATCGCGTCCGCGATTTCCTCGGCAGTCGGGTATTTGCGTTCGACAACTGCCCAGTCCTTGCCGAGTTTTATGCGGTCGCTTTCGCGAATCTTTTCGTAATTCTCGGGTGAAGCAACACGCTTACCCCACGCAAGGTACTGGTCCCGCATGGCGTTGAACCGTGAAAGAAAATCGTCCAGCCTCGCCGCCTCGATCAGGTAAGAGCCTGGAACCTTTTCTGGTTTCAGGTTTTCCGTGTCTGCGGCAGTTCCGACCAAGGTGTACTCCGGAATGGTGTATTCGTCCCGGATGATGTTGAGGAGTCGCCGCAGCCCCGCTCCTTCTTTGATGAGATCGTCGTTAGACGCACCGAGGATCGCGTAAGATCCTCGCAGCACCTTGGCGTCGACGTTCTGTTCGCGGGCAAGTACGGCTTTCGCCTGCTCAGTCAGGCCGAGTGACGAAGGCAACCAACCGACCGTGTACTTGATGGTAAGGTATGTGACTTGGTTTTCCATTGAATTATTCCTTTGCTCGTGTTAGTTTTCGAACGACGCGTGGCTTCACGGAGTTTACTGCATCCATCGCTGCCTTTTTCTGGAAGCGTTCACCTGTCTCAGCGCAGATGCAGCCGGCGGCCTCGGCCCATCCCAACAAGTTATCCATTTGTTCTTTGTTCTTCTCGTAAGAGGGTGTTACCCACTTAGCGGCGGTTGCAACAGGTACACGTTGCATTTCAGCTAGCCGACAGCACGCTGCGATGTCTGCAGGAGTCCAAAATTGATCCTTCGGAAGCTCTTGCGGTTGAAGATCGTGCCTTGCCATGTACATCTCCCATGCGTGGTTCTTCGCTTCGCTTCCGGGGAAGCCGACGAAAAACAAAGCATCGACGCGACCGGACCGCGTGATCTCGTCAGGGAGATTCGCAATGTTGTTTGCCGCCGAGAGGATAACTGTGCTGTTCTGATCGTTAAACCAGGTCAGCAGCGTTCCTAACATACGGTTTTCCAAACCTCCGGCTTCCCCCGAGCTTCCGCCTTGCGGGAGAAATCTTTGAAACTCGTCGATAGCCAAGATCCCACCGATCTCTTCCACCGTGCGAAGCATGTTCGCCAGGATTTTGTCGGTGTCGCCAACCCACTTCGAATACAGGTTGCTAGCCTGCATCGAGGACAACGGCAGTCGAAACTCCCCGGAGCAGCACTTCGGGGTCATCGACTTTCCGGTACCTGGAACACCGAGCATGAAAACGTGTCGCAGCTTGGAGCGATCCGGCACCGCTGGACTAAAGCCGTTTTTAAGGTACGACTTCAAGCTCGTCAGCCCGATAATCGAGTCAAAGGTGTAGAAGTTCCGCTCGGGACGGTAAAGCTTGTTGAAGTCTTCCGCCGGCATTGGGTCTAGCCAACGATCGACTTTCTTACCCCCTTGCGTGAAACTGATACGCGCACGCAACTCTTGCTGTGAGGGATACTCTTCAGACAACAGCGTGACGTCCACAGCGTCGCGGAGTTCCTCAACAGTTTCCTCGGGCCACAGCTTGATGGCCTGTTGAAACGCCGGAGACCACACGTCCAGCTTCGAGCTGCGACTCAAGTGCATCGCCTTTTTGTGAAAAAGGAAAGGCGGATCAAAGACACCCTTTTCGGCAAGCGACTCGGCGCCGTACTGCTGGATCTTGGCTCGTGACAAACCTGCAATGGCTTCGATCGTCGTTGCTTCCACATCTGATTCTTCGTCCAGTGCGTGCAGCAGTTCTTTCCGCTCGTCTTCGTCCGGCAAGTTGTGCTGCAAAACCTCGAAATGTTCTACCAACTCGTAAGGCAACTCGAAGTCCGGCGACGTTTGAGCGATCAAGAAAACTCGAGCGTTTTGCCCTTCGGCGATCAGCTTTTGCGTTTGCGCTAGAATGAGTGGGTCGACTTGACCGCTAGCCATCCCGTTCGGAAACAGGTGCCGGTCGTAGTTGCGTACGATGAGGACAAGCTTCTTCACCATATCGTCAGCCATGTTTTCCGGGGCGATGCCTTCCTGCTCCAGTGCGATACGGTTGCGGGCGTTGCTTATCGCGTATTCAAGCGAGCTGTATAGCGACGTCTTTCCAAGGGCAAGGCCTTCGTCGAGCTTTACCGCGCGGCCTTGAATATCCGTCAGACCGTCGACAGCATCCCAGCTAATCAAGATAATGCCTTCCGGACCGGGTGTTCGAGCGTGTTCAAGGGCGTAGCCCAGTAGTTCGTTGTGCACGTCCTCCGGTTCAACAGAGGTTACGCAAATGCCTGCCTGACCGGACGCCAAGTACTTCAAAATCGTTTTAAGCATGTTCTTCTTCCCGTATGTATTCACCACAAAGAGATTTTTTAAGTTTTTCAACCACTAAAGGGTAACGACAGCAAAGCACGCGTTTTTCGTGCTTTTCCAGTTGTTTTTTCCACAGGTCAAGCCGATATTCGTCGATAAACGCAATATCCGAATCAACAGGGGCCTGCCACTTGAACCAAAGGAACCTGCGGGTAACGGTCGCTGGGGTTACCGCAGGCTGCTCCCCGGGATGTTTGAACTCCGCAGCAAACACGCAGCTTTCGCACGATGGATGCTGCGGCTTACAGCTCTCTATCTTTTCGTCTTCCACTTTTTCAGCTTCCACTTTGTCGTCTTCCATTTAATTCGTAGTAAACAGAGGTCGCAGTATCTCCGGCTATTGCGTAGATTTCGCGGTGATCAGGCGTTCTGGATGAGGTTACCTCGCTGTCCGAAAAACCTGAGTGCCACCAATCCTTGTCTTTTTCTGAAGACGATCCGCATAAGTCGTCGCATATCAGCGACATTAAATCGTCGATTAACCTGGCGCGAGCGACTAGCACGAAGTTGTCTACGTGATTGACCTCGGCCACCAACCGAAATCGTTTGTCCTCCATAAGCCTTTTTCGTATTGCGGGCAATCCGATGAGCATTTTTTGACGAATGGGGCAGTCGACAAACTGTTGTTTATCGACTGCCCCATCTTTGTTATCTTTTTTCATGCTTTCTTGCAGCTTTTTAAACCAGTCCGACATCACTGCCTCATCCTTTCGGCGATAGGCGGTTGAGGTATGTGGTACTCCGGTTTCAAAACTTGAGCCGCCGGAGCTTCTCCGATGAGCGTTTCCTTAAGCGGCTGCGTGGCCTTCACGCAACTTCCGCCGGTAAACCCGCTCGCCTCGATGCTTGTTTGACCGTCCGGTTGAATGGTGACTGTGATTGTTTTTTCCACGCTTAGCGACCTTTCACTTGATAAACTAATCTGCCGTCAGGCATTGCGACACGTGTGACTTGACCGTAGGCAGGGTTGCCCATAGCCATTTGTTGTTGAATGACTCGCTCAGTGGCCCTCGCGGCGTAACCTTGCTTGAGCTGGTTAGCCCAATTGTCTACGCCTGCCTTCGACTCGTGCTTGCCGAGACCTTTGGCGTTCAGCAACCCGTTACCCTGGCTGAAAAAGTCCATCATCAGCACGAATTCGCCGTTGCGGAACGGGTGCGGAATAACACCAATCTCGTAGGCCCCCTTGTTGCCTTCGCCCGCCTTGTAACGAATGACGTACTGACAATCTTTGCTCATGCGTTCCTTGACAATTCTCGTGTACGCAGCGTGCACTTTCTCGTTCTGCAAAAGTCTTTTCTGCGTAGCCAGATTCCAAGGTTGGCTTTCCAGGTCGGAAAGCTTAGCTGGAAGCGTTACGCCCATCTCTTTTGCAATAACGGCAAGGTCGAACCCTTCCAGGCTAAGTTCGTTTGCCAAGATGGCCTGGTAAAACCCAGGAATAGGATAATCTCCGGCCAGCCTGCCGTGGTCGGTTATCCACGTGCGGTACTGCGTACCTTCGACCAACTCAAGCTGCGGACACTGCTCTTTTACCACCTGCGAGAGAGCAGTGATGTCCTTAACACAAAAACCGTTCACTAAATGGCTCATGTTGACTCCATAAAAAAACCACCCGGCCAGAAACCTAGCCGGGTGGTCACGCGTTGAAGGGTGCTAGACTAACGGCAGCAACGAGCTCGCCGTGTCGTAAATACTCGTTTCACGGGACGAGTTGCAACTGCAACCGCCTTTTGCGTGGCGCAGGTTGCGGACTGCACCGTGGACTGTACAACGTGCTCGACAGCGTGTACAGCGGTCTCGGTTGCCTCGAATACCGGCGTTGCTACTGCGGTAACCGTGTTTCGTACAGGCTTACGGCAGGTACCGCTGCCGCAGTCTTGCGCCGACGCAAAACTGGAACTGGCAACAACTAAAAGCAAGTACTTCCAGGGGGTAATCTTCATTCTTCTTCTGCTCCCGATAAGGATACTATTTGTTGCAGCTGACGTACTACAACTTCTGTCGAACCGTTGCTCAATGGTAACATACGCAGTTGATCCATCAAGCCCTGCATATTTTCCAGGTAAATCGTACGCAGATCTCCTGTCTTGCTTTGTTGCATTTTGTAGATAGCCGAGTACATCTCCGGGTCGTCGGCGTAATCCGCATCTACTTTGCTTGCACTGTCGTCACTCATTGCAAATTTCAGGACGTCAAAGGGTTTTAAAATACCCTCTTCACGGAGTACCTGTTTGATGTACTCCTGAATTTCAGCCGAAAACTCGGTGTCTTCGGGATCGTCGTTGGGGGGATACAGCAGCAGAGCTTCCGTAATTCCGACCAACATCTCACCGGCGTCCGCCGGTTCAAACTCGTTCGGTTGAAAATCGTCACCGGACAATATATTGCAGATTTCGACAAATCGCGTTACGTCTTTGTAGAAGTAATTCGTAGTCAAAATTGTCACCGCCGCCATGATTTTATCTAGCGTGATCTTCGGCAACTTCAGCTGAAAGTCCTGCTCTAACTCCATTCTTATGGTCGCAGGGGACCAGGAAAGGGCGTCCGTGCCGTACTTGTCTAGTACAAGCAGGATCAAAGGCGTAGCGTAAGCTTCCTCCGCGGCAAGCAAAGTTCGCTGGGCCAGCTTGGCGACTTGCGGCTGGCTTGTCGAACTATTGGCTTGCTTGATTAGTGTCTGAAGTAGCATCGACGTTGCTTTTTGATCCATTTTTTCTTCGCTGCAGTAAGGCCGTGAAGTCACAAGTAACATGCGTGATTGCAGGCTGAGGCAGTGTTTTAATTTCTTCGGCGGTCGCCGTGTCCCAGAAGGAAACGCCGCCGGAGAAAGTGACCCAGCGACTATCGCAAACGACAACGTTGAAAACGCAAACTGCATGCGACGGAAGCTGGGGTGCTTCGCGTGCGACCAAGGCTTCCGTACCTACGAATTTGATTATATCGTAAACTTGTGCCTCAGAGAACATATTCAAGTGTTCAAGCCACAGCATGAACCAAACCACGTGGTCGTGGCACGAGCCCGTTGCCCGGTCTAAACGTCTGATTTTGTTCGGGTCCATGGTCAATAGCTAAAAAAAAGTCGCGTGAACCGCGACGTGGGAAAGAGAAAGAAGCCGCAGGAGAAACTTGTTTATGTTTTAGATAAACAAGTCGCTCCTGCGACAATTATTACCTGCGATCCGCAACTAGCGAACGCTTCCTGTAACCTTAGCAACAAACTTGTTGATCCTTAGCGGATTGTCGCAATTAACTGTGGTTATGTTCCACAGGTCAACCGCTGCACCGCTTCCGTTCACAACGATCCCGTTCGTCGTCACTCCGGTCGCCTTAACGCATTCCAATAAGCAATCGTTGACGCTCCCGGCGGAGTCGTTTGTTGCTTGGACGCAAACCCTGTTGGTGCTGCTAGCACCATTGCTCAAAAATACGCTATTGGCGACAGCGAAGTCGCACCTTGAGAAAAACAGGCAGTTTGAGTTTTGGGTAGTGGCCCATTCGAGGTAATCAATTGTTACTTGCGGCCTAGTGCCGTCAGCAGATGGGTACGCTGCCAGTGTGCCACAAACACCGGCGGCATCGGGGCCGACCACCACAGGTTCAGCCTCGGTACCGTTAACTGAAAGCGAACCATAGACCTGCATGGGCAATCCAAGGCCTTTCACCTGGATAGTTACACCGGCCTCAAGAATGAGAGCACCTCCCTTGCGGACGATGACTTCTTGCGTCTGCAGGTAATTGCCCTTGGGAACCGTCACAGTTTGACCGGCCTCAACAAATCGAACCGGTAGCGGTGTCTGCGCCGAGACCAGCGAACTCGCCAATGCTAAAACCAAAAAACAAACAAAACGCATAACCAAACCCTTTCAAAACAAACCAACAAACATCCAGTTATTAAGAACGCCTTAATAACTCAGCGGACCGGCCATGATTCGAACATGTTAGACCGCTCTTTGAGCACCATCGCGGATTACTTTTCAGTGGTCCCGCGCCGCCGATCCAATTTACCAGCCTCACAAGCGGTTGCTTATCTGGTGTCATTTCGCACCTTTTACTATCTTTCTTTCGTACCGCTCCGAAAAGGATCGGGCAGGAATTAGCACCTGCTGTCGCCTGCACTCAATTGGATACTTGCAGGAGTGTTGGTGAGCGTGTCACTGTCCACGCCGCCGATCCTCGCCGTCTCTCCGGCTGTGTCTTTGCTCGGCACGACCCGATTACCCGCTCCCTGCTCCTTTCGAATTATCTCCGGAAGCAGATCCTTGCGGCACAAAATTAACCATTTCACTGGACTCTGCATGCCCGTAGGCTACCAGTAGCAGGTTTCGCATATGCAAAGGATCGGGCAGGAATTACACCTGCTTTTCATACTTGGCGGTATTCGATCTGTTCCGAATCCGTTGCGTCTATGCGTTTAGGCGTTGCACAGCTTTCCGCGTGTCGTTGTCCACGCCGCCGATCCTCGCAACTCAGGCTGTTGCCGCCTTATCGGTTTTGCCTCCGAGTTCGGCTCGTCTTGTAATCATCATCGCTTCATGACTGTTCTCCTCATGTTTTGCTATCCGAATCGCTTGCCTGTGGTGGCCTAACGGGCGTCAGGGCTATTCTTTGAGACCTAGACCTGACCGTCTGTCGGAACTTGTTCGCGTACCCGGTCGGCTTATTTGTTAGTGCAACTTAGGCTGTTGCCGCCTTGCGTTAGCTAGCCACCGAAATGGCTAGCTGATTGCTGTCGAAATTGGCATTACCTGCGATTACACCTTGGCGGTGATCTCAAAGGCAGCCTGGTAATAGGCTGGTTGCATTTCCGGGCTCGAAAAGTCAAGCGGTTTCCCTTCGCTATCGCGAAGGTCGTCTAACGACTTGCCTTCTTTGTTTCGCGGGTGAATCGCCTGGGCGGCTCCCGAAATGCCGGGAGACCCCTTAATGCCAGCGGAACTCGCGGCTCTTAGGGCCTCGTTACGGGCCGCAGCCGATCCAAGCTCTTCGATCTGCTCGGTAAACGACTTTTTGTCGGACCGCACCGAAACGATGGCCCGCGTGCCGTCACTAGCTAGTTGGCACTGCACTACTTCAATCATCTGTGTATACCTCTCGAGTAAAGGGTTGAACTTTCGGGGATTTTACTTGCTTGCGACAACCGTGTCTACGGTTTTCGCGGTAGCCCGTTGACGGTTAGCTGACGCCAACTTTGCTCGCCGAACTTCCTTGCGGTCGATCGCCACCGACTGAGTCGCGGTGAACCGGAGCCTGATATTCGATCCTCCTTCGACAAGTTCGATCAAGCACTGCCCGTGCTTCAACGGCTTGTCTTTAGCGAGAAACCGCAGGTAACTCGGCTTACCGCCCGGAGGTACGACACAAATTTGCGCGGTATTTTGCGACGAAGCTCGCACCTGAAACTCCGTCTCACCCAACAAAAAGCAGCTTTCATCTGGGGGTTTCGACCCCATGCAAACGCGACGGGTAATCGATAACTTCGATAGCTTTGTATCTGACATAGGCAAAATCAAAATCCTTTCTCAGGTTCTTTTGTTACTCGAAGGTAAGACGTGAAGGTTTCGTCTTGTTGATATCAGCGGGCGAGTAACCCTGGCGAAACCAGGAAACCAGCTCTTCTGGCGACAGTTGGTCTGTCGTACTTTCTAAACCGACCTTCCACGGATCTTGCGGTTCGGCCTGGAACGCCTTCAAGGTTTTTCGTCGCACGACGATTACGCTTCTCGCCGCCACGAAGGTGTCACGGGACTTTTCAACTGTGGAGATCATGATTCTGTCTTTCTTACCAAACGGATGAATAGGAAACCGCAACATCGCCGTTCCCTGAAAACTTATCAGCAAGGACATCTACATTACGTGCGTAGACGTCCACCCTTAATGTTTGTTGTCTGGGGGCGGCGCAACCGCCCGCCAGAAACGTAAAAATCAAAATCAATCGGAGCATACTTCCTCCCTGAAGTCTTGCGTTAGGAACACGCTTCCGTCAGCGGTTGCTCGTTTTCCGCGGGTTTAAACGGGGTAAACACGTCGAAAAAGGCGGAGTAAAACTGCACTGACTGCACTCCTCGTTTCTTCAACTCCCAAACGATTTCCTCTTCCGAGGCTCCGTTTTTTTTCTGCGGATTGTAGCTCACCATGTAGCTTCCGAGACGTCGCGACTCTCTCGCAATTTTATCGAACCACTCCTTGCGGTTCTTCTTCTTCATTAAACCTATCATATCAACTCCTGTGAAAGGGTCTAACAAACAAGGTAACAGCTGCTACGTAGCAGTTGTCAGCAGTGTGACCGCCCGGACTTGAACCGGGAACCGAGAGATTATGAGTCTCCTGCTCTAACCTATTGAGCTACGGTCACCACACTAAATCAAAAGGCTCGCTTTCGATTCTTATCTTTTTTCCAAGCAACCTGGAGGCTGTCAACAGCACGTTGTGCCGCTGCGCATTGCTTGTCGATTTTTTCCAGCTCGGCAATGAGCCGAGTTGAAATATCCCCGAAGTAAATTCGGATCAAACCTTTAAGCATTTCTCGGTCGCCGTGCGGCCAGGAAAGACCTGCGCGTTTTAAACTGTTCATTACTGCGTCGAGTGCGATCGCGTCAATTTCTGCCATTTCTTACCTTTCGACATATTGAAAAGTCGGGACTAAATCCGATTCATCGAAGTGATGAACGACAACCATGCGGTGCTGTTCCTTCGGAAGTGAAACCTTCAGCGAAAGACCGGCTTGAATTTTCCTTTTTGGCGTTTCATTCACGATTTCTTGTTTCAACTTGAAGGACTGCTGGCAGAATACTAAGTACTCTTCCAAACTTGGTAGCAATCCTCCGTACTTTGCTGTGAGCGATTTTCGATTACCGGCGACCCTTTGCACCGTTAGGTGCGTCCAGTCGTCGGGTGGAAGCTCGTCCACAAAGATCACAAACCCGTGCGGTTTAGCCGCCCGGTTCCACACCGTAGGCTCGAAAAGCCAGGATCCGTAGAACAGCAAACGGGCGGTAAAATTACCTTTGTCGGTTTGCGTGAACGGGACGTTAGCCAATTTAACTTCGTGGTTCTTGTTGACGGAAAAATCCCGCCAAAGGCACGTGCCAGGCTTCAACCCGGCCATCAAATCTTCCGTTCTCACGTGTCACCGCCTTTCGCTTTTGCCATCACACCCCGTATCACGCCTTTAATCATTTCGCCGTGCGACTTCCACCAAGCAGACGCATCTTCGTGCATCTGCTTGATCTCTTCGCTTTCAGGCGTCCACGCTAACCAGTCCTCGTTAATGCGCTGCTGGCAGCCGATAGCTGTTCGGTCCGCGTAAACGCAGACCGACCAACCTCCAAAATCCATCCTACAAATTGCGGCGTTGATGCAAGCGCCGATCACGACGGTGCGGCTCAGGTTTGCACCTTTCAGGTTTGCACGGTACAGATTGGCGCCTTCCAGGTTTGCACGGTACAGATTGGCGCCTTCCAGGTTGGCATGCCGCAGGTCGGCACCTCGAAGGTTGGCCTCGCTTAGGTTGGCATGCCGCAAGTCGGCACCTTCCAGGTTAGCCTCGAACAGTTTAGCGTCTAACAGGTTGGCACCTCGCAGGTTGGCCTCGCCAAGGTTGGCATAGACCAGGTTGGCCCGTACAAGCTCAGCCAGGCGAAAGTCGCAATGTCGCATATAAACACCGCAAAGGTTGGCACTAACCAGGTTGGCACTGTAAAAGTTGGCTTTCTTTCCGCCCTCGCCACGCAACCACTTCGCGTGCTCAGTTAAAATCGTTGCTAGTTCTTCAGGTTTCATGTGTTATTGCCTTTCGAATTTTTTATCACGTGGCGGATTGCTGCTTTGATAAACTCGCCGTGCGTTGCCCACCAAGAAGCCGCATCGGAGTGCATCTTCTTGATCTCTTCGCTTTCCGATGTCCAAGCCAACCAGTTTTCATTAGGTTGTGTTTTGCAACCGATGGATGTTCGGTCCGCGTAAACGCAGATCGACCAACGATCGATATCCATGCGACAAACCAGGGTGTCGATTCTTGCCCCAGTAAGATTAGCATCGTCAAGGTCAGCGCCGTTAAGGTTGGCCCCGCGAAGGTCGGCCCCTTCAAGATTGGCCCGGCGAAGGTTGGCCCCGCGAAGGTTGACCCCGCGAAGGTCGGCCCCGTCAAGGTTGGCTCCGATAAGGTTGGCCTTGTAAAGGTTGGCCCCGCGAAGGTTGGCCCCGGCAAGGTTGGCTCCGATAAGGTTGGCCTTGTAAAGGTTGGCCCCTTCCAGGTCGGCCCCGATAAGGCTGGCTCCTAAAAGGAAGGCCCTGCGAAGGTTGGCCCCGCGAAGGTTGGCCCCGGCAAGGTTGGCATCGCGAAGGTCGGCCCCGGCAAGTTTGACCATGGCAAGTTCGGCCCCACCAAGGTTGGCCCCGCGAAGGTTGGCATCGCGAAGGTCGGCCCCGGCAAGTTTGACCATGGCAAGTTCGGCCCCACCAAGGTTGGCCCCGCGAAGTTCGGCCCTGTGCAGGTTGGCCCTTTTGCCACCTTCATCCTTTAACCACTTCGCGTGCTCAGTTAAAATCGTTGCTAGTTCTTCAGGTTTCATGTGTCCCCAGCCTTATTTATTTGCGTCCATGAAGACAATGGTAAACAGCACATTCCACGTTGTTCGAGCTGTAAAAGCTCGAACAACCTCCGTCTCTTCTTCGGTCAGATCCGCCATCCTCTTGTTAAGGATGACAAGCTCGTCGTCCGTCAACTCGCGAATTTTTTTCGCGAGAACCTTGTCCATTGAACGTCTGAAAACCGGGCCCGGTTCTCCGCGTTGGATGACGAACGCCATCCAAAAGGAATTCTGAAACTCCCGTGTAACTTGTGCTTCCACCTTCTCCCGATTTTTGGCGGGAAGCTTGCCTTCCTCCCCTTGCATGACCGAAAGGGAAAACAACATCGAAAAAGTGAAAACGATCAAAGCAATTGTGCGCATTTTTAAATCCAATTTTGGTTGTCAACAGTTAAAAAAAAAGCGTAAGCGATCTTGTTAGATCGTTTACGCAAAAGGAGGAGTACCATCAAAGTTTATTGCTTTGACGGTACTCCTCCTGGAGTTGCAAATAAAAATCAAATCAGAAGGTGTTCGCGTAAGCAACTCGCGAATTTTGATTTGATTTCTTTTGAGCCTTTTAACGTCCTGCCCAGGACTCGAGCCTAGTCGCGTACGGTGTAGTTGTAATGAATTTTCCCGTCATCGTTGAGACGGACAATTCGCATCGCCCCGTACCATTTGCGAGCCAGGACATCCCGGACACAAGCCGCCATCGGCGCCCAGTAGCCGTGATCGCCCATTTTTGAAAGCAACTTGGAAAGGCTTTCTTCCGTCTGCCTCGAGAACACATGCAGTACCGCTTGGCGGTACTCTTCCGAAGCGAGCAGCTCGTCACGCAGCTCCTTTGGCACGCTAGCGTGCCATGCCTCCATTACACGATGTAACGGAGATTGCGAGTCCCTTGGCTCATCCAAACCGCGCATTACTAGCACGTCGAAATGGTTATGAGCAAACCAATCGGAGTAGTCGGACGGCAACGGCCATGCGGATCTTGCAAACGCCACAGCTTGCTCAAACTTGGTTTTCCGCTTGACGGGAGTCGCTGCCGGGGTTTGCTTTTTGAACAAAAAAGAAAACATAATTTTATCCTTGTGAATGCAAAAGTAAAAAGCCCCACCGCCGCATCCACTGAATGCGGTAGAGCTTGCGTGGTAAAACACGCGGAATGAATCATCGGTTGGTTATCTAGCACCGCCACGTAGAGGCTGATTCATGGTGCCGTATACCGCTTACTCAGTAAAGACTCTCACCAGTCTTTATGCTTGCGGTAATCGAATCCTGTAACTAGGACCCCTAAAAGAGTGAGCTCTGCATTTTTACCTGTATGCCCAGGCTAGCTTAGGTTGTTAGCCTAAGGGTACGAGCTGTTGCCGCTTGCTAAGCGATCCAGAACTTCCCCGGATTATTAATGGCTCCTTCGCGGTAGCTTTGCGTATCGTTTTACGTTGGACAAAACGCCAGACTCGCACTGGGTGCTTTAATCGTTTTTGATCAAAACATCTGCTAGCCTTTTTTTAGTGGAGCTAGTAACCACGTTACCTATGTTTTAACGAGAAGGTATGTTCTCGGAACGTTCACTGCTTTTTGGCTTCGCCTTGCGTAAAAAGATACAACAAGACGCCAACGAAGAAGCCCACAGAAATTTAGGACTTTTCATCAGAACAGTTTTTCACTAACTGGGGGATGTCTTTTCAGACTTTTAGTTCAACCCCGAAACCGTGCCACGTGTACTTTTACACGCCACACAGTAATGCTTCACAAGACCCATATAGAGAAGATCTCGGTGAGGACGACACAAGTGCTAGCCGCCCGCAAATATCGCAAAGACAAAAGACGCTGTTACCCTCGGCTTGATTTTTACATCAAGTGAGTGCGGTCTTTGCGATACTCGACTTCAGCCAGTGAAAGTACGTTTGCCTTTGTACTTCGACCGACCTGCAAACGATAAGTCGTCTGCATATTATTCTGACACGTTTTTACCCTAAATTAAGGTCTAAAAAGTGTACTCTACGACCTTACCGTTTTGAGCAACACGAAGGCGAAGCTTCTCCGCGCTAAGCATCTCTTTCAGCCGTTTCTTCTTCTCAACACCCATGTTGACAATAGACTGCTTTATGGTTTGCATCGCCTGCACGCGTTTGGACGCCGCCCGATTGCAGGGCTTGCAGCTTTTCTTTGCTGTGGGCACGGCACCGCTCGCAAGGAACGGAAATTCCCGTACAAAATTCGGGTTTGTCGCAAGTGTAAGGAGAACTGTGTCCTCGAGTACCAGCAGTTTGTGTGTTGCCATGTTAGATAGAACTTGATGTGGAGGTTTCAGGTGCATCGGGTATCCAGACGACTTGCGTTGGCTGCAGTGTGTCCAATCGGTTCATCGCCGCGACCAACACCCCGACTTCGTGCTGTATCTCATCCCAAATGGCCGTCGCTTGAGCCGTCGAGGCGACGTCGAGCTCCACGTAGCTCAAGCGATAGTAGGGCCAGCTTTGATCCGGATCCGGTGCACCTGCAGGTATGTCTGCAAGTTGCGGTGGTCCTGCAACCGCTTCAAATATATCCGTGCTAAGATCCGTGTGCGGGCTAGGCGGGTTTCGACGATAAATGAACACGTTACCGTCTATGTCGTTTCCCTCGAAGTCCGTCACGTCGACACGCAAGCGGTAAGCACCGTAGTTAGGGAATACGACAGTTCCGGTTTCTGACTTTGTAAGCTGGATCCGTCTAGCCATCAATTTCGCCTCAAATTATGTGCCAAGCAACGATTTCATTATCTCTAATTTTGGTTTTTTTGCAAGATTGCAGGCGTCCGTCTTGCAGTGTATAAGTTGCCCCGGCACCGGGTATTCCGTTACGGTGTATTTTTCGTCGAACTGGATAAGCCCGGTGGCCAGCATAACCATGTCAGAAGTGTGGGGTTTGCCGAAAATTTCAATAAAATGCCAAGGTCGTTTCGCCAGGTCGCAAAATTCCCGACAAACCCGCAGATAATTTTCGGCAGAGCCGGACACAGTACAAGGTACGTGGCCGCAGTGAACCGCGATCGCTGAAGGTTCGAAGACATCTGGCTGCATCAAAGAGATATTCACGACGTCGTAATCTATCATGATGCCGCCGCCGATCTCGGCCATGGCCAACCAACGCATGTAACAGTGATAGTTGTATTTGCCGGGATTTACGGTCGGAAGCTTGGTTATGGCTTCAACGTATTGGGCGTAAAAAGCGGATCTGCTTGCAACAGATTCTCCGATCACTTCCAACTTCCAACCGTTTCTTTCCCAGGATTGGCGGCAGACATCAATCTGTTCAAGTTGACGTTCAAGCTGACTAACGGGTTCATAATACGTAAAAACTTTTTTCATGTTTATCGCCTAATTTGTGACATCTCGAATTTAGGGTCCCACGGAAAACGCTGACTTGCCCCTCGTCTTCCGCCTTGCTCGCGAGACGGACAGGCAACAAGACTTTTGTTTTTGTTCCATTGCTTTATACCGTAGCCGGTCTGGTGCAACTGCTCGCCGATTGTAATGTCGCCGCCGTTGTGAAGCAGCCGGCAGTCGGGAATGTCCGCCTGTCGCATCGTCTGCGTGTGCAGCGCCCAACACCATCCGACCGCGAAATCAATTACGGATCCGTTCGAAACATCCTCGCCGCCAGTTTTCGATCTAAGTGGTTTGCCTTTATGCCAGGTCGCTCCTTTGAACCAGCTGTCTGGACGGTAGCCGGCGTTCGCGTAAATGCCGAGATCGTGGAACATCATGTTGCCGTAAAGTCTAAAGCCGTTTTTATGATTTGCAGCAATGGTCGTGCACAGGTCGCTGAGCCAAGCAGGGTTAGAAATCCACGTGTCGTCATCGAACCAGACCATGTACTCGGTCTTAATCGGGTGCTCTTCGTCGTAAAACATTTGCCGCATTACCGGGTACTTGAAGTCGTTAGCACTGTGCTCGTAGATTTTCGTAGCAGGTGTTGTTTTCAAGTAATTCAAGGTGGACTTGGGCACTTGATTAGTCGCAACGCGAAGGTCCAGCTTGTCGGCAGGCACCGTTCGAAGTATGCCGTCGATGCAACGCGTCGCAAGAGACGTGTACGGACCGTAGCACAGAACGAAGATCGTGACCTTTCCGCCAATTGCCGGATCATCTATGCCTTGAATTGTCTTTGCGATTCGTCCCGTATGATTCGCCTTGAGCTCCAAGGGGTGCGACATCTGGTGCTGCTTCTGCGGTACCTCGGGCCGTGACGGTTCACGTATAAGCTGCACAGGGGATTCCTTGTACTCCACCAGCTCAACAACCGGTACTTGAAGACTCTGGCTTACAACGGAAGACTTATCGACCGCCGGAATCGTGCCATCGGAATAGTAAGACATCACAGCCGAAACCACGTCAGCGGGTAGTATCAAGTCCTGGCAGCCGGCCACGGGATGGGTTTCAACCGGTTTCACGGGATTTTGACAAAGCAAATGTACCTTCCGGTTCCTGTCGGAAGGATCCAGTGGAACTACCCTGTTTCTCCAGCACCCGTACGTTTCGCAGCACGGTAGCTTGCCCACGGTGTGCAGGTAACGATGCGGCACATTGACTGCCGAAGCTTCCGGCCCGAAGGCTTTGTACTCATTCGTGTAGGCTTCGAACCAAGGGTCCTCCCTCCCTCCCGCGTACACCACGCAAGGCTTGTCGAACGCGGCGGCTATGTGCATTGCACCCGTGATGCCGCATATCACGCCGTCCGCATGCAATATGATGTTCCACAAGTCCCGGACATTATCCGTCTGCCCGATGAGGTTGAGCGTTCGCTCCAGTGGCGGGTGAACGTGATTGGTTTGTGTTGCACCCACTTGCACACAGCTTATTCCTTCAGCTTTAAGTTTGTCGATGACTTCTTGCATGCGGTGAGCGTGCCAGTGTTTTACTGTGGCGTCGAGTTTACCGCCCGATACGACCACCCAGTACCTTCCGGCCAAACGACGTGTCTTTTCGTCGTCCGACAGATACAAGTCTGCTTTAGGCTTCGTGACGGGAACCCTTATTCCGGTCTTCTCTTCGAAGTTATGGTGGTACCAGGAGAGTATGTGCCGCTTGTTTCCCTTTTCGTCGATCGCGTGCTGCTTGATTGCTTTTCCCCAGTCCATCGTGACAATTCGTGCTAAGGATCGTTGCGAGGCGGAAAGCTTCACAACGTGCGGATTGTTCCACCACACGTTCGTAAAATTTGTAACAACCTCGGTCTCGTATTTTCCAGGGTAGGCCGCGTGCAGATCCCGCACAATGGAAGTAAAAAGAATCGTATCACCCATGGCGTGCGGGTGACCGTGTTTAAGCACCAACGGTATTTTTTCTGGCATTCTGTTCTATCCTTGCTTTCTTTTCCGGTTGTCTTAAGGACTGCACCAGTTCATCGCACATCGCGGTTAGGCCTTCAAAGTGGCGGTCGAATACTGCGCGGAGAACCGCATCTTGCTCGACTACAACAGGTAAAACCGCAAAAGGTTTACAGCCGTGCGTTCTCGCTTCCAGGCTTTTCCAGCAGGTGAAGACGCAACAAACGTCTTTCGTATCCAGTTTAAGGCTGATTTCCGTAAGCACGCAATACGCTTTAACGGTATCAACTTCTGTTGGATCGCGAAGATCCACTTCTAACACTAGATCTAGCATGTAGAACTCCCGTGAAAAGATTCACTTTAGCAGACGCAGTCGCCGTTGCAAGTGACTGGTTTTAAGCTGTCACTTGGATAGTGAAAGTGTCGATAAGCGTGTTGTCTGCATTGTTTCGGACTTCGATGGTTTGCGGTGCCACTGTTGCGAGAGAATCGCTGTAACAAGTGAAGCTGACCCACTGCCCTGCCGAAACGGAGAAAGTGCTTCCGGGGCTGGCCGCAACTGGATCCCACGGGGGAGAGAACGGTAAACCGAACTGACTGCCGGTGACTTCGGTCGCGGAGATGCTGTAGAAAAGTTGGATGGCCGACGGGTTCGTCAGATTGACAACCTTAAGCGTGATCGCCGAAGCCAGCTGCCGACTGGTTATGTTGCTGCTAGCTGTTCCGTAGCTGTAGGTCAAATTGGCCCAGTCCGTGCCCGTAGGCCCCGTAGTCGCCGGTGGATGCGAGTTAAAGAAACCAGAAAAGGGAATCATTATGCGGCAGTGTCCCCAGCCAAAATGAAGTTGTTAGTACTACGTTGAATCAGCGATACCACGGCCCATCGCCCGGCGGTCTTGGTGTGGCTTTGACGGTTGTTTATCGTGGTCCCAGACGCGCTAAACGATATTTGACCTGTTCCAGTTTGAATTATTGTAAGTGTGAAACCCACTGGAAGCCCGGTGGGAACCGTGACTGTCACTGCCGAACTGCTGCTGCACTCTAAGACAATACCGTTGTCCGCACTGCTCAGCGATCGAGTTGTACCCGTTACCACCGAAACTATGCCGGTACCTGTTGCGTACTTGTTCGCGGTCAAACCGCCAACGTTGAGCAAATCGGTGCTCGGGTTGTAGCTCAGCGACGGTGCCGTTGTGTCGACACTCGGTGTCTGGTTACTCCCAGCGGCTGCGACGAACACGGGATAGAACGTGGCGTCGGTGTTTGTCGCAGTCGCATTTACTGTTGTGCCTGGGCCCGTGGCCCCTGTAGCGCCCTGTGTTCCGGTTGCCCCCGTGGGACTGGTTGCATCGTTCTTCCAAGCCGAAAGCGTGCTATCGTAGCGAAGGTAATTACCGTTTTGCAGGCTGCTGAACTTAACGTCAAAAAGCTCATGCAAAGCCGTCTGCTGCAAATACATGCGGACATAAATTCGACCACTCTCGACATGCTGCCGCGTAACGATGGCCACCGGCATGCGTATAGTGCTCGCCGCCGGTTCTGTCGCCGTTAACCCGCCAGGCGTGCTCGGATTCAACCACAGCACCGTACCCACAGTGTAGCTGAGGGTATTCAGGTGTTGCATGTCGCCAATCAGGGTAACGTAACCCGAGGCTTCACTGGCTATGTTTTCAGATGCTATGCCGAGCATGTAACGTGGAAGAACAGTACCGTCCGCGTTTGCCAGAGTAACTTCGATCGTATCCCCTGTCGCCCCGGTGGCCATAACGGCTTGGCCTTTGTTGATGACACCGCCGGACATGTTCTTGACGGTGACGCGTAGTTCCTTGGCGTAGTTGTCTATCCAAACCGTGTCGTAATTTGTGTCAGTGTTTTTCGCCAGCACCTGCCCGGTCAATCCGCCCGCCGGCACACCGCTACCCGTTGGGCCGGTCGCACCCGTTGCACCCTGGGCACCTGTGGGTTGAATTTCGAGAACGACCTGATCCAGCAACGTGTAAGCGCCGTTAGTTGTTATCGCTTCAACTGTGTAGTCGAAAAGCGTTGTTTCTTCCGTGACGGCCAAGACTCGATAAATGCCGAACTTGTTGACGTCGGACATCACGCGAGTTTTTAACGTGTCGGTGGGTTTAGCTGTGGCGAGCAACGCGGATATGTCTACGCTGTTGTAGTTTGATTTCTCGACATAGATGTGCGTGACCGCAGCCAGCGAAGCGTTGTTGAAGTAAATCTGACCGTGCAACGAGAAAGCTTGTTGCCTTGCCGATTCCGCGTCGGGGTCCGCGTAGAAAAGTTCGCTGTCTCCGGCGTACTTTAACGGGGCTGGCGGGTCAACCTCGGGCGTCAGTTGATCGTTGAATTCCCAACTGATGAGTAACTCGTAAGTAGGCGTGGTCGGCCCGGTTGGACCCGTAGGCCCGGTTGGACCTGTAGGACCGGTTGGACCAGTTGGCCCAGTGGTACCTGTCGATCCCTCGCAACAAGGGCCTTGCGGGCCTTCCGCACCACGGTAACCCTGTGGCCCACGGTGGCCCTGTGGTCCGCGATAGCCTTGTGGGCCGCGTTTTCCTTGGGGACCCTGTGGCCCTTGCGGACCCTCGTAACCTTGCGGACCTCTGTAGCCTTGCGGACCTCTGTAGCCTTGCGCTCCGCGATATCCTTGAGGGCCGCGATAACCTTGCGGACCTCGATACCCTTGTGGTCCACGATAGCCGGTGGCCCCCGTGTAGCCAGGGTAACCTTGCGGGCCACGGTGACCTTGGGGTCCGCGGTCGCCTTGGGGTCCTTGGTCTCCGGGATTGCCGTCAGGACCGGGGTTGCCGTCCGGTCCAGGGTTACCGTCAGGCCCAGGATTGCCGTCGGGCCCGGGATTACCGTCAGGGCCTATTGGGCCTTGAGGGCCGGGTGTACCTTGCGGGCCTGCCGTACCTTGAGGTCCCTCCGCTCCTTGCGGTCCGATTAAACCTTGTGGTCCGATTAAACCTTGTGGTCCGATTAAACCTTGCGGGCCTTGTGGGCCCTGTGGGCCAGCCGGCCCCTGCGGTCCTTGTGGGCCTTCTGCACCCTGCGGCCCTTCTGCACCTTGTGGGCCTTCTGCACCCTGTGGGCCTTGCGGTCCTTGCGGTCCTTGCGGTCCAAGCTGCGGGCTGGGCAAGCCGATGTTCAGCTGAATGTCAAAGGAGCAATCGCCAGACTTGTTGACGTTTAAATTGGCAAAGGGTGCTCCGCCAGGTCCTACGGTAGTGACGTTCGCCTCTCCCGTTATTTCCGGACAGGGAAAGTCTACCTGCAAGTTCAACACGTAATCGCAGCATTGACCCTTTGTCACTGTAAAAATAACTCTTTCGCTTCCGATCGGTACCACGTTGGTGGTGATGTCGTCTTGGGCGGAAAGAATTGGGCAAATTGGATCCGGGTCGAGCAACGGAACAGGCAGCGACGGACAATCAAAGATATCCGCTGGGGCTTGCGGAACCTGTGGGTTTATCAGCCAGTTTCCACCTGGAATAGGGAAAATGCAAGGCACGTCGCATTTGACGATGTCAAACACGGGTGACTGCGGTCCCTGTGGGCACTGCGTCGTAGGCGCCATGTCCTATGCCTTATAGTGATACGGAGTTGAATGAAAAATCGCAGACAGCCAAATCCGCTAAGTTGATGTCTATGACTAATTTTTTGTTTACAACGTCCGTTATTATAGAAACACCCGACTCCCCGAAGAACGTCAAAGTCGGTCCCTGCAAACCGTTAATCGAACGCAAGGCTTCATTGCAATAAAAGTCACCTGCAAGCAAGCCGTTATCGGACCCAACGGGTGGAGTTTCTCCAGGGAAGATTGCGATCTCCTCGCAAGGCTGACCGTCTCCCGCACCGAGCGTAGGCGCAAAAACCAGTGTAGAGCTGGCAACGTCTTGGCTTATAGACATGTTGAAACCGGCTTTAAACTTGATATTGCCGGTCAAGCACGTTTCGTACACGTAAGTCTGACCGACGTCAAAGTCCCACTGGTTCTGCGGGCAAGTCTCCGGGCGAAGAGCTCGCGTCCTGTCTGAATTCGCGATGTTAACGGACACGACTTGGTTTAGGTACAAGTTCTGTATCAGGCACGGTTCAATGATTGCCGAGTAGACGTCTTCGCGGGTAAGGCTTGTGCCTGCTGGTATTCGGGCAGCTAGGCTTTGCATGTCGCCCGAGACCATGAATCCGGACCAAAGGGGCTCTCCGCATTCTTCCGCGACACCGGAGTCGGAAGTCGACACAGGTAATTGGCCGGACATTGAAAGGCTTATTGCCGCCTCGTCAAGCGTGAAGCTTTCGACAAACTCCGTCTCGAATAGTTCCGCGGTGGTCGAACGGGTAAAGATAAGTGGTGCATGCATCAAATTGCTAGCAGTGCAGCGGAATTCAAACTCGAATACCGATGCGTTTACTCGCGTGATGCGATACAAGAAGACTTCGTCGATCTCGGCGTCAAAGCCGGACTCGGGGCCCATGATAACGCCAAAATCAACTATCACGTTGTCCGGCAAAGCGTAAAAATCGAAAAGCCCGGAGTCAGGCGTATTAACGCCCGAGCTTCCTTCTTTGAAAGGATAGACGCGGTTCAGGTTGTCGTTGAAAAAGTTAGGACGTGGCATTTTATTTGTTGATCACCGAGCCTTCTACGGAAAAGACTATGCCTGCGGCAGTAGTGCGGATTCTTAACGCAGGATCCGGGGCCAAATCATCGTTCATCTGAATGTTGAAGTTGCCTTGTTCGTCCGGGTAGCAATCGTAGGTGTAATCGCCGTTAACGACACGTATGACACGTATCGGGTTAACTGGAACGAACAAGTCTGCCGGGTTGCACAACCTCTGCAAGTTCAAAGGATCACCTACGACGTCGACGCGAACCACCGGAACGTCTTCACCTTGTTTGTTGATGTAGCTATCCGTGCGGAGAACCACACCGTCTTCACCCACAAGCCAAACTTTGCCCGTTGAAAGCTGCCCGTCAGGCGTTTGCATGCCCGTGACGCCCGGGTAAGCCGCTGGAACCTGACACGTAACACAAAACTCCGTTTGACCCTGCTCAAAGACGTGCGTTCGAATCCCCCAGGCGGAGATCAAAGCCAGTCTGTCGGGAGTTGAGACTAGCAAACCCGCCGGTCTCCCGTGCTCGTCCGTGAGGCGGATAGAACCCGTTGAAATGGGGAGATTAACCTCACCCTTCAAACGCAACGGAAAAGCTGTGTCGCCAACGTACAGCACGAACTTATCCGACTGCACGATAACTTGCGAAACGTAATAACGCCCCGACCCCTCGACGGCGTAAATGTGGGCGTCCAAGAAGGTATCTTCGACGAAAAACACACTCCCGTTGCTCAAACTCGCGGTCGGTACAAACGGGTACTTGGTTTCTCTCAGCGAACGAATTAGTTCTGCGTGCCGAATGTCTGTCACGGAATAGCCTCGTCAACTCGCCAGTAGGAGAAATAGCTTGCGGAACGTCGCGTGTAAAACCCTGCATTTCCGGCGTCTTGTTCCCAGAGCGTACCGGACAAACTGGTAGCAATAGCAACGTCAATTGCCGGGTTTACAACCCCTTTGAGTACGGCTTGCAGGTTGACGCTCGTACGCGTTAATTCATTCGGGACGACTGTAAATTCCAAGCGGTACCATTCGTCGACGGAAGCCAAAGGAACGGCAACGGTCGACAGCGGAACGGCGTTGATTCCGTTGAAGAAGTACACTCCGAACGTTTTGTTAGTCACGTCCAAGGCTGCGAAGACGTATGTGTGCAAGTCCGCGCTGTTTATCCTGTAATTGACGACAATACCTGCATTGAGCTGACCTGTCGGGTTCAAAGCAATCACTTTGAAGTCCGTCGTGTAACGCCGATACAGCGACTGCACGTCTAACGTGAAAAGCGACAGATTCGTTTTCGACAGGCTTGGAAGATTGGCTGTGCCGTAGCTGTAAGACGAAAGGCCGACCGAGAAAGACTGACTCGCGCTTAACGACGAGTCGCAGCCGTAAGCGGTGAAGTTGGGCGGCGGTCCAACGCAGCAGTAGGCCTCGCCCGGGCTGTCATCGTTGCTCATGCCCCAAGTGGACGAATCCATAGGCGAGAAGCTGTAAGCGAAACCGTCATCAAACGTATCGCAGTAAGGCAGCGACAGCAAGGTGCTCATGGAGTCGCTAATGCTAGTATCCGGAGGTACCGGCGGCTCGGGAGGCTGCGGTGGAGGAATAATAACCGGTGGCACTTCAGACGGCAGCTTACCTGTTGCCAGGTCAGGCAAAAATGGAGGCGCACACGTATCGGACAAACCGCGTTGACAATCTACGACTACGCCGCAGTCCGCAGTGTTCTTACCCACGACGGCACATCCTTGGAAATCCAAGGTGAAAATTCCATCGCAATCCGGAGCAAGCCCATTTATCGTTTCGATAGGTTGCGGGTCGACGCAAGACCTTGAGCCGACACGGCGTCCACAAGGTCCGGCGAACTGCGAAAAAACAGACTGTACGTTTTGGACGGTTGTGTCGGACGGAGGTTCTCGCAGCCGAAAAACAATAACGTTATCGTATGCAACGCCGTTGATTATTCGAGGTTCGCGTACGATTTCCAGCGGCTGCTCGGTGGCCAGACGGACAACACCGGCCAAAACGCTTTCAACGTTTGCTATTCCAAGCGTTTCGACAGGTGGCTTGCGGATCGGACGAGCGGCTCTTGCGGTCAGCAGGGACTGCAACGGAGAGCTGAAGACGCCACGGAAAAGCTCCGAAGTGCCAGCACCGAAAGCAATAAAACCTGCAACACCTTTCTCGAATGCATCCAGTTTGTAGGTGCGGTAAGCCGTGAGCTCGGATCGTCCAAGCGATATCCCGGCAATTAACCTGCTTTGCCCGCCGGAGTTGTCAAGCTGCTCCGCGGTTTCAATCAGCAGCGTGACTATCTCTTCGCCGCACGTGACAGCACTTATAAAAGCGTATTTACCGAGCTCACGTGGCCAACGTAGCTGCAAGTCTGCAACGATAGCCGAGGGCAGTCTTAAACCGGCGTTCGACAGGCACGAAGCCGTGTCGTCGACAGGGTAGGCGTTTTGCTCGTTGAGGTTGTACCAATGGTTGTTTCGTATCACGCCTATATCTCTGGCTGACAGTTACAGGACAAGCAGCTACTGGTGCTTCCGAGCATTTCTCGCTTCTGCGACAAAGCCTGCCCGTAAACTTCCGTGGGAACCGGAATTGAAGCAAGACCGCAGAATGAAACTATATCACCCACGAGGTCCGTTGCAATATTAGTCACCGGTTTGCATTGGCTGCCGACCGGCGCTTGGTTTTCCCAGTAAGCTACCACGGCTATTGCCACACTGGTGTTTCCCGGTTCGTCGTAACAGCTCGGTAAGCATTGTTTTCCATAGAGAAGCGTCATGGACTGAGGGTCGGCGTAATCTACAGTGTACAAGTGCACGTGATTCTCGGAGTCCAATATCTCTGGCGACACTGCCACAGGCACTTGGCACGTCGAAGAGCCTTCCAGGTAGGTGTCAGGGCAGTGAAAAGCGTTGACGCCATAAGACAAGCCGCCAAAGACGTAAGGCAGAAAAAATACTTGTATTTTCAAATTGATCAGACAGCAGTTTGTCGGATTACATACCGCCACGCCCCACCGCACCTTGCAATCCGCATCGGTTGCCACGCTGACGCGAATGAAGTCCTTTTCCCGCATAGCTTTTTCGACAAGCCACCGGTCTTTGTTGTCGCGGTAAAAATCTCTTGCCTCTTCGGCGGTGTGCGCTATGTCTTTGTACAGCGACCATTGCCGCTTCAAACCTTGGTAGGTTCTTGCGTAGTACTCGCAGTCGCAGCAGTTGCGACAGTCGTTGCTGAGCTTTATAGTGGCCGCAGCCTGCGAGGTCGACATCGCACTTGCCGAGTAGCTGAAAACCCTAGGGGTTGTAGACGATAGGGACAATGGTCGATGCTGCCGAATGCAACCTTCGCTGTCCAACGTAAAGTTGTTGTGGCTGTCCGACCTTACTTTGTTCAAGGTACGCAGGACAGTCGCAGTGTCCACGCAGCCAGGGAAAACTCCAAGCCCCGATCCCGGCTCCGCGCTGAGCTGGATCTTTGTAGCCCTGCGACTCCCTTCAATAAGTCCGACCTCTCCGAAAAGATCGATAGCCGGTGACTCGACTTCAATCGGCAAGACGGTTTCCATGGCGAAGTTGTAGCCGCTTTGCAGGGTCAAGGCTTTTGCTGTGACTATCTCGTTTCCGATTTGGATGGATTTCACGCGACGCGGCAATTCATAGCCACACTCGGCGTAAAGCTCCCCGTTTTCCGGTTCTATGTTGTCGTCGTACGTGATTGCTAAGCCGTCTGTGACATCTTCCTGCGTCCACTGCGTGTGAATCACGCAACGACAAACAGCCATGTTGCTTTCCCACTCGATGACCCGCAGACGAGAATCCCAGTCGACTACTTTGTAAACGGAAGCCTCGGTCGAGTCAAAGACAATCTCCCCGTTCGCATCTTCCACGATCAGGTCGTAAGCGTGCGACGGCGTAGGTCTTCCAGGGAAAGGCGAAACACTGTTGGAACCGAAGCCGTAAAGCCAGGCTACCTTGAGCGGGTACTTGACAGATCCCGAGCTGTTTTCGAAAGACACAAAGAAGTCGGAAAAAAGCTGCTGTATGTCCGACGAAGGATTAACGAAAGGATATAGGTTACCGCTGTTTGGCGGCTGATTTAAGCCTATGGCCTGCCTGCCGCGTGGGTGAGTCATGCTATTCCTCGCAATTGATGCAACGTTTGTCGCCCAGCCGGGCACCCAACACGGTAGCCGAGAAGGCCGCGTTTTCTGCAGCGAGCCTGTTTACGAATTGATCCAATGCGGCGCGTTGTGCGTTGAACAACTCCAAGTTCTGTGTTATCGACTCAAGCTCCGCGCATCCGCAGCACGGTGCACAGCAGGAGTCCGTAAGTTTTAATCCGCTGGCGATTTCTTCAAAAGTCAGACAGTCGTCACCGATCAGGTTGAAATTGCCATCGGGCGTAGGAGCTATTCCGTTGATTGTCTTGATACAAGGGGCACTGGACGCTTCTCCCGTGCACGTACAATCCGAGATGGTTCCTTCACCGCTAATTGCACTGATAACGACTTTGGTGTCAGTGAGCGTGTTGACAGTTGTCAACTGTATGTTTCGACCTGCGACAAGCTCGATATCCCCGTACAACCGATCGCCTAGTACACCGTTGGAGCTGGCGACGCGGATCGCCGATATGCCTCGTATCATGGGCCGGATTGCTTGTGGCTCTATCCTTGTGGCTGCCAGCTCGAAATTGAAAAGACCTGTGGGTTGTAGTTGAATGGATTCCAGCTTTCCGATCACGACCTTGCCCGTCACGTCGTCGAACGGATCAATTCCACCGAGCGTGAAAACCTTGTTCCGAGTGAACTGATAAGCCGGGATCAGCGTCGAAGCCACGTCGACTATGCCGACGCCAGAATCGTACGCAAGAATGAGTTGAACTCCGGATGCAAACAAACCTACCTGCCGGATAAAGAAAGTCCCGGTGGACATGTCCATTGCAGGCGAGACCGGTAGATCAAGCCCTACCAAGAAATCGTCGGGTAGAATAAACGCACCGCTAGTATCCGTCTTAGTCGCCTCGGCGACTAACGGATAGCTTCTTTGCGAATTGTGATTCAGGAACTCCAAGTTCCAATTGGCTATAGGCATCCTGTAAACCTCTTAGGAAGACGTTAAGACTCCGATCTGCTGCATGATGCCGACTTCGCCAGTGTAGTTGTCGCTCGGGTCGCCCGGGTTGCGTGTCACGCGAAGGTACACGATGTCTCCCGGATCCACCTCGACGGCGCTGCTTAGTGCTTCAACGGCTTGGTTTGCCGTTACCGTGGCCACGGTAACAATGGTTAGCGCGACATAAGATTGGCTCACCGTGATCGGTATGTTTAAGCCGTCCACGGGTCTGCCTGTCTTAAAGTAGCTGACCGCAAGCTGCGGCAGTGTGCCCGCTGCCTTGCCCAGTATCCGAGGCCGAAAACGGAACTGAGAGTTAGCCGGTGCGTCTCCGGGTACCTCGAACTTGACGACGTAGCTTGTCGCCGTATCGTTCGGCATCCCGAGATACAAAACCGGATAACTTTCTTCCGTAACGCCCTCCAACCGAACCAGCTGACTCGACAACTCGCGAGAAGGCTGGCTGAGCACCCCAACCCCAATCTTCCCCTGGTAATACGTGTTGCCGCCAGCGATAAAGCTAGTGTCGCCACTGAGCAAGACGTTCGCAGACGTGGCATACACGCCTTCAACAACTTTTCCGCTGCTGAACTCGTTGGTGACAGGGTCAAACGTTTTCAATACCGAGTAACCGGCCACGTTCGCAGGGCCGTTCATCAGCGACAAGTCCAAGTCGATGTCGAGATCGCCGGAGAAAGCAACGTCTGTTTTGCCTGCGCAAAGAACTTTCAGCCTAGGATCCAGCGATCGCAGACTTGTTACCGAGCTGTTGTCAGTGGCAAAGCCTACTCGAGTAAAATAAAGTTTGATGCTTATAGGCTTGGAGGCAGGGTCGCACTCGGTGTAAACACTGCTCATCGAGACAGTAGTGTCGAGATCCGTTGCCCATGGAACTTCGTCATAACAATCGCTCATCCACCAGATACCGTCGCGGTTAACGACAACAAGATCTGAGAGCAGCTGCTGCCCGTACCACTTACGCTCCGCAAGCGTGTCGTAGATGCTGGGTCGCTGCATGATTACCGAAGCAGACTGCAGGGGAACAGGCGGGAACACGCTCTGCAGCGACGCATCGGCGGCCAAGTTATAGCCGAACTTGGCTCCGGTCGGTGCTTTCCCTTCAAACACGACATCGTCAGCCGGTAACCACCCGGGCAAGTCCGCGTCTGCAGAAGTGATCACGTGCGGATCGCCAGCGTCGGGAGGCGTAACCTGCCCGGCAGGCATCGCGGTCAAGTCGAAGACGTAATGCCTGTGGTTTTCCAGAAAATCGACGAAAGAAGGATTAACGTACACGTTACCGGCGTTATCTGTCTTGCAGACCGGTATCGACAAAGGCGGCGACTGCCGGGTTAGCTTCCCGGCGCTAACGCCAGAAAGATACCATAATCCAGGCGGGACATTCCCGTCGTTGTCCAAGTCAGTTCCGACCGCAGCCGTTATGTCGATTTTCGCGTAGCCGAAAAGCAAGATGTCGGCCAGCGTCGAGTTAAGCTTCTCTGCGACCACGCCCCACACTTGGGATTGGTTCGGTACGACAAGGTACCCTGTGGCGGAATCGGACTCGCTTGTAGCGAAAGCGGGCTCGAACCTTGACGTTGCAGGGTTAAAGAACACAGGCTGTCCGACTTGGATCGTGGAAACAACGGTTTGCGATCTAGCGTAAACGGTTGATCCGATGTTGGCGGCCTCGAGCAGGCCTATCATGTACTTGAGATTTTGGTCCAGCTGGCTCATGGGCCGGTTGGCAGTTCCCGGTGCGACGGGCTCGTTCTCTTTTATGTACTGAATGAAACGATTTAATCCCATTTGCTGCTCCCTAGCTCAAAGTGGTTTGCCATTCAATTCCGATCTGGCTGGAAGGCAATTTTTGTTGCTGATCCGCCGTGGTGTAATACCAGCTGCTATAAAGCAAGTCTTGCGTAAAATCCGTGGCGTCAACAAGTGCCACAAGGCTACCACCGAACACGACCGAGTTCGCTGCGGCAGAAAAAGGTTTCCCGTGCACGCCGACCGAGCCGCTGCTTCTTGCGAAATAGGACATCCGGTTATCCGTAAGACCTTCGCCGTCCGAGCTGAGCTCCGCCGAGATGACCGGAATACGCAGATAGTCGCGGTTCGAGCTAAGCGAGAGACCGTTGTAGTAGCTGACATCTCGCGTGCGATCGAAGGTAGGCGGACTTACCGGGTCGCCAGGATTGTCCGTGTTTTCAAACTCCAAGTACATGCCGCTAATCCGGTACCGGCTATCTCCGCTCGTCAACAGCTTTGCTGCGATAGTTGCCCACTGGTAAAGAATCAAGTTAGGCTTAAAGTCCGTTGTCGGAGCCCACTTAAACGGAGGCAGCGTTAAATCTTCAACCTTGTAAGCTCGAACTCGTCCAGCCACGCCCGTACAAAACTTGGCAGTCATTAAACGCACCTTCCACTGATTGATTTTATTTTTGACTCTTCAGTTACGTATGCTTCGTATCCAAGCGACTCGGAAACGGTTAAACACTGGAAGTTTTCAAAGCTTTCAGTGTACCCTGGCGACTCCGGCGTACCGTAACCTTCCATGATGATAGGGTTGTCGGCATACGCTAAGTCCACCAGCAAGATCATCAACGTGTGCGGTGGCATCACCTTTCGAAGCTGCGACACAGGCACAAATTCTAGCCTATTCTGCAGTTTGCTTCCAGGTTTAACTTTCACGATGAAAACGTTGAACCGGAGCAGGTTGTCTACCAGAAACTTCAACGGGTTGATCTCCGCAGGCAAAGAGTCAGCCGTCGGCTGGCCGACAGGGTTCTCCCGCACGTCTAGCAGCATCGCTAATGTTTCGTTCTTAGCTATGCCGTTTGCGTGGACATCCTCCCAAAACTTCGAAACGTCTCGCGGAAAGCCGCCCAAATCCCAGGTGACCTTGGTATAGCCGTCGACATCAAGTTCTGTTTGTACCGGGACGTTTGCGTTCGAAAAAACGAGGCCGTCGTGATACCCCTTCGTCAGCATACCGGTGTCCATCGTTAAACTGTCGACGCCGCAATTAACGTCGAATCCCCGGTTAAGCTCAATGATTTCGAACGTGTCAGTGAGCGACTGGCCTGCGTAAACCGTCTGCCCGACGGAAACGACAGGCGTTGCCGTGGAAGGATATGCATACACGTTTGAGTTCGTTATCACTTTCAAACCTGTTGCGTCGGTGGCAATGGCTTCGACAACTTCCGTTGCATCGATCACTAGAGGTATGCCAAAGACAGCGGCCAAAGCTTGTTGCTGCGAACGAGCGCTGGTCCCCTCGTTAAAGCTTTCGAGTACAGCGTTCACCAGCGTCTTGTAGCCTGCGCTGGATCGCATAGGCAAATTCAGAGCGTAACCGAACTGGTCGTAAATGTAATTCCAGTCCCACTTAGATCGATAAAACCACAAGGTAATTTCAGTGTCAACGATCTCCCCAACCGCGTTCAATATTTCCTTCTTCGGAATGTCCGGGTTGTCGAACGGGTTAGCGACAAAAACAACTGTGTTTTCTTCCAGCCAGAAGTCGATGCCGTTAAGCATCTGCACCGTAGGCTGCGTGACCTGTTCAAATACGACGGAGCACTCTACAAGCTCGCGAGGCTTACTGATCGCGTAATAACGAGAAGTCGGTATTTGTCCGTAGAAAAGTTCAGCTTGGCTTTTGTACTTGTAGGCTGTTCCCGTGAGATAACGCGCAAGCAAACTTATGTCGGTGTTAAGAGCTGAACGTCTTACCTGCACTGCGTACCAGTCGTCTTGATGATAGACAGGCACGTTTTTTCGTGAAACGCTGTTTACTAGCTCAAGGAACTGCGTGTTGACTTGCTGGTATAGCTGCCCGACAACGTTACTGATATCCGAAACCAGGCCGTTACCCTGGTAAAGCGAAGCCCAAAAGCTACCCAGTACGCTCAGCAGCGAGTCAGGTCTATCGAAGTCATTCTGAGGATACTTGTAAAGTTGCGGCATCGGCTTTTTCTTGGAATAGCTTGTCTAGAAAGTAATCGATAGCAAGCTTCATTGTAGCCGACAGCAGAACTTGCAGTAATAGCGTTAGAATGACGCCGCCCGTGATGAACTTGTAGGCCTTCTTTTCAAGTTGAGCGCGATTAGCGTTTGGGTTTTCCTCCCAAGCTTGTTTGACCGCGTCCATTGCCCTGCGAACGTCTGCCCGCTCCTTTTCAATGCGAAATATTTCCCGGCTACGATTTTTGCCTACGGCTTGCATGTAGGTTAAATCGTCCAGGTTGCGCGAAGCGCAGAATGCCGTCGCCGTCTTTTCCCAATCCATACTAATCCTCTGCTTTCAAAAGCACGTCGATGGGCGAGTTATCGATTTCGACCTTAAGGCCGCCGCCGACGTTTTTTACACCAGATATCGTCGTCTTTACCATTATCGGGCCGACTTTCACTCGCACCTTCACGGGAGGATTGAAGCGAAGGACACCTGCCTGCAAAGTTACTTCCTGCAAGTTGGAAAAGTCCGCCGTACCGCCGTTGAAATCTACGCACCCTGTTTGCAACAATTGCGACAGGGTGGAATGCAACTTCTCGGGTATGCCGACCGGGTAGTTTAACATTATTGGGGACACGGTTGCCCTTGCGGGCATGTGCTGTAGGTACGATTTCTGCGAAAAACTGTCGGGGCTCGGTTTGTTGCGTAGTATTGAGTCACAGGGGCAGCGTTCACGGATCGAATCTGCGAGCCATAAGCCGAGTAGCCGTTATGCAAATTATCGTGCATGGCTTGCAGTTCGGTCATGGTTTTTCCGTCTACGTTCAAACCGTGAACTTGCCGAAGGTGATCCGCAAGCTCAACGAGTGTGTAGTTCCAGTCACCTTCTACGTTCCAGTTTGAGCCCGGCATGCGTGTTACGCTCCCGTTTGAAAATGTCGGAGCGTCAACGCGTACGTTAGCCGCTTGCACAGGCTTTGCAAGCACTGTATTCGCTTGCGGCTCTTTCGCCTTCGCTTGAAGATCGTTGACGGCTTGTTCGATACGTTCCAGTGTCGAACGGTAACTTTGCAACTCCGACATTGTCTCGCTGTGGGACTGTTGGATGGATTCCGTGACCGCAGCGTTGAAGCGTTCAACGAGATCGTCTTTCAACGGTTGCGGTGAAGGTGAGCACCCTAGCAAGAACAGTAAAGCGGCGGTAAAAAAACTAGCTACCAATTTCTTCATCGTCAAACTCCTCGTAGTCATCTGCCTCATTCGTCGGTTCTTCGTGACTGTCCGCCTCATGCATGTGGAGTAACTCGAGCAGATGCTCTCGCTCTTCTTCCGCCAGATGCTCTCGCTCTTCTTCCGCTTCGACTTCGGCGGACTTTTCCGTTATCTTGAAGTATGGCGAATTACTGTACCAATCTACAGGCACAGGCTCTTTGGATCCCATAAGGCCGATCGCAGTAGTCCAACTGTCAGCAAGCATGGCCTTCCAAGCGCTCGGCGTGATCAAGTACTGCCCATCCCCGTGCGAATTCATTGCACGAAGGTCGCCGTCACGGGTGTAGCCTAGGATGCACATGGCGTGACCGCCGCGACCTGGAACGAAACGACGGATCACTCGGTCGGAGGGTATTGTCGAACCCCCGTAACGAATACCGAAGTTGATGGCACCCCCGCCACCAATGAAGTCAAGTAATTCGTCGTGATCGGGAGAAACCTGCCACGCAGATTTTGCCTTGTACTCAGCACCCGCCTTGTAATTAGCTTCACTCAAAATCTCGTTGCGTTCGGCTCGGCCAGGGTATGCCCGAGGGTACCCTGTCAACTTCTCCAGCGGACACCCGGTCTCTATCGCCAGCTTCGCGCCGCCGGAAACCGTTGACCCGTTGTCAGACCCGAGAAGCCCGTCGATCTTCTGTGTTGCCAGGTACGCAAAGATTCTGGAGAGCTGCACCTTCTTGCCGGCCACGAAAGCGCAGCGTTCTAGTACCGAGGAAAGCGAGTTGCCTTGGCAACTTCCGATCTGAAACTGATTTTCCTCGCGGTGCCAGTCGATAGCCACTTCGGAGGGCCGCCGGAAAGACCGCCACACACTACTTTGCATCGGTAAAACAGGCAGCGACTTCAAGTACTTGCGATCTTCTCGCTCGAAATTGTAACTCGTAAAAATCATTATTTTGCATAGCTCCGTAACAGGGACTCGTGCGACTCTTTGGACCAGCCGCCTTTGTTTTTGAAGTAGTCGGCCTCGGCTCGGGCCAGTTTTTCGAAAGCAAGCTTGCGAGCAGGTTCTTGCCCGGCGGCTTGAAACTCCCAGACTTCTTGTTCAGTTTGCAGTTCGCCTGTGCTTAACCTGTCGGCAGCTTTTCCTTGGTGGATTCGCCAAAGACTTTCGTAGGTTTCAAAAGCTTCATTCGCTAAATCCGCATTTAGCGTTTTTCGGTTTGGCGAAAACCAGCTGGTCGGAACCAATAACAAAACACCCAGCAAACCGCAAACCAAAATGGCCCACGGGAAGCTGGGTGTATTTTCTTCGCCTGCGATCCGTGCAGTATTCATCAAGATTGCCCTTATTGTTTGTTGTGCGTGGCCAGCTTGGCCTCGGCTATCGCGACTTCTGCCTCGGTGAGCTCGCCCTTTGCGTAGCTCCACCAAACTTCCGGTCCCGCGTTTGGAGCCGTGTTTTCTATGATCTGCAAGTGTTCCGCAAAACCTACCGGAGGCGGCGCATCGCTGCTGCGACCGGAGTCCTTTCGTTTGTATTCTTCACGGAACGCGTTCGCATTCACTTTGCGTCTCGGGGCGAAATGCCGGTAACTGAAAAAAGCTGCGGCACCCAAAAGACCGACAGCTGCGGCAGCCTTTACAGCGTTGACCAGCGTCTCTAAATCCAGCGTAAGTTCAGCAAGCATAAACTTCCTTTCAATTGGTAACGATTAACTTCTGACCCGGTTGTAACTTTACCTCGATGGTATTTTTGGTTTGAACAATGTTCGACTTGAGCTTCTCTGGGTTTTGGTTGGGCCCGTAAAGCTTCTGTATTCGAGAGATGTCATCGACCGATTGTGGTGTTCCGACGAACGGGTTGTAGTACGGTGCCATCAAGGCCTGGTTCCTATCCGAATGGAGTAGCCCAAGCAGATGGCCGAACTCGTGGCATGCAACGTTAGATAACAGTATACCCCGCTCGCCTTTGTTTGCCACCCAGGTTTCTTCCAAGTCGAAACGCATCAGTAGCTTTTCGTTGTCGCCTCTTGGCATGTAAGCCCAAGCGAGCGTCCCACCTTTTCCATCAAACTGATGTTGAAGGCCTTTCCCTGTGGTGATGACGATGTCCGTGGTTTCGACGTCCTTACTTTCGGAAATGTCCAAACCGCACACGTCGTCCCAAGCCTTGAAGGCTTCCTGGAAAATGCGGCGTTGCTCGGATTTAGGTATTTTGCCTCCGACGTAGTCTGCAACAAAGTAAGTCAAACCTGTTTTGTTCCATCGATCACGTCTTTCAGCTGCAACTTCGGCAGCACGCAAGAATTCTACGTGCTTTCCGTTGGATTTGTCCAACTTGTCCGGGCAACCGCAGCGAGGAACCTGCATGGCGCGAAGTGTCTCCTCGGTGAGCATTCCGTCTGCTTTTATGCCAAAATATCGTTGAAAAACCTTAATTCCAGCGTGAATATCGTCCATACTCACGCTTTTCAGCAGTTCGACGGTCAAATAGCCGAAAAAAACCAAGTAATCGGTGGCAAACGTGATAGCTTGCTTGTTTTGGCGCGTTTTTGACGTCGCCATGTCGGATTTCGTTAAAATTCTGACGACTTCCGACTTACCACTGACTTTCTTTGGCATTTTAGGTTGCAACCGGTATTGAGGAGATTACGTTCAAGTTTACGTCTATCGCTTCGGCAAAAAACTGAACTGTCTTGGAGGTTACCATTTTTCCAGGAAGTTCTGGTATTATCAAGGCGTCATCGCTGCGTAAATACTTGATGGTGCCGTCCGGCATGCGAATCCGACCCAAAAGATCCAGTTCCGTGACGTTCAATCGACCTTGCAGGTAGTTGTGCACGGTATCCACGATCAAAGAACCAGGTAACACGCCTTGGAAGTCGACGGAGTTAATCGCCGTCACAATGGCGGACCGAATAGGCTCTAGCGACGGAGAAACATCGTCAGCAGCCTTGTTTATCGTAAGAGTCACGCTGACAAAGCACGGGACAGGGGCTTTGATCAAGGCATCGGCGCCGTAGTGCCGGATATCTCGGCTGGAAACAAGATCCTGCAGTTCACGGACATGTGGCGTGCCCGTTATCTCGTAAACATACTCTGCGGTCTGACCGACGGCTAAATCTGCAACCGATGTGACCGTATCTGTGAAAAGGATAATTGCGGACTGGAAAGCGGAATATGCGCTCTCCTCTGCTGTTGCAATGTCCGGGGAGAAACCGCTTGCAGGTAACGCGGTGTAACGCGTGTCCGATACGATACCGAAGCCTGACACGACAGCAGAGTCGGTTGCCTTGCGTATCTTGTCCACCTCGTAAAACCCGGGAAGAGTTGTCGCCGGAACAGCAAACTGCCACTCACTTGTTCCTGTAAGCGTTGATACCGACATGCAGGTGGCCACGACTGCAACCGTTTTTCGTTGCAACGCAGATTGCCCGCGTATGTACCAGTCTACCCTACCGCCGGTAAGCGTCGGGAAGATGGTGTGTTTGTCCCGCAGCATTTCGGGATCGCCACAACCGACGATGGATTGATTTGTGACCGACTCGAACTGCGGCAGACTTCGCAAGTAGGCGCGCATGTTCGTGCGGTTCGAGAGCGTTTTTGCCGCGACACCCAGCTGCAACTCGTTAATAAGCTCTTCGTTTGTCTCGGTGTTGGTTCCGTCCTCGAAAGAAGACGTGGCATAGCTTGTGACGTAGTTAACGACCGCGCGGTTGGGGACTATTAGGTCGCCTGCATTCAGCTTCCTGTCGGCACCGATATCCACGGCTTCTACCTCGATCGTGAAAGCGTAGTTGCCGTTGCTAAGTGGAACCAGCAGCCGGTCGTTGCTCCCCAGTATTTGGGCAGCCGATATTCTTCCGATAAAAGTCGCCGTGGCCAAGTATTGGAAGCCGTTAGCTTCAAACACGCTGTTTTGCGGTATCGTTAACGGTCGAAGTGCTGAAAGTTCGATCGTGACCGGCCCGCTTGCCTTGGTGCCGGTCTTTCGCACAATACCCCAGTTGGAAAGCACTTCGCTGACCACAGTTTCGTCAGCGAGCGTCGGATCCTCTTGAATGCGTTGTAGACTTCTTGCAGACTGGTACCGCTCCAAGTTTACGCGAGCGGCAGTACCCAAAACTGACTGCAAGTAAGCAATGGTGTCGCGGAAAGCTCCTCGGCGTAAATCCAACGTCGGATTCAACGCTTGCAGCTGCGCAATAGTCCGCAGCAGCGTCTGTTGCACATCGGCTGCATCCAATTGCGAAAGATCGGAGATTTCAAAGTCGGAATAGGTTAGAGTCATAGCTGAACCGCCGGGATTCGTAGTGGAAACAGAACTTCTCGCGACTCACCAGCCACGCTGTTGAGCTGTATTCTAAGGTAAATCGCATCCCCTATGAAAGAGGCATCCAAAAGCTCCGAAGAAGCATACCGCTCGTCGTCTGGAAAAGAGGTGTCATCTTCTAAGCGTAAATTGTTTCGCAAGTCCAGTTCGCTAGCTGCGAAAATTTGAAACAGGTCGGCGGACGTCCGGGCTAACCCGCTCCGGATCTGCGTCATGAAAAAAGTGCCGCGATTAATGTCGTACTGCAGCGAACCCTTATCGGTAAGCAGCTCGAGCAAAAATCGTTGAGCCAGCTTAGCCGGGCCAGTTATCAACGCTCCGCTTTGACCTTCCTGTACGAGTGCAGGCAAGACTTGCGTGTCACCGGAGGGTTTCGCCCCATCGTACATGAGAAAATCGACTGTTTTCCCTTTGTATTGCTGAACACTTCCAGAAAAATACATTATACGGCACCTCCGTCGCCTGTCGCACCTTGGGAAATCAAATCAGTGAAGTAACGGATAGGTAAACCGGCGATGACCCCGTTGTCACTACCGTGACCGAGCTCTCTTCCCGCCAAGTGCGCAACCGCTCGAGGAAAGGTCTGATACCGGGCCCGGTATGCTCGTTCCAACTGCTGCATGTAGTCTATTTGGGAAGGTAAAACGATCATGTCCGATGAATTTCCAATACTGCCGGGCGTAGCAGCCTTTATCAACGCTTCTTCCGCTTTGTCCGTGTTGAAGACGGCTCTAAGGCCTTTTAAGCCGTTCAGCGTAGTGATGTCAATGTTCGCTATGTCCACAGCAGGGCGTAACCAACCCACGGGCTTGTTTTGTCGCCGAGCTTGCGCGGCTTTCTTTTTAAGCTTCGCAAGCTGAACCAGGACTTTGCTCAAATTCGGGTCTATAAGACTTTGTTGTGCCATGCTGTTACGAGATAAAAGGTGAAAGAGCTTGTTCTTGGTCTAAAAGACGTTGGATTTTTTCTTTCCGCTGCGTAATAGCCGCTGGCGTTCGGTTCAGCGCTTTTGCGATCTCTAGGTTGGAAAACTTACGCCTGTTATTCATACCGAGAGTCATTTCTAAAATTTGCTGGTCAATCGGATCTAAATCTTGATGCACCACCTGTAACCAGAGATCCGAGGCACCGGTGTCGCCAGGAAGCCTGCTGGCCATGCTTTCAAAATTTGATTCCGGACTTTCGGCTTGACCCGTGCTGAATCCCGGCTGGTACTTCCTTATCTTGGCGATACGCGGAATCGAAACCCGCATGAAATCGGAAAGCTCTGCATCCGTTGGTTCTCGCCCCAGCTCATCGGCAAGCTCTTGCGTAGCCGACCGAAGCTTGTGGTTTTCAAGCACAATACGCTCGGGAGCGTTGACAATCTGGTTTTGTTGACGAGATATCCGCCTGAGTCCCTGCATATTTGTAACAATGTGCGACCGCAGCCTAGACCTTTTAGGATCGTACTTGTTCGCAGCGTCTAAGGCCAATAACCTTGCGCGGCTTCGCAGCAAAGGGCTGTCGTCACCGTAAGCTTGAAGGCCCTGGTTAATGACAGGGTCGATCGCTTTCAAAAAGGCGGCATTACCGGTTGGCGTCTTATCGGCCTGCCACGTCTGAAAGGCCGGGCGAAATTCGTCTTCTAAATAATCGTTCATCATGCGAAAGGTCTCCGGTCTAAATTGCTTTGCGTTCGGCTTCCGTCAGCTTTTCGAAGCCCGGGATCAATGGCGCGTAGTTGAAATACTTTACCCCGTAAAACGGGTGCGAATCCATTGAGAACCGCGACAAGTCATTCTCCTCCGCCGTTCGCAAATTCGCTAGGTTGAAAGACGTTGTCGCACTGGCATCCTGGGCGTTGATAGTAACGGTAACACGGTTCACGAAACCGTAAATATCTGTCGCAAGGTCGTCAATACCTGCACTTTTGGTTGCGGCGTCCGCACGGATTACGACTGTGCTGCCGGGCGCTATGTCGAAACGCAACTTTCCCGTTAACGTTCCTTCGCGGCCTTGCAAAGCGTTCGCAGCGTAAATCATTTGAGCGTACTTGTTGGACACGTCATTCCAGTCGACAACCGTTGTCTCGGCTTGCTCTTGCACCGCTGAGTTGTCGCTTCCCACAGCAGTGTTCACAACTTGCGTCAACAAGTTGTTTACGCTTCCGTTGCCGTTGACCGCATTGTCGTCGAGGCTGTCCCAGGCCGAAAGCCAGTCCGGAGCGGGCACGAAAAGCCACATCCCGTCCACCACGCCGTCCAGGCTTGCGGTGTAGGACCCGCCAACGCACTGTTTAGATTGTGCAGGTAGGCTTCCCATGTGCTGCTCGTGCATCACGCCTACTCCGAAGAGCGGACGCTGCGATCGCACGGATAAGTGCATGTCGGCTACGTCGGACGTCCAGATTACGGCGCCAGCTTCCCGAGCCATTTCGAAGGCGGGTGCAATGATGGCGGAGTCTGCGAGCGGCACGACCGAAAGCCCGATGTCTGGCAGCAGGGAGCCTATCAGCGTGTGCCACATGCTTGTCCCGGCAAATGAGGCGTTTAAGCGATTCCCAATACTCTTTGAAAGGGCTTGCTTAGCGTTCAAATCAACCTCGAAAGGGTAGTCCTTAACGTATGTCGGTTGATTGTTGTCGAGAAGATTAATGAACCCTTTCCACTCGAGAACGCCCGATATCGCCTGCAACGCACGCGTGTTTGACAGCAAGTTATCCACTAACGCGGACGGTGGCGCACTGTTACACCAAGCAGAAGTCGCCTGTATCAGGTTGTCTTTAGCTATCTTGGTGAGCACCGTGAGCAACCCTTCCGCGATGTCAAGGTTCATCGCGATAGGTAGCTCACTGATAAAACGACTTGCAGCGTCCATGTAAGTCTTAGCACCGGAGTCTTGGTGAAGTATTGGGAGCATAAGATCGTGCGGGGCACCTGGCACAGCGTCGCGGCTACCGCAGGAAGACAAAGCCAAATCAACGAGCGTGTTCACTAAACTAAGAACAAGCGCAATGCTTCCGTTACTTCGGCGGTAAGAAGTGCCGGCTATGTAGCCCGTGAACAGCACAAATTCACCTCGTGGAAACTGTTGCTTTGCCGCATTCAGACCCGCGGGAGCCCAGTCGCCAAGGCTTCCGACAAGCGTCACAACCACCGGTGCCATCTGCTTCAGGTCTTTGGCGATCGAGTAGACGGCAGACGGCTTACCTGTCCTTGCGTCGCGTCCAAGCGGTACCGCTGCGGTGGCCGTTGGGATAGAGTTAAGCGAATAGTTCATCGAGAACATAGACGCAGGTATCTCGGTGTCTGCAACCTTTATTACAATTTTCGCACCGCCTTGTTTGCCAGACAAGTCGACAGTTGCATACGTGTTAGATTTACCCACCATTACGCGTTTCCTCTGTTCGGTAAATGTGCGCCAACAAAATACCGCCCAGCCGGTAGGCAAATTCAGGATGCTTCTGCCAGCAGTTGTAAAAGGTCATGTACGGCTCTGCCGGAGATTCTCCAAACAACTGTAAAACGTTTTCTTGGCCTATACTTCGCAGGCTTTCGTCGATTTCCGACAGAGATCGCGACGGACGGTAGTACCCTTGAACCCGCCACGTGCAACCTTCAGAAAGTTCGTTTACGCGAACCCGATAAGCCGAGTACGGCAGCTCGACCTCCTGACTTAGACCGGCTGTAAATGTCAACGACGTAATAGTGTTCGCTTCCGGAGAAACTGTACGCTGTACAACGAGGTCGCCACTTAAGACCGAGACAAGATAAGAATACTCGCACCGACCTGAGGCGTCCGGAGACAGATCGCTTCCGTTAATATAGATAGCAGCATCTTCGACAGGCTGGCTTGCAACCGCTGAGGGCTGGAACAGTTCCGTCGCCAACAGCCGCGAATCGAAAGGGCTGTACGTGATTCGTTTGTCTAATTCTGCGATGTGCGACTGCAGCTCCGTTGACTGGATCAATCGTAAAAATTGACAGCTTCGGTAGTTCAACATGACGCGGTCCGGGCTGATGCCAAACAATATAGACCGCACAACTTGCAGATAAGTCGGCAGCTTTACAGGTCTAAAATCCTCGGGAATAAGTTCATCGCCCGGATAAATGAGCTGTGAACCGCCTTCTCCGGATTGGTTCAACAGCAAAGTTCTTGCGTGGTTGTACATTAGAAAACCGAATCGGGTAAAAGGGATACAGTAAGTTGGAAATTAACTGTTCTGTGTACCGGGTCCTGCACGTTGCTCGATATGGCTGTGATAAACCCAGCGAAAGCCTTGCTTCTGCCAACCGTCACAAAAACCGGGTCTTTTCTAGCCGATAGTCTGTTTTTCTCGTACCAGTTCAGCATCTCCTCGATGCCGTGTTTGAAGCTTTGCTGCCCTGGATTAAACTGCGCAACAGTACCACCGTTCACCTCGCATTTGTTTGCAAAGCTTATGCCATCCAGCACAACTTGCCCCATGCGATCGCCAAACACGTACATGAACACGTCGTTAGCGATCGAGTGCAAGAATTGAAAGTTACCGCCAGCAGAGACGCCTACTCTAGTGAAGATGCTGTTGTGTACCTGGTAGTTTACGCGAGTGTCTCCTACCAGCGAAACAAGCGAAAGGGATCCCGCCGCCACTGCATCGTTGATAGCCGCGACTCGACCTGTGTTTTGTGCAAATATTAACGGCATACGGTTAGCTCCCCAGAGAGGTTGTAACACCTTGCAGCGTACCGGTACCGTTTACTACGTCACCCGTAACTCGAATTTCGCCGGAAATATGCTGAGTGGAAGCACTTTCACTCGCCGTCTCCGCTGCGATATCTCGTCCCGCAACCGCAGACATTTCCTTTGCAAGCTTTTCCTGTGTGTAAGTCCCGGTTTCCTCCCGCATACCCAAGAACTCCGTCTGCTGCATCATTTTGTTCAAATCTCCGACCGACATGTTGTAAGACTTAGCCAACTGCTTAAGTTTCTCGGGATCACCTTTCGCTTCCGCATACTTGTCCGTTAAAGAATCCAGCTTTTCAATTGCGTTAGCACCGTCTACGTTCTTGTTTTTGTCCAGCCTTTTAAGCACGGTCGCCAGCATTTTTTGATTTGCAGACGAGTCGCCTTCTTCCGTTTTCAGCTTTTCGGCAAAACCTTTGCGATCGTCCGCTGCCTCTAATCCGAAGGCGTCAGCCAGCGTGTTCAGCTCTTCGGTAGGCAAAACCCTGGCTTGCGCTTCGGCTTCGTTGTCCCTTGCCGTCTGCTCCAGCTTCACGGACTCTTCTATCTTGTTGTCGATTTCTTTCTCGCTGAGGCCTTGAGACCGCAACGCTTCTCGACCCGCCTCGTAGTCTTTAGCTCGCCTTTCGAGTAAGCCGATCGAGCCTTGATTAGCCAGCTGTTTCTTATACTCGGCCTCGTCTTTCGGATCGCCCGGAGTCAAACCCATGGCCAGCATACCGGCATTCCTGTCGCGTAAAGCAACTTCACGTTTAGCCCTGATAGCAGCAACCGAAGCTGACGCTCGCCGTCGGACTTCCGGGTCTTTCGATTGCAGGTCAGCATCGAAACGCGAGATATCGCGATCCGTTGAAGAAATAATCGATTCTGCGTTTTTGGCTTTGGCTAGAACTTCTTTGTCCGAGATCGCCAAAAGTGATGAAGGCATTTTCCCGGACTTGACGGCTTCCAGGTATTGCTCAGGCGTCATGCCAAGCTTCTTGGCGTCTTCGTCGTAATTCCCAAGTGTCAACTTGGCCAAGTTTTGTGCAGCACCCAGCCCGCTGACCTCGATAGCGCTTCCGGCTTCCTCGATCGCCGTATCGAGTTCGGTCTTTATTTGTTTCGCTTCTTCTTGCAAACGTTGTCGCTCCTCGGGCGTTGAAGCCTCAGCGAATTGCGCCTCTAACGCTCGCGCCTTCTCGTACGCAGCTTGCACCCGCGCAAGCGGTCCGCTTATTTGCTGCTGCTCCGGCAAAAAGGCACCGCCGAATACATCCTGTAGCAACGTATCCATGTTAACGGGCTGACCGCCCGCTGCTCGATCGGCTTGACGCATGATGGCGGAGCCGATACGACCCTGCACACCGCCGACACCCTGCATCTTAGCCATGGATTCATTTACCGAGCTTCGCACAGCCGCAGCTTGCTGCGCCGCATTGCGTGCCTGTGAAACCTGGCTTCCGTGAACTTGCGAGTAAGCCGTAAAAGACTCAAAGCCGTAGCCTTTTACCGTCTGTTCCGCTTGCCCAAATTGCCCCGCAGCAACGGCTCGAGCCTGCTCGTCCGACATCGTAACGTTGTAGGTTGCAGCTTCCGCGCGAATAGCCTCTGCCATGGCACCTATTCGCAATTCCGGGTTCTGCATTTCAGCCGGAGAAAGCGTGTTTAACGCGTCAAGCCCGGCGGCACTTATTGCACGAGAAGCATCTGCCCTTTGTGCATTATCGGGAATGCCCGTCCTTAAAATCGTTTCGCCGCTGAGCCTGAAGCCCATGACTTGATTAAGTTTCTGGTTGATTTCACGGCGTTGTTGCTGAAAAGCCACCTGTTGCATTTCCGGGTTTTCCGCCAGCGCTCGCATGTTCGCAGTGGTGTCGGTGAGCATCATGTTAAAGGTGTTTGCATCGCCTCCTGCCAGACCACCTGCGGCTGCCAAAGACCTAAACTCGGTAAGTTTAGTCGGCATGTTGTGAGTGGTTCCGTTGAAGGTGTACGTGTCCTCGCCAGCAGCCGCCGCGTTCATAATCGCCTGAAGCTGTTGCCCGGCGGCGTTGTTTGAAAAGCCACCAGCCTGCCGTACACGCAACAAGGCACCCATGGCTTGCGCCGTTTCAGAGCCTAGGCCGCGACTGAACAAACTCATCGTGGCCTGTTCTGCTTGTTGTCGATTAAGCGCACCGAATCCCGTAGCGCCTCCGGCCTGAGAGAAAGCCATACCGCCTGCCACGCCCGCGGCCATCGTTGCAGGATTGAAATTAGCTGCGTGCGATCCGAGCATCGTCGTGTTCATTGAGTTAGCGGTTTGGCTCATTGCCAAAAGCTGATCCACGCTCTTGCCCGACATTTGGCTCATGGCCTGCATGTCTCGAACCATATTCGCAAGCGACGCGGGGTCGAACTTCTGCATCTGGCCACCGGTCAACGCTTTCAATGCGCCTATAAGCTGTGGCACGGGTGCATTGGGGTTTCCGGCTTCACCAAACACTTCCCGCATAGCCGAGATTGCACCCACGTATTCCTGAAGCTGACTGGAGATCTGCTGCGCGTCAGCCTTCGTGAGTTGCTCCTGCACGGAAGAGTTTTTACGCAACTGTCCAAGTTGTGCGTTGCTTAGCCCGTTCAAGTTACCGGAAAGGGCTTCCGCACTTATACCGGTACCGTTGGCCAGGTCCTCCGCGCTGACGCCCGTTTGCCTTGCAGCTTCGATAGCGTCAAGCGTGCGGTTTCGAAGACTTGTTGTCGGACCGGCCAATCCCTCTGCGGACAACGTGCGATAAATTTGCCCTACGTCGCCAGCCCGCAGACCTTGCATCCTAGGAATGTTGTCGGCGGCAAACATGTTGCTAAAAACGTTTTTAATGAGTCCGGTGTTAGCATCCGCACCTAAGCCGTACTTTCCCGTGACCGGGTCGATGCGGTACCTGTTGGCTTCCATCATCTGCGACGCCATAGCCTGCACGCTGCCGGACGGACCCGACATCATGTCCAGAAATTCGGATCCGCCGGGCACAAGCATCGAAATCATCGGGCTTTGCTGGGCAATGTTTCCCGCCATCTGCTGTGCCGCAAACCGCTGACTAGATGTCATCGGAACCCCGGCGATTGCCGCGCTTCCCCGGAAAAACTGGTAGATGTTAGCCGCATCCTGGCTTGCGACCCCGTTCATTACCTGAAGCTGTGTGGCTTGCATCTGTCTTGCGTCGATTGCTTGCTGCATAGACGCCGCGTTTCCGGTCGAAATTAAACCGGCTTGTTGCAGGCGTTGAGACAGGTATATGTTGCCTGCGGCGCCTAATAACTGCCCCGGAAGACCGTAGTTGTGGAGACCGAAAGGCGCTAAAGGCGAGGTGTCTACACTACCGGCACCGAAAACTGCCGGACCGTGCATGTTTGCAGTAGCGGCTAAGTTGTTTCCACCGGGTCCGGGCATACCCAAACCCGGGAAACCGGAGTACCCGGTCTGCTGCATCAAATACAGCTGGATGTTCGGGTCGTTCATGTAGTTCATCGGCGGCGTCCTTGCTGCTTTAAGCGCTTTTTACGTATCTCTTCGACAGCTGCGTGGAAGGTGTCAAGCCGATTCTGCTCTTGTCTTGCCTGCCGCTCTCTTTCTTCGCGTTTGCCGCTCGTAGCGTTTCGAATTTCCTCTTCCCACTTTGCCAAGGCCTCCGCGTCGTTCGGTTTCCACCCGGTGAGTTTTTCCCATTGTACAGCATACTCGTCGGCTTCGCTGCGTAAATATTGCGACTCCAAAGCTGCCGCCCAAGGTTGCTTGCTTTCCCGCAACGTGCTGTACCGCTCAAGCGTACTCTTGTGCTGTGCCGCCGTGTCTATTCTCGAGTTGGACAACAGTGCCAGGCTTAGACTGTACAAGTTACCAACCAGCTCTGTGTGCTCTTCAGCTGCAAGAGACCGTGTGACGTAACGCCATTTAAGCCACCACCCGTGATCTTTTACGTTAGCCTGCGAAAAGTCCAACGCACCACGCATGGCAGCCTTTAGCGTTAGAGCGGCGTCGCGGTCTCTTTCCAAAAATTTTCGTCGTCTATGCAAACCTCCAACTTGGCCACCAGCTGATTGAACTTAGCGCAGTAGTGGGAAACAATTCGTTGCAAATGCTCAGTGCACAAGACTTCCTTAAGCACGTATGCTTCAATCTGCGGAATCAGTTCATCCTCCGCGTCGTATTCCGCCTTGTCCTTCAAGAAATCTTCCCAATCTATTCCGCACAGCTTGTTTGTTTTTTTCGACAAGCCGTCTGGAAGCACAAAATGCATCGCGCTAGCCGAAGCATTTAAAGTTTGAAGCTGCAGGAAAAGACGCTGCCGATTCAGATAGTCGTAATACTCTTGTGTGGATTCAATGCGTCCCGCTCGCTGCTCCCGGTAGGCCGAAGTGTACAGGGCGTCAAGCTCTTGCACTGTCAGACCGCGAAAAGACATTTTCAGTTTGCCGCCAAGCGTGCTGTAGTCCTTGGTGAAAACCTTTTGTCCGAGTACGGTTGCGAGGAAAACCAGTTTGTCCTGCTTGTCAGGCGGATCAAGCGGAGGGCGTCGCTGATCCCAGCCGCAATGCGTACAGATAGGTGCGACGGAGGCCGCCGAGGTTTCCGAAACGCTTTCTTCTACGGCAGCCGGCGGCGGCGGTGCCAAGTCCGGGAGATTTGGCACGAAAGTGACGGTGGGATCTGCCGGTGCCAACGTGGCTGTCTCCGCGATCGGCGAGGGAACCTCGCTGAAAACAACCGTCGAATCTTCGCTTGTCGGCTTCGCAACGGTCTTACCTTGCTGCTCAAGCAGCTGTTCGACAGTAATTCCCTGCGACTTGGCTACCGCAGCCAGTAGTTCTTTTTCCGCCTCAAAACTATTACTCATGTTCGGTCCTATAGTTTGTAATTGCCATCGCAGACACGTTGCTTCCAAGGTTTAAACACAGGCGACTCGTAATCCGTTTGACTCGCGTCACGGTCCTTAGCGGCTTTCGCACCCTTGTCAAAAACCACAAAATCGTCGGTGTTACTGTAAGCTAAAAACGTCTCGTCACCAGCCCAGTTTTTCTTTCCGGGCCAAGGATACAGGCTATTTCCTTGGTAGAACACGGGGTTCTCTTGCCAAGTCGAAGACGAGACCTGCGTCAGCCCCATCCGATCAAGCTGCTGCCAACGCGTTTCCAGCAAGAAAAACTTGCCTTCTGCGTACCCGTAAGCGTTTCCGCTTTGACTGTTGTCACGGTACGAAAATCCGACCTCGTCCAACAGGAACGTGTTATTACCTACACGGTTCTCGGCCCACACTCTTTCTTGCAGATACTGTATTGCCGTCTGTCCGGCGGTATTGAATTTAGGAACTGCTTCTTCGTACGCGTCGATAAAGTCCCGAATTGCTGTCGGAGTCTCTCCCTGCGAGCTGTCGCCAACTCGCCCTTTGTAACAGGCCATGGCTCGCAGAGCGAAGATCTGGCCCTTCGAGTAAACGCTCCCCTCGACGCCAAGTGCGCCGTTCTCGGTGATGACAACGTTCTTAGTAAATACCGTTGGGCCGTTTATCTTTGAAAAAGACGGGCCGAAGAAGTGCGACTTGTTGATGGTCGCTTCGCCTTGGCCCGGTGCGCTATGGTAGATACCCAGTCCTATGCTGTTCACAAAAACGTGCTGTCTGGCGTAGTTGATACAATCGCCGCGACCACTGCCGCAGTCCACAATAAACGTACCGTAGCCTTCGGCGACCTCTTTCGTGACACCGGTGCGGATGTAATTGTCTTGCGAAATAGCGTTAACCGCAGAGCCTTTGGCTAACAACGTGATGCCTGCGGATTGCACCTCTTCGCCAATCTTTTGTTGGTAATTCTGAGACGTTCCCTGCCCCTTCGTTTCTAGCAAGATACCACCATAACCGCCATTCCCGGCCAGTACCTGTATGTTGTTTTCCGCCTTGATGCGGACGTCTTTGTCACTTGCGGACACGTCTACGTTAGATCGGGCACGCAAAATCACATCATCGGCCATGGTGATTGCACGGGACCCGGACAGTATCATTACGTCGCCACCTGCCTCCAGCCGGATCTGCCCGCCGGTCATGGTTAGCTGCGAACCAAAACCGTCTGCGATGATCACGCTTCCGTCTTCTTCGAGCCGGAAAAAAGACATGGTGTTGTAGTAGTTTGAGTCGCCGTATCGCTTGTCGATCTCCAGCTTTTTCGGTTCTACCTGCACGTACGCTTGAGACATGCTGCCGCGATAAAACTCGACACCCGCGGCCAGAACACTACCCCCGTTCTTTTCCTGCGGGTAATGGTAATCTTTCGCATGGTAAGCAAAGGCATGCGTACCTTTCCAGTTGAACTGGTGCGATAGCATGTCCATCACGCCCGCAGCCCTGAGAATTGACGGCACGTCGGTTACAGACGAATCGTCCCAGTCTCGAACCTTGTGCTCGTCGCCGCTACCGTATACTCCACTGAAACGGTAGTTGTTATTCTCGGCAAGGTCGTCGCCTTTCGCGTCCTCCGGCTTTCGAAGCTCCTGCGGGACAGGAATTGCAGGATACTTGACGATTGAGTAACTCTTAGCAGTGCGGACGCCGTAACTTCCGTCCAAGCTCAACATCTCGTGGAAAAGACCCGTATCCACATTCGACGCTGCATCGGTCGCAACTCGAATGCCGCTGGTCTTTGACGGACGCATCAACATCCGCTGATAGCCTTGTCCCAGGTATCCGCCGTACTCGGTCAAACGATGAATCGGGGTTTGACCTGGATTGTTCACGTCTATCTCGGCGAGCGGAAAATCACGGTCGAGCTGAACTTTAGCCGGGTCATTACTACTTGTGAAGTTGGCATCCGGCCCGTACATGCCGGTAGCTTCCCAAGGGTAGATGGCGTGCCCGATGCGAGAGTAAATTTCACCCTCGTCTAGTCGCTGAGAAACGTGCGTTGCATAAGATTGAACATCGAGCGAAACGCCGGAAAGCTTGGCGTAGTCGTCGAAATAGTTGAGGAAAAGCCCGGTCGCTTCGTTCACTCGCAAGTAAGCCTGGAACGAGTCAATTAGCAAGCCAATACCTGTCTCCGACATTCGAACGTATTCGCCAACGGTTCCGTCTAGAGGCCTTCCGGCTGTGTGGGCCCTGACACCCAAACCGTCCGTCGACGAATTGATCAGATTAACGTAAGCCGGAATCTGCTTGATACCCGTGTTGCCGCCTTGCTGCAGGATCTCAGCCGGGCTGTAAAAGTCAGACCACAGCGGCGAGGGCACTGTACCCATAATATAAGCCAGGAATGAGCTCTTCGGTTTCCACAGAATGACGTTTGAATTCGGCGGAATGACTTCTCCGCTTCGAACACCTAAGGGCGTCATGGCATTGTGCCCACTGGCTACGGCCATGCATTTGCCTTGCCTACCCGCCAACTGCACAACATAACAATGCAAGTAAGGTATGGCGAAAAGAACTTTACCCATTCGAAGCGGAGTGTCTTGCTGGAACGTATGGTTCTGCACCACCGCAAGCTTTTTTGGGTCTTCCGCTACCGTACCTGTGATCGACTGCTGTACGACAGAAGTAGCCTCTTGAACTCGAGAGAAGAGGCTGTAAAGAAAGGCGTAATCGCTGGGAGCCGCCCCTGTCTGCTTGGCATTCAATACGGCGGGTTGGCTGTTAACGTTCTGCGCGGAGTTCCAAGGTAGTGACATTTACGGTATCTCACCTTGCGGTGCGTTTGGGGCTGGCCGGACTTAAAACCGCATTTTAACGCAATTTGGCCGCCGCAGCGTCGCTCAATAAAAAAGGCTAGCTCATTTTTACCTGAGCTAGCCTTAAATTGCCATCGTAGTTTCCGCTTACACGATTTCGTCGCAGCTCAAGTTGGCAAACATCAGCGCGATGTTTTCATTCACGATCATGTCTTGCGCCGCGACACCGACCGTTACGTTAACCATGGTCGCGGCCTGAATCGTGTACTTGACGGAATTCGCCTCCGCGTTACCGACTGCTGTGTTAAAAGCGATCGGCTGGGTAGGACTTGAACCCTGCCCGGAAGGACCGCAACCCCCGGCAAACGTGAACGTCAGATCCTGCGGCGAGCAGACGTTTCCGATCTCAGCATAGAAAGCGCACAAAGCGCCGGACTGCGGGCCCAACACTCGAGCAATGCTGGCGTTGCCTTGCGTTCGGCCTCCAACGTAGAACACGGGCACAAAACCTCCCGTGCCTGCGTTGGCCGATCCGCCGTTGGAAACATCATAAATGCGTGCCACTTGCTGCGAAAAGTTAATCTGCACGTTCTGCACGATACCTAACGGAGTCGTGCTTCCTGCGATTGTCATCGCTGCCAAGTCGGAAGCAAAAGAGCCTCCGAACCCTGTTCTCTGCCTTGCGTATACGTCAGCCATTTTTACCTCTTATGCCGCAGAGCTAGCTGCGGACGTTTGATCACTGAAGGGATGCAACAAACCTCTCGTCGGTTTTGCTGCGGCGTTTAAACAACCTGGTGCACTTCGATGTTGTTTGTCGCGTACGGTACTGTGTAAGTCGCATACAGGACATAACGATCTTTGAAGACCTCCGAAATGAAGAACCTGTCAATTGTTGCGTCTATCAGCTGCCCGCCGAGCTGCGGCGTGGATCGCTCGGTCTTCAACAGACGGAACAGTTTGTCGGCACCGCCCAGGATGATATCCCGCATGGAAGGTGTGACGTTAGTTACACCGATCCAAGGCGCGAAGTAGTCCTTGACGCGATAACTGATACTGTCGACGTTGCGTGTGATCATCTCTTCGCGTTGATTGATGTCTTCGTAGTCGCCAGTTGTCACCGCGTGTCGCGTATAGATCTCTCCATCGCGACTTTGCGTGACAATCCATACTCCGGATTTTGCCATGTTGTCCAGTTGCAGTTTGTTAAACCGCGTCGAACGGGGAACGGCAGAAAACCCTGTAATCTGTACGTTTGTCAGACCTTGCTGCGGCAACACTGCGGACGCCAACCCGGAAAGAGCACAGTTCAGGAAGTAGCCTTCCTGAATCAGACCCGCCCCCTCGACTTTGTCCGGCCAAACAGCTCGGATGCGTCGATCGTTGTAAGCACCCGCAACCTTTGCGATGGCTGTGGACTCTTCATCCAGCGACAAGTTTCGCCAAACTTCAATCTTGGCAGGTACAGTCTGCGGGGCTGCGGGACCGGCTGCTAACCGAAGCTGGTTTTCAGATTGCACTTCTTCGACGATGTACTCGCTGTAAGTGAAATTACCGAAACCGTCGCCGTTGTAGATGGCTCGCACGATATCGCCTGCCCGTACCCCGTTCTTAATGAAGTCGGAGTTGGCGGCAGGTACACGGCAAATCGTGTATTGCGTGCCGCCGGTAGACGGGTCATCTTCGAACACAGCTAAAGCGTTTTGACCGTCGTTTGTCGTGGCCGTCATGTAGCCGGTAATCGAGGATCCAGCGGAAACGATCGGAATCTCGGGAATTCCCGCAAGATTGAACCAACCCGTACGCCATTGTGCCTCGGTCGGCGACGAAGCCCCGTTCACGTGTGCCTGGAAAAGGCTCAAAACAGCCGCGTCCCGCGTGAGTGGAACGGGACCGTAGATGTCATCGCGAGTCAAAGCAACCTCGAGCACTTCCGCCCAAGCGTCAAGACTCGACGGGTCTGTCACAGCCGTGTAAAGGACTGGTGTCCCGTTGCTGTTAGACACACCTTGGAAAACACCCCACTTCAGAGGGTTGTCGGGAGTCAATGGTCCGCTGATCTGGTCGATATCGCCGACGTTCGAAAGGCCACCGATCTGGTTTGCCAGCGTAGGCAACCAAGCGCGATACTCGACGAAAAGGATTCCGTAGTCGAGTTCTGCCGCCGAGCGAACTTCCAAGGGCAGCGCAACGCCGCTGTCAGTCCAGCTCGCGTCATAGGCCACGATACCGGACTTAACGGTGAACTCAGTAGCCGACTGCTCCCAGTTGGTGAGCGGAGCCATGCCGGTCCGGTTGGCTTCGACTTCGAGCAAAGGCTTTCGGATGTACAGGTCGATGCCGACCTCGTCCCCGGAAGCAAAAGTCGAGTCGAGGTTGTGGCCCAGTACGATCGTGCGAACAGGTCCGTTGCTGATGCCTTGAACGGGCACGTAAAAGCGATCGCCCTTGTTCAACTTGGTGGAAGCGCCAAACGCGATCATAACCCCTCGCGTACCGATGTTGACATCTACGCCAGTCGCAGTAACCACGTGCGGCCCGCTTTGATCGGTACCACCTACGGTCGTAACGGAGATCTCGGGCAAGGTATCGAAGCTTCCGCCTTTGGTCACCGTGACGATGTAGGTCGTGTCTTCGCGACTGTTGTACGTTCCGTCGGAGAAAGCCGTGGTTGCCGTAAACGCTTGATTGACTACAACGGTGAACTCTTGGCCCGCGATCAGGTCATCCGAGCTGACACCGGAGTTGTCTGCCGAGAGTGAACAAGCGGCGGTATCCGCATCCGAGAAAGTCAAGGTAAGCCCGCGACTTCCAATTGCAGTAGGCGAACCGCTTGCCGAGGGGACAACGTCGACTTGATCGTCGGTACCGCTGGCAGAAAGCACAAGTAAACGAGCGGTGGTGTGATCGCCGTTAACCGAGCTGTCCAAGACTTTGACGGTGTAAGTTTCGCTGATCTTACCATCCGGTGTTCCGTCGTAAATGCAACCGTTGACGGTCGCCGAAACGCAGTTGACCGGACCTGCCGTCTGTGTGACAGAGTGTGTGCAGCTCTGGGTGTCAGCGTTAGAAGGCTCTATGGTCGCAGGAGCGATAGTCGCAGGCAAAGCATCCGCCACCAACGCCTGAACGTAAGTCCACAAGTTGATCGGATCCCCGAGCGTTCCGCTGCCAGTCGGCACACCGCGAACTCGAATAACGTCGCCGACTTTCACATCACGATCGTACAGATCCGGATCTCGCGCATAAGCTCCGCTGGATGCGAAATTGATGGAGGCCGCTCGGATGCGGTTTTTGAAACCGCTCAAAACTTCCACATCGCTACCCGCACTCAGCGCATCGCTGAAGTAAGCCAACAGCGCGTTTTCGATGTACAGCTTGGTGTAGCTTGAGTCGATCAGGCTTCCGGCGGGCTTGTTGGGCCAAGCGTAGTCGTTGTCAGAAACGTTGTCGTAAAGGCCTAACCGACCATCGTCACGTTCGTCGCTCTGCGACTGACGAACGAGATGTGCGTGCCCACCAGAGATGTGAGCGCACAAGGGATTAGCAGCAACCGCAGGTTGCGAAGTGAAGTCCTGGTAAACCAATACTTGCGGTAAAACGTAAGTTGCCATCGTGTCCTCGTTTTTGAATTACGGTCCTTGGTAACGGCTCCTCATCGAGATGTCGTTTTCGCCAAGGAAACTGGATAGTGAAACAGCCTGCAGTGGTAGCGATTTTTCGCGTAACTCCCAAGTGTGCTCGTAAGCCCAGCTGGCAGTAACGGGTACAACGTAATTTTCAGTAGACTCTTCTAGCTCTTGAATCGCTCCCACCTCGGCCACGCTAAATTGTCTCAGCTTCAAGTGTGATCGCACGATTGGCGAAAACTCCATCAGCTGATTTTGGACCTCAGTTGCAAGCATGTCCGCAGAAGCGCCTGTCTGATGTATGCAAAAAAGCGTGTGCGATCCAACGTAATGTGTGGCATAACGCTTGATAGCCCCCTTTTCGGTTTGATAAGCCGCCAAGCCTCCGCCTTGAATCTGGTGGGAAAAACCCATTGCCAAGTTTCGGTACGAATTGCGTTTTATCATGATCGCAGGGCGTTTTTCAACGATATCGCCCCGCCATCGGTGAACGGTTTCGATCAATATACCGGAATCAGTTTGCTCTTTCCATAGATATTGGCGAAGCTCCGGTGTCAGTATGTTTTGCGCATCCGACCATTGCCGCGTAAGGAAGTCGCGGAAAAAGCCCGTTATGAGAATTGGTTGCCAACCGTTGTCGCACAAAAAAGGAATGTCGACGGTGCTTTGCGTTCCGTAGTTGTCTTTTGAAGGCTGCGGGTCAGGGGTGGGGCACCAGTTCGTTGTCATTTGCGATTATCCATTTGTTGAATCACCTGCGAAGGATCGTAATCCCACTTTCGCATGCTCAGCCGGGTAGTAAAAGGATTTCTGCCTTTCGTATTATCCTTTTCCTTGGCTTTCTCTGCCACGTGCGATGTTTTCGCGTGTTCGTCATTCTGCGGCAAACCTAGAGGCGCACGCAACCCCATCGGTGAAAAGCGAGAGACCGGAATCATTAACATCGCTCCTGGAGCCAAGCATCCTGCTGTGGAATGGGTATACGATAGGCAACGTCCGTAGCCGGAGCCGGTCGAAGCACGACTTCTGCTACTATCGGAACCCCTCGCATTTCAAAAATGTTTTGTGTGGCCTCGATGTAATATCGCGTGTCGGTTTTACGTGACACCCATACGTCTTGCTCGCCGATGATCGGAAGCATTAACATCCGGGCCTTAATTCGAACGTCTTGCACCGTACCACGAACAGATTGATCGTCGATGTTAAGCTTGCTTGAGCTTGGTTGAAGGTCGGCCCAGACGCAGGCAAGCGGGTAGTAGTAACCGCACAGTTTGCCGGTTCCCCAGCACTGCGGGCAGTACGGATCGGTGATCTCCATTGTCTGCGGGTCCAGGCAACGAGGGCAGTTTTCACCTGTAAGCCTTCGTTTGAGAAGGTAACCGTCCTGTGCGGTGTACATGAACCGCAGCTTTTCTTTTCTCGCTATTTCACGTGCTATTCGCCAATCCCGCACGTTCAAAATCCCGGTCTGCGCGACCGGACTAGAAAAGTACGTCTGGTTCGGTGTCGTAACCTTTACTCGATAGTAGGTGGCCAGAGACCGCGTGAAAGATCTTTGCTGCGGGTCTATCGCATAGCACGTGTTCTCAACGGCAAGACCGATGTCCGTCCAATCGTCGGCGTCCGGGTTACCCGTCTGACCGGCTTGCAGCTGAAAAACCCAAGGCTGCAAATCGTTGAAGCTGTCTAAGAGCTGCCACATTACACGCGTGCCACCACGTATCAAGTAAGAAACGTGCACCATGTCAAACACGCTTTCGCATGTTGACGGGCACGCTCGTGGTTCGCACGAAATGTAGCGGTTTTGCTTGACCTCGCTGGAATTGTCGACACCGGGAGATGTGCTGCCGTTTAACGTCATTTTTCACCTAGTAAAAAAGGCCGGAATATGGCGATCCGATAGCACCGCTGAAAGCTGCTATGTTTATCTCGATCTTCTTCGCCTTGACGTTGTCCTGGAACATTTGCAGCATGCGGTTGCTAGCTGCAACGTATTGCTGTTCCTTGTTCTTGTCGTCGATCGCCATGCCTCCCGCGCTGTAAGCCAGTTGATTTCTGCGGTAGTGGTTCGCAGCAATGTCGAAAAGATAAGCTTGAATGCCTTGCAACCAAAGTTCTCTGAACGGGAAATTCTTTGTCGTTAAAAGCGGATTTAGCGGAGGCGGGATCTCGTTCCAGTACTGCAGTGGTCGCATGACGGACTGGATGATTTCGGCGGAGTCAAATTCGACATCATCCAACAGTACGTTATCAGCGCCGCTATTGTCGCGGATCGACAAACGTATTTCTTCCAACGTGGGAGGCCCGACGTTACGCATGTTCAAATCGCTGCTAACGCCGAAAAGACCACGCCGAACGAAAGTGCAACACTGGTTGCTAAAAAGCATGCTGCCGTCAGGAGCGAAAAAGGACCACTCTTCCAAATATATTCCGGCAGCCCTTACGATTGAATCTGGCAAAACGTTCGCGCGAACAACACCCTCGGACATGTCCAAGATTTCCGCCTCGATCTGAACAATCGGGTCGTTCACCGGGTCGTAACCGGACAACTCTCGCATACGCAAGACCACGCCGCAACCAGGGTTTCCCACGGCATCGAAGTCTCCCGCAGTTTGGCTCGACATGCTTGCACAGTTGTTGACACAGTCTTGCAAGTTGATCGGTTGGCCTTCAGGATTTTTGAAAGTCCATATCAGCCTTGCGGCCTGACCCATCTGCACTTCGTGGCATTGCAACTTAGGCAAAACCGGACAGCCATCTACGACGGTCTGCTTAGGTTTTATGACGTTCTGTTGCTCGCAGTCAGCTCCCGGTAAGGGCACAGGCAACTCTACAGGTGTTCCCTCAAGTGGCATCGGTACTCCTACGCGCTAGGCAGTTTAGTGACAGAAATTTCGGACGGATCAAAGCTGACAACGACCCGGAACGCATCGGGCCCTGCAACGCCTGACCGGTAGTAACGGAAAACGTAGACGCCTGGATCTAAGTAAAAGGGCAAAACCCAAGTACCGTTAGCACGCTGCCGGGTATCTCGAAGGCGATACGTTCCGTCTTTATTGCCTGCGATGTACATCGAGTAAAGGAAAACTTCAATGGTCGCGTCTTCGATCGGAACACCGTCCAAGTCGTACCGCAGGTTGTTTGTGCCGCCGTAATTGACATCGACAAGCACCTTGTGTGGATCGCTGGCCGGATCAGTCAGGATGTCGATTTCCCACCACTCGTTTGCAATGAAGTAATCCGGGTCACTGAGACGTACCACGAAACGCCCGACAGGGTTCGCTACGTCCATTACGTAGTCGTCATCGTCTAAGGAACTTACGTCAAAACGATACAGCGTAGGCCTGCCGGCCACGGCTGCTCCCGTTATAGGCAAACCAACAGCCGTAGCTGTATCTCGTGTATACGGCTGAAGCGTAGGTGTTTTGTTCGGCGGTAATGTTAGTTCGAGCAGCATGCGTGACTCACCTGTAAAGTTAACTGACCACCAATTATAAACCAAACAACTGTTTGCAAGCGACAGGAACTACGCGTCGTCGAGCTTGTACCAGCCTTCCTTGCCCGTGTAGACGTTCATCACGTCTTTAAAATACTTGTTGTACCTTGGCGCAATCTTTTCCAAAGAGAACTGTTCACCGAACTTCCTGCAATTTTCAGGTTTGATCCGATCGATGTTGCGAACAGCGTCGACAAAGTCGGCAAAAGTTCTGCAGCGATAGCCCGTTACGCCGTGCAGATTGTTCTCCGTAAACGCACCCCAGTCCGTGGTAATCGTAGGAGTACCGGATAGCAAATTTTCGATCTGAACCCCGCCAAAGGGCTCGATGTACTGACTTGCCACAAAGCTGGCTTTCGCGTCTCGCATTAGCTTTTTGCGGGTCTCGGAATCAGCGTATCCAACGTATTCGACCGAAGCTGGAAGCTCGAAAGACGGATCCTTTTGCCCTGCAATCACAAGTTTAATGCCGAGCTTCTGGGCAACTTGAATTGCAATGTGTACGCCTTTGCCCTCGTAAACGCGACCGAGGTACAAAAAGTAATCCTGCTTTTTGTCGCTGTATTCGAAATCATTTAAGTCGAAATAGTTCGGGATCACTACCTCGTACCAATCTTGCTTGCAATTGCGAACGCCCGCCATGCCGCAGTAAGCATGGTAAATGGCATAAGACTCGAAAATTTTCCAACGCGCCCAGTGTCCATCCGCGTAACCTATACCAGGTTCCACGCAGATAAGGTCGGAGTGTGCGTCGCAGACCGGGCGTACGCCAGCTCCCCAGAACGGCAGGATGAAGTCCAGCGGCTTTTTACGTTTAGCTATTTCTGTGATCGCGTTGCGATAGAACGTTTGGTAAGCGTGATCTTCCGTGTTGAACTTGAAAAAGTTTTTACGCCAATCGTAGCTTCCGTACGCAATTTCCAGGTCTTCGTTTGTCGTAACCGTTACATGCTCGTCGCACGCAAGATTAGAATCCGCGTGGCCGTAATGAATAATGTGGTGCCCGTGCGGTCGCATCATTTCAGCGAACTTTACAACTTTTTGCGTGTATGCGCAAGCAACGTAATCGCGGTTAGAAACGGTATGCGGCAATCCTAGAACGTGAAATCTGAACGGCATGTTTTTCCTTTACGTTAAAGCCGGAATCAAGTCGCAAAGCTTTTTTATCGCCGTGACAAGCACTTTAACAGGTGTAACTGTGCGATTCTCGATTGAAAAGCTTCGAAATTTAACATTTGTCAAATCCGTGGCGTCTATCCCGGGTAGCAAACCAACCGAGATGTTCGTCGTCGGTTGTTTGTTGGTGGTGGCGTGCTTGGTAAATACCTGGATCGGCGGCGGGTCGGAGGCTGCAACGTTAACGCGCCACCCGGCCCCGCTTCGACGTACTGTGCAATTTGCTCGGGGGTCCAACGCTGTGCGTGTACGATTGCTTCGGCAATCCGTTGCGGGTAGTACAATTGAGTGAATCCGGAACCTAATCGGACCGATGAAACGCTGGCCAACTGCGGAACGCTCGTTGTTGATACGGCTAACAACCGGCCATCGACCCACAATTCACGGCGTGTAGCGGATACGAACACGCCAACCAAAGATACCCAACCGGGGTTGAACGTCGTGGTGTAGTTGGCGTTATTGGTAAACGTGGTGTTCCGCGCGAAAATACCGGGTCGCGGCGTTGCCTGCCTGTAACCAATAGCAAAATACTGTGTTTGCCCAACACCCACCGATAACGTTAACGCGGCGGTAGTGTCGGGTATTGTACTCGGATGATAAACCCAGTTTGCTAGGGTGAACGGGTAGGTTGTGAGTGTTTCGGCGGTTGCAATTGTCACCGAATCATTAGCGCCATCAAACGCCAACACGTTGCCAATTGTCGATTGCTGCCATGCTTGGGCGGCGGTCATACCGGACAACGCGCCGTGGTTGTCTGTTGTCGGGTTAATATCGAGGACGGTGGCGCCGGTGTTTCCCGATACCACGGGTGACCAAATGCCCCGGCAACCGTCCAACAACCA